GCACCACCCGCGTTTGTCCCTGCACCGCTGTTACCGTTTGATCCACCTGTACATGTTAGGAAACTACCAAACGTTGTCGTACCAGCTGGTCCACCCACAGTTATAGCAGTGATAGTAGATAGCACGTTTGACATGATCTTCTTGATCGCCATACCACCTCCACCTCCACCACCTCCACCATAGTATGCGGATCCTGCTGTGGTACCGTTTCCACCATTACCGCCTCCACCTACAGTGTGTACTACGATATAACCTGGGTTATTAACCGTCTTATCATATCCTGTTGCACCAGCAGTATTGAATGATGTTATACCTATTAAGATACCACTTAAACCTTGTGGGCCTGTCGCTCCACTTGCTCCTGTAATCCCTGTTGCACCCGTATAACCAGTCGCTCCTGTAGCTCCTGTAAACCCTGTTGCACCTGATGCACCGTCAATACCTTGTGGACCTGTAGAACCTTGTGGTCCTGTTGCTCCTTGATAACCAGTAGCACCACTTGCACCTGTGTCTCCTTGAAGACCACTTGCACCTATAGGACCTGTTGCTCCTGTATAACCAGTAGCTCCGCTTGCTCCATCTATACCAGTGGCACCGCTCGCGCCTTGGTATCCTGTAGCACCTGTATAACCTGTTGCACCTGTATATCCTGTCGCTCCAGTAGAACCATCATATCCACTAGCACCTGTTAACCCGGTAGAACCGCTTGCTCCTTGATAACCAGTGGCACCTTGTGGACCTGTAGCTCCTGTGTAACCTGTCGCACCCGTTGCTCCACTATATCCTGTAGCACCTGTTGAACCCGTATAACCTGTCGCACCTGTTGCACCAAACCCTGTAGCACCTGTCGCTCCTGGACCACCCGTTGCACCTGTTGCACCAGAAGGACCAACTGTTGATACTACTAACCATTGTGAACCGTCAAAGGTAAAGTATACTAGCACTCTAGCTATGTTGATGAGTAAGTCGTCATCATACCCATCGATGTTATGTCCATTACGTAGTATGGTTAATGGGTTTTGTTGCCAATTACCACCATCTTGTAATAGTATTGACATACCAGTCGTTGGTGTTGCTGGTAGTGTTATGCTAAAAGAACCACCGCTTGTATCAGCTATGATCTGGTCATACGCATACAAGGATGGGTCTAATACGATTGAATTCGTAACCCTCTGCCAATGTAGACCTGGTTGTACCCAACTCCTTGTACCATCAACGTTTGATGCTAGTACATAGCCGCTGTACGCTGGTAGTCCTAAGTTAGGTTCTGCTTCTGATAGTTGTAAAAACTCATACCTGTCTGGTGATACACCAGATGGCGGTATGACTTTAACTTTACCAGATAATATTCTAGCCATTTACTGATTCCAAGATACTTAATGTTATTTTAAATTTACTGTTATCACTCGCTGATACTGATATTGAGTGACCGGTTTCAAGTACTAGTTTACCCGTAATTGCAGAAGCTGAATCATTGCCAGGTATAAGAAAGTCTTTGATAAGCTCTGTAGTAGTTGAATTAAATTGATGTGTAAACGTTACTGTGCCAGAAGTACCAGAGACGTTAGCTATCTGCGCCATCAATATGATAGATGATTTACCAGCTGGTGCAGTATAGATGACTGTATCAGCTGTGGTTATTTCTGCTGTCGTGGTTTTAAATACGTTTAATGCTATAGCCATTATGCTGTTCCTTCGATTGCTAAGATGTATGGTGTTAAGATGGCAAATAAGCTCTTATCAAAAGAAGTACCTGAGATAATACCATCCGCTCTGTTAATTAATAGTCCTGTACCTATCCTAAAGTTACCTTGTTCATCTGTACTTGTAAATACTACTGAACCACCGTTTGTCTGTATAACCTGATTTTCTGGTACTGGTATACCTCCAAGTTGTGGTAAACACTTAGTGATGTCGTTACCTGAACCTACATACTCCATGGTATGGTCAGATGTTGATATGAAGCTTCGTCTATAAAACTTAGCTTGAGTGCCGTCCACGATAGGTGTTGTATCAGGTATAGTTTCCAATATGGTAACGACAGATATACCGGTGCCAGCATCTAAGTTTGGTGGAGCTGAACTAGGACCATTAGTAACAACATTATTAACAGTAGATATCAAGTTACTTATAGTGCTGCTAGCTACAGAACCTCCAGTTTTTGTTAGGTCGTATTGTTGTGGGTTTTGTTGTAACCCACCTAATAGGTTACCTGCACTTGAATTAGTAATGATATAGTTAGCTATACTACCAAGATATGAAAAACCATCAGTCGAAGGTTTAATCAAGCTTGGTATTGGATCAATGACTGCATACCAGTATTTCAACACTGCTGTTACAGTCTCTTGGTTACCTCCAAACTCCGTGTCGTTTGCTATCTTATCTACAAAAGTGCCAACATCCCTATAGCATAAAGCTTTATCATATGTATAACCAGGATTTTGCTGGTCTATATAAGCTATGACTTGTTCTTGTATGAATGATCTATTTAGTAATAACAGGTCTGCTGCATTACTATAACCTATCCTTGATGGAGGCGCAGTAAGTTCACCAGCTACGTTGACAGTATACCATGTAGTCCCGTCATCAAAAGTTATAGCATCACCAACGCTTGGTCTAAACTCAAGCTCAGCGATAGTTAAAGATGATCCTATTTGATCTACACCGCTACTTCTACCAATCTGTTTTACTGGACTATGACCATCAGCAACTAAACCATACGTACCGAACGATGAGTTAGAGTTTGTGATAGAACAGTAACCACCGTTTGTAGCCCATACTGCTATCTGAGTACAGATGGTGAATATAGAAACTAACTGTGCGTATGCTTCGTTATCGATATGGATACCGATACCGCCTTGGTTATACTGTGTAAACGCATCGAACACCATTGACTTAAGACCATCAACAGCACTACCGTCGATGTATACACCTTTACCAGTAGTAGTAAGTGATGTACAGTTTTGTACGTATGGGCTTCGTGTTATGTATGCAGGTACTGCTGTGATGTTACCGTTTATATCTCTTGGTGGGTATGCAACTGCCGCAGCAGGATCTAAATGTCCTTTAAACGTGAATCCCCAAATATAACTTCCCATATTAACATGGAATATATCAAGTGTTGGGTTTGCTGGTATAACGAATGTTGTCCTTAAGTTATCACCAATTATTGCACATGTTGCTGGTAATACTACTGGGTTTTGTTCAATATACTCACCAGACTTAACAAAGATAGTTGTTTCTGCAATTGCTACTGAACATGCTTTCTTTATAGTTAAGAAAGGATCACTTAACGATCTACCCGTATTTGAATCTGAACCGTTCGTTGCAACGTATAGTACGTTGTTGACTACACCTGCAGAACCTGTAGCTCCTGATGCACCTTGTACACCCGTTGCGCCAGATGCACCGCTTGCACCTATTGGTCCTGTAGAACCTGTGGCTCCCGTATAACCAGTAGCTCCGCTTGCACCTCTCGGACCAGTAGAACCTGTGGCTCCCGTATATCCTGTCGCGCCTGTTGCACCAGTATAACCTGTAGCACCGATAGGTCCTGTAGATCCTGTCGCACCTGTAGCTCCTGTAAAACCTGTGGCACCTGTAGCACCAGTATAACCAGTTGCACCGATTTGACCTTGCGGGCCAGTTGAACCGGTTGCTCCTGTATAACCAGTAGCTCCGCTTGCACCTATCGGACCAGTACTTCCACTAGCACCTTGAGTTCCTGTAGCACCGCTAGCTCCACTTGCACCTGATGCGCCGCTTGCACCGCTAGCTCCTTGTACACCTGTTGCACCACTAGCTCCCTGTGGACCTGTAGCACCTGTAGTACCAACAAAACCTTGAAGACCTTGAGAACCGCTTGCACCTTGGTTTCCTGTAGCACCAGATGCACCGCTTGCACCTTGTGGACCTGATGCACCACCCGTTGGACCTTGTGGACCAGTTGCTCCTGTATAACCTGTGGCACCTGTTGCACCGGTAAGTCCTTGTAGACCGCCGTATGCTAAGTCATTCCATGCCGTAGTACCATCACCGATCTTAAATTTATGGGTATCAATCTCAATACCCATCTCTGCAAGAGCAAGGGTTGGGTTTGCAGCTTGCCATTCGGCAGCAGTACCGCGTCTAAGTTGTATCTGTATGTATGCCATTAAGTCACGCCACCTGCGTTAAGATCAGAACCATTGTATATAGTTGTAGGAGTACCACCATCAAACACAGTACCTGGAGCTCCAGCTCCAGTATTGATAGCGTTAGCTAATGCTGTGAAGTTGTCGTCAAGGTCTGATAACTTTGCAGTCCCGACCTTATTTTGGAATGTATTTGGTATTAATACGGGTGTTGTCATAGTAGTAAGTTATTCTCCCAATCTACGGAGTCCAGTAGTTTGTTTATCCAGCCAACTTTATCTTTATTATTATTTATCCATTCTACCAGGATCTTTTGCTGATATCTGGTTAAATGAGTGAATTTAATTAGTTGGTTCCGGCCAGTCTGCCAGTTGTTCTCTACAACTATAGTATACGTTTGCTGCTCATTATTTGCCTTAGCTATATAGCTATAAGTCTTGCTTACAGTAGGGTCTGCATGGTAGTAGTATACTTCTGATAGTGTACCATCAGCCACAGCCATGACTATATCACTCCAATGTGATACCGTCTTAAACTTATCATCAACAGTCCTATAATGGATCTCGTTATTGAACGCATCCGTATAGTAACCAGTGATGGTATTACCCGATACATTAATAGTCGTGTTAGGTTCTACTGCAGTGATAGTCACAGGGTATGCTTGTCCTCCTGTGGATACACCCACACCTGTAGCTCCATAAGTCGGTGTAGTACTAGCAACGTAAGTTACGTTTTGTTTTACGTTCTCAAGCTCATGGACTGTAGTTAGTCTTGTAGGTACTGGTGAAAACATTATTGAATCAGTAAGTACTGTCCTATGTTACCTACACGCGCATGATCCCTCATAGTAAACGACTGCTTCCTGTTATTTGTATATGAGAACGATACATGGATCCATACAGTCGATGCACCTGAATACTCAAGTAATAGTTGGTCATATGGTATGATCTGCTGTATAGCTTGGATAGCTTCATAATGTTTTTGCCTATCAAATCCTGGTATGACTAAGTCCGCAGCTTGACCCAAATAATGCTGTGAAGTAGGCGAAGACTGAGCTACATCACCAGGTCTCCTGAATCCAGAAGTTATTTGGATATTAGGGTACAAACCAATGATTGCTTCAAGGCAGTTCTCTGCAAGCCCTTTAAGGTTGCATACGATCTGTTGTGGTGTTAACCCTTGTTGGGCAACGGGCATACGGGTACCGTTCTGTGTAAACGTTGCAAGCTTAAAGTGTGTTGATAACTGTAGGTCTGGACTAAAGTCACTCATACCGTTTATGATGTTACAGCTTTGTGGTAATGGTGCCACATCATTTGGTTTGACATCAGTCGTACCGTTAGTAGTACCAGAGTTAACTTCATTAGCGTCAAGCGTACCATCGCTGATTTGTTTTGCTATGTAGTCTGCAGGGTCACCTTCGTCAGGCGTCTCAAACACTGATGCAGCTTCAAGACCTCGTGTCACAACGACAAGGTTTGGAAACTCTGGTTCACCTTCTACAGTTGGTATAGATAATCCAGTCTTGTTAGCAGAACCTGCACGACCATCGCCCAAGTCTAGACGCACACCGTCCATGTTAAGTGTTGCACCAGCTAGTACGTTCGTAGAAGCAGATGACTCAAGGTTTAAACTGTTACCAGAGTATATGTTTGTGGCTCCAGTAGATTCGATGTTGACTGATCCAGCCATGAGGTTGAATGCACCAGCCACAGCAACGTTCATGTTGTTATTGACTTGTAAGTTAACATCACCTTCTACAGTAACGTTGAGTGCGCCCTTGATATGTACAAAGCCGTTACGCTCCATTATCTCATACCCATCACCAACTATACGGTTAACTTGTGTACCGTTTGCGTCTATCTCTGTAAATGTACCTGACTTATGGTAAGTATGGATACGTTCGGATCCTTTTGTATCATCAAACTCCATAACATGGCCAGACTCGGTCATCATTACATGGTTAAACGGGTACTTGGCATTGTACGGTATCTGTGATTGGTCCCATGTAACACCAACAGACTTGACTCCCTTATCTCGCGTTTGCTCTTTAGTGTATACGATGGTCTTACGGATGTCTTCAGCTCTCGCTAACTTATTGGTGTCTGCTTCATTGATGTATAGAGGGTACTTACCGTTTGGGTCTTTAAATCCTATAACTGAAGCTGAAGCAGTATTACTTAACCCTGATGCATTTGGAGTAGAGTCTACTGGTGGGTTTACAGGTGTATTGACAGGGGATAGATCACCTGATACAGTTGGCACGCCATCCTTCAAGAATAGTTGTGACTCTGCAGATCTGCGCTTTGTTAATCCTGCTAACACTTGTCCACCAGCTTTATTATAGTTTGAGAACTGGTTTGCACACCCCATATAATCGGGTATGTTTAGTGTTGATAGAAGCGTTGACTTAGAGTATGTACCAGAACCAAGGTTATACACGAATGAACACATAGAATCAAACATCGATTGGGTTATTGGTGCTTTCGTTGCAGAGTATAGTATTGGGTATACAGACTTAGTGAAGTGTGCTAGTAAGTATTCGTTTGCTTGGCTTTCAGTTATAGTCATACCTGCTGTTACAGGTGATCCATTGATTGTGGTAGTACCATAACCAATCGTCCATACACCCACAGAGTCTTGATAAGAAGTTAGTCTCAACCCTTCAAACTGCTTGATGAGTGATATAGCATCTGATGAAGCTGTATACGTATTTGCTGGGTTTAATCCTGGTGTATCTGTAGGAGGGTTTGAGTCAGTATTAGCAACTATATTACCGTTTACGTCTGTAGTGGTTTGCTGTGATGTAGGAGCAAGAAAACCATCTGACTTTAATATCATTTGGTTATTGTCTTGATCTATAGATCCTTGTGCTTGAGGGATACCACCGATGACACCAAGCATGATAGGCTGTTGTTCTGCCTCGTCCCTGAACATGATGATCACCCATGTGCCTTCGACTGGACCTAACGGTGTGGTACCAATACCAGATATACCAGCAGAGGTGACTGGTTGCATTGGGAATGCCCATGGTAGTTCATAAGTTGGTAGTACACTAGCATCGTAGTTATGTAGACCTACGACACGAACTTGACACCTACCAAGTTTTAATGGGTCTTGTCTATTCTCAACGCATCCTGTATACAACTTCATTATTGTCCACCTTTATTCAAATCAACTATAAACGAATCTTTAATTAGTTCCATCTTACATTGATGTGCATCCCTATCTATCGAATGGTTGATAGCTGATATCACATAGTTACCTGAGAACATCTTATCTTGTATATCTTTTGATGAGTCAGATGATTGTATTGGATTAAACTTATTTAAGTTAAGGAATACCTTTTGTCCTACTGTATAATCTGTCCTACCAGGAACCAAGATCTCAACCCTTGTAGCCATAGCTTGCTGCATCAATGACATCCTTTGTTGTATGCCAGCAGTGTTGGTCGTATCAGTATAGCTGTTAAAGCTGCCGTAGTATTTACTGTAGTCAAACACTGTGGATGCAGACCTACGAACAGAGGCGTTAGAAGCAACAGGATAATCGTTTAAGTGTTTGTTGTTCTTAAAGTCTGTAAGCATATCATAGTTCTTTACGACGAACTTCTTAGTAGTCACATCAAAGGTAATCATCTTAGAAGCATACATACCAGACCTTGCTCTGTCAAGGTAATCAAAAGCTTTTGGTATACTTATCTCAATGATACGTTGGTACTCTGCAGGTATATCACGATAGCTTCGACCATCTGGTGTAAACGTACGCATGAAGTTATCTGATATAAATGTTTGTACTACATTAGAAGTATATAGGTTTTCAAGAGATACGAAGTTTAAACCTTTCCTGCTCTCAAAGAATAGGTACGATAAGGAATTGTTTTGGTTTAAAGAATACTCTGCCACATGGTTGATACTCTTTACAGGAGACCAATAGTTTGCGATGAACTTTGTACTATTCGCTGTGTCTTCTATGTTAATGTTTTTCTTTGACTCTAAGCCATTGACAGTATCTTTAATGATAGTCTTTATTATGTCAGAACACTTGCCTTTATACGGTACACTGACTTTCTTATTAACATCGACTAAAGCTTCCCTTGATATGAAGTGTAGTTCATAGATAGCATTCCTATTACCCTGTGTCTCTCTGTTTGTCATCTTATAGATGTAGAACTGGTCATTGATGACGTTAGCTGGTCCTGTCATAGAAGGGGTATGGATAGCTATATTAACATACTCTTCACCAACAAATGGGAATAAGTTAGCAAGGTCTAATGAGTCTTTAAACGCCATTACACCAGATATGAACGGAGAGAATAAGTCTTCATAGATCTCAAGAGCTATGACTTGGTTGGTGACTTCCTGACCATACCCGTTTGCAGATATGATCTGTATCTTGTCTATGCTGACGTCGCCAGCAAACCGTATGACTTCAGCGGTCGCGCTCATTATATAATGTCTTGGAAGTTTTGTAAGATTGTATTAAGTAGCGAAGGAGAGATTAGTTTGATTCGTCGTTTACTTTCATTGACAGATATTTCATAATCAAAGTTACTTACCGATGCTGCACCCTCTGCGTTTGAGTTAACTACATATCCATTACGATCTACATAATGATGGGTGTTATACTCATTACCTGCACCATACTTGTTTGTTACGTATTGACTTAGTTCTTGCTGTGGTAGTGGAAAGTCGTTTATATAGTCAAAGTTTTCATTGCATAGCATGACTACCCAATGATAGTATGGGCTACCATATACTTTCTCAGCTATGATCTCAGGAGTCTCACCATCCACAACGTCATATTGATCATATAGTGTAACGTTTGAAAGGATAGCAGTCCTTACCCTAACGTTTGTAGTTACGTCAGTGACTAATTTATAGACAGTCTTACCATTGATCTGGTAGGGATATAAGAACGTTGGAAATTGATCGAAGTACATATATTATAGACCGTCCTGAATCTTCTCTTTTGTAAGGGTTGCAAGTTCTTTAAACACAAGAGTTATGTTGATTTGTGTAGGGTTACCATTATCAAACGAAGTAAACTGACCGTTTGGTGAATAGTCAACTGTCATGTCTGTAAGTACACATGATGTATGTCTATTGATGTATAAGTTTTCCTGTGTACCATTATAGTAGAATATATCAAACTCAGAAGGATAGACGTATAAGAAGTTCTGTGCATCTTTAAACTCAGGATGCATATGAAGCTTAAACTGGTAGATGATGTTCTGTACATTTGCTGCTTCTTGAGCGTTTCTTGGATAGAATTGGTACTCAAACGTAAAGTCTCGGAACTCTACGCCTTTAAATATCTGTTCTTTCCTTGGATTTGGTGCTAGTCCAGTAAGCTTAGAGAACCCACCTGTACCAGGTATACTTAATCCAGCAGCAATAGCTGCAGCAGTTCCTTGGTTTGCTGCATCTTTTGAGATGTTAGATCCGCCTTTCTTCTCAGAGGCTTTCTTGAGTGCAGCTGTACCAGCTATGATACCTCCAATGATCTCATTATTTTCTGGTTCATAGTTAATAGTATACTTTGTAGACATCGTATTAGGATTGTGTAAAGCTATGGCTGTAGCTAATCGTCTTGTTTGTGCTGAGAACGAAGCTCCAAGTTTTTGTTCAGCTTCAGCTATTGGACCTGATGCACCTTGTGTAGCAGTAGCTTGTCTTACTTGAGCAGCAAGGTCACTGTTATCTCGTGGAGTTAAGTCTTGTACTGTCTGTACTTGACCGTCTTTGATTAGCTTTGAGTCTGCTTGAGCGTTGATATAGAATATAACGTAGTTATTACCATACTCACCCAATGAACCCATTAAGTCTAAAGGATAAGAGAATGAATCTACTTTATACTTGTTACTATCAAATGTAGCTGGTCCACCTCTAGCTGCATAAGTACTACTTCCAGAGTAATCACCTAACTTAACAGGGGTACCAGTAGTTTGGGTCGTTGCCATTTATAATCCTAAACGTTTATTGTTTATTTATAATAAATACCATAGATGTTCCATAAACGAATGTACAAGCCAATGTTTCCTGAGAAGTACGAGGGAGACCCCACTAATATAGTGATGAGATCAAGCTGGGAGACCCGCTTTGCATCATGGTGTGATAAGAACCCATCAGTAGTCAAGTGGCTGTCAGAGGAGACAATCATACCTTATAGGTGTCCCACTGATAACAGGATCCACAGGTACTTTGTAGACTTTAAGATAAAGGTTCGTACGAAAGATAACCAGATCAAGACATACCTCGTTGAGGTTAAACCTGCCAAACAAACCCAACCACCAGAGTTTCCAGGTCGTCAGACCAAAAGATACCTCACAGAGTCACTCACGTTCATGAAGAACCAAGCAAAGTGGAGAGCTGCAAACGAATGGTGTAAAGACCGGAATTGGGAATTCATCATCATAACCGAGAACGAACTAGGTCTAAATTAGCATATAAATAACAAATGGCTACAAAACAACAACTAAGAGATGTATTTGCTAAAAACCAATACGAGTTAAAAGACGCAGCAAAGAGATCTCGTACATGGTTCCAGCAGCAAGCTAGGTTATTACAGACACAAGCTATAACTCCAAATAAAGTATTAAAGGGAGATGCAAGCGCTAACGTGACTTCTATACAACCTGGAAGCTTGTACATGTTCTTATATGATCCAAAGACAAAAGACGACCTACCATACTATGACGTGTTTCCTCTTGTATTCCCATATAAGAAGATAGGTAACAAAGGGTTTATTGGGTTAAACATGCATTATCTACCATACTACCATCGTGTACAGCTATTACAAAGACTGATGGAGTATGCAAGTAATACAAAGATGAATGATACAACAAAGCTTAAGTATTCATGGAACTTAATAAATGGGGTGTCTAGGTTTAAATGGGCAGAACCATGTATCCACCAGTATCTAAATAGTCATATTAAATCAAATATGAGGAAGATATCACCACAAGACTGGACGACAGCTATGCTATTACCTGTAGAGCAGTTTGTAGGTGCAAATAAAGCAACAGTCTGGAAGGACTCAGTAGGAGCATAATGGCTACTTTAAACCAATTCATATCATCTATAGCTAATGAAGGCCTAATGAAGATGTCACGTTTCAACGTGACCTTTACTCCGCCTAATGCTATAGCTGATGGTCCTTACTTAAGGGATCTCAGGAAAATATTACTGTACTGTGATACTATCAGCTTACCAGGTTTATCATTAGCTACCACAGAAGCAAAGACGTTTGGTGAAATAAGAGAGATGCCATATCAAAAGCTCTTTGAAACTACCAACATGACTTTCTATGTAGATAACGCTATGATAGTTAAACTTCTGTTTGATAATTGGATTGGAGCAGTACAAGATCCTGTAACAAGGTCTTTTAATTACTATGATGACTACATAACAGATATGTCAGTAGAAGTATTTGATGTCAATGAAAACAGTAGATACACACTAAACATGTATCAGTGTTATCCTAAGGCCATAGGCGCTATACAAATGGACTATCAAAGTAAAGACCTAATGAAAGTAAGCGTTACGATGAACTATAAATACTGGACTGCTGTAGGTTCTAAGAGCTCTATAAATGGAGATATATCTCCTGTACCTAATGCATACTTTACTAATTTTAATCAGTTCCAAACTGGAGTAAATCAAGGCATGCCACCTCCGCCTCCTCCAATACAGAACGTAACTAATACAATACCAACGCCACAATTTTAAGGAGAGAGAAATGGCTGCAGCAAAAGAAGATTTTATGACCACAAAATGGAGACCGATGATGGCTATGACATACATGGCTACTATCATATTTGACTTCATTGTAGGACCGATCATATTCAACGTATTACAATACTGGAATCCAGGTCAGGCAGTTACAAGTTGGACACCACTAACACTACAAGGCGGTGGTCTATATCACCTTGCAATGGGTGCTATCCTTGGTATCTCAGCTCTTACACGCGGACAAGAGAAGATCGCTCAAATTAATGCAGGTGCAAATGATCCAGCACCACAAGCTCCTGTGATGAACTTACCAGTTGGTAATACACCACAACAAACATGGGCACAAGATCCAGTACAACAACAATCAGTACAACAAGCTCCTGTGACAGTTGATGTCTCAGTTGGTGCTCCACCTCCAGCATTTGGTGCACCACCAGTTGCAGATCCAACAGTAAGAGCAACACCTACACGTAAGATTACGTAATATAAAGGTATTATTATGAAAGCTGATGAAAATTTATCAAAGATTTTTGATGTAGAACCTCTTAAACAGGGTGAAGTTGCAAGCACGGGACAAGAGATTGTCCCAGCTTCAAACAAGATGGAAGAGAACGTGGATTATGACTATGACTCAGCTCGTAATAATCTACATAAATTATTGAATCAAGGACAAGATGCATTATATCATGCTTTGGAAATAGCCAAGCAATCTGAGCATCCAAGAGCCTTTGAGGTTGTAGGTAACTTAATGAAACAGTTAGCTGACACTAATGAACAACTGTTAACACTAAGTGAACGTAAGCAAAAACTAGATGCTCCTAAGCAGCAAGATGGAAATGCATCTGGTAAGCAAGTGACGAATAACAACGCGATATTCGTGGGATCTACTTCAGAACTATCTAAAATGATTAAAAACCTGAATAAAAATGATTAAACCTACATATCTTTATATTAAACATCATACTATAACTGGAATGAATTATTTCGGTAAAACTACACGAAATGATATTGATAAGTATTTAGGATCTGGTAAATATTGGATTAATCATATAAACAAGCATGGTAAAGAGCATGTTATAACTATGTGGGTTTCTGAGCCATTTATTGATAAAAGCAAATTAATTAAATATGCTAAGCTTATATCAGAAGAATTTAATATAGTTAACTCTGATAAATGGGCAAATTTAAGAGAAGAAAATGGAATTGATGGTGCACCTATAGGATACAGTCATTCAGACGAATCTAGAAAAATAATGTCTGAATCACACAAAGGTATTAGTAATAAAATCAGTGATGAAGCAAAAAAGAGAATGTCAGAAGCACAAAAGAAAAGAATTATTACTAAGGAACACAGAGCTAAAATTGGACTTAGTATATCGCAAAACACAAAGGGCAAATTGAAACCTAAAACAATATGTCCAGTATGTGGTGTGACAGGAGGAAACAACGTTATGAAACGTTGGCATTTTAATAATTGTAAAAATAATGTAGGAGAATAGTATGGCATTACCAATTAATACCACGCCGGTATATACGTTAACGTTACCTTCAACAGGTAAAGATATTAAGTATAGGCCATTTTTAGTAAAAGAAGAGAAAGCATTACTGATCGCTAATCAATCAGAAGACATTAAGGTCATGGTTGAGTCTCTTAAACAAGTCATCAAGGCTTGTATTAAGGATACAGTAGATGTCAATACATTCTCTACGTTTGACCTTGAATACGTGTTTACACAGATTCGAGCAAAGTCTGTAGGTGAGATGGTTGACTTGTATCTTAAATGCGATACATGTGAAGATGAAAAAGCAGTAGCAAAGGTTACTATTGATCTTACTACTCTAACTGTTGAAAAAGATCCAAGTCATACAAATAAGATAGGATTATTTAGTGATGTAGGTGTCATCATGAAATATCCTACAGTTGATGTAGTTAATAGATTACAAAACATCGATCAAACCGACATGGATGAAGTATTTTCATTAGTGATTGATTGTATAGATTCAATTTATACATCTGACGAGATGTTTTCAACTAAAGATCAGACAAAAGCAGAATTAATGGAGTTCTTAAACAACCTTACTTCTGATCAGTTTGCAAAGATCCAGGCATTCTTTGAGACTATGCCTAAGTTGCAACACACTATTGATTATACATGCCCGGTATGTAACAAAGAGCATCATAAAGTATTAGAGGGACTCAACAGTTTTTTTTAATTAATCTCTCTCATGAGTCATTGCATAATTACTATAAGATGAATTTTGCACTGATGCAGTATCACCATTATGCACTAAGTGATATAGAAAACATGATACCATTTGAGAGAGAAATCTATGTGGCTATGTTGATTAAGTACTTAGAAGAAGAAAAGAAAAGGATAGAGAGTAGAAGGTAATGGCAAAGAAACAAGATCCTAGTATGAACTTATCTTATATACTTAAGAAGCAGGAAGAAGAAAAACTTTCTGGCTTAAGTGCTAATGTTGCGTCTCAGTTGACAGAAGCTGGAGTAAATCCTACAGCTACACCGAAAGAAGCTACTCGACAATCAACTAAAGAAAAGCCAACACCTCAACTTAATATAACTCCAGTATTAACTGAACTAAAATCACTTAACAATAATATGTTAAAAGTAGTAAAATCCATGGCAGAAAACAATGGATTACTTAAGACTCTTGTTAAGAATTCTAAGGAAGCTAAGTCATCTAAAAATAATCTTACTGAAGATAAACTTGAAGATCAAAACTTTAAAGACAAGTTAATGGATTTAATAATTGGTATCAAAGCTGGTACTGATAAGATTGAGAAGCCTAAGAAAGGTTTCTTTGATGATTTAGGTAAATGGGCTGCAGGACTTGCTTTAGCTCTTGGTGCACTTATTGGTTGGATTCAAGCTAAAGTTAAGTTCTTGTCTAGATTTATCCCAGATAACTTATTAGAATCAGTTAAAAAAAGGTTTGCAAATATTGGTAAGTTCTTTGAAGAACTAATAGCTCCACTTAAAGAAAGATTTGGTAAAGCATTTGGAAAAATAGCAGCATTCTTTGAACAAACTTTTAGTAAAATTAAGAAGTTACTTAGCTTTGATAAAGAGGCTAGTATTTTTGCAGAACTAGGTAAAGCTTTTAAAGCGTTCATATCACCATTTAAAAATGCATTTAGGATCTTAAGAGTCTTAGTATCTGGCCCTATAAAAGAAGTTGAAGGCATATTTAGTGGTATAGCAAAGTTTGTTAAGACATTTAGCGGAGTTATAGGTAAAGTAGCATCAATAATAAAAATTATTGGAGAACCAATCCTAATCATCATGGCTATCTATGATACGGTAAAAGGTGCAATTGAAGGGTTCAAAAAAGAAGGTATAGTTGGTGCAGTTAAAGGTGCATTAAAAGGATTATTCGATGCAACTATTGGAGGGTTCTTAGACTTAATTAAAGATATAGGATCTTGGGTACTAGAAAAGATTGGGTTTAAATCAGCTGCTAAGTTTTTAGATTCATTCTCGTTTAAAGATTTATACAGTAAATTCTTGGACTTAATGTTTGCCCCAGCAAAATGGTTCCAAGATATGCTATTATCTTTATGGAATACTGTTAAGAGTATACAGATAGGACCATTTAGTATATTCGGTAAGAAACTTGGTCCATGGAAACCTTTTGCATCTTTAGGTGGAAGTGATACATCGACACCGTCTGATAATACAAGTGCATCACCAACTTCTTCAGAATCATCTGATAATACAAGTGCAACACCTACGCCGACACCTGCGACATCAGTAAGTCCAGCATCAAATAGTGTACAATCATCTGATCTAGCTCCATCAAGCAGACAAACAGCTGATACTGTTTATACAAGATCTGGAGAAAATGCTGGTATAGCACAAGCTTCTCCAGCTTCAGCACCAGTTTCAGTGGTTAATGCACCAACGACAATAACAAAACAAACATCTAATAACTTGATTAAGCTCCCGGTACGGGATGAAGATACTACTATCCAGCAGTATTATAGATCAAGGTTCGCATATTAAAAAAGGGAGCTTTCGCTCCCTTTCTCTTATCCTTCGTCAGCTATCTTCTGAAAGAAACTCATATCGAATTCATCATCCGCATTGATCTCAGGCGCCTTTGATGCTATCGTAGGGGCTGGAGCCGATGGGTATGATGGAGGTGGAGCTACTGGCAACGGATCAGCTGATAGTTGTTCTGCTGTCGGTGTTGCTGTACCACCACTCAATACTGCATCTAACTTAGCTTTTAACTCGTCATATGACTTAAAGTTAGAAGCAGCAAGAAACTCTGACAGTTTGTGTTGAGCGTTTACTACTTCAAGGATACCTTCATCTGTAGATGCCACTGAAGTAGGTTCTGCAAACACTGATTGGTCATAGTTAGGATAACCTTCAACAGTACGCATACGGATCTTGAAGTTTGCACCTTCCCATAAGTCAAACACGTTGACTGGTTTTTCATCTTCAAACGTTGGTCTTGCTTTGTTCATGATCATATCAAATATCTTTTTACCATACTTGAATAGCATGACTTTGCCATTGTTTTCTGGGTGTACAGGGTCTGATACAACTAAGATGTTTGAGATGAAGTTTAATCTACGTTTTTGTGTACGTGCGATCTCTTTGTTTGCATCTGAACCAGAGTTCCATAGCTTGGTGTTAAGTTCACCAACTGGATCGTTCTGACCTAGTGTCGTGAGTGAGTTCTCAATGTACCATTTACCTGTTGGTCCTTGGAATCCATGTGAGAAGATCTTTACCCATGGTAACTCATCACCTTCCACTCTTGGTAAGAAACGGATAACTGCAGCTGCATTACCTGCTTTATCTCTTTCTAATTTCCAAAAGCGATCGTCTGTGTAAGACTTAGTATCTGAGGAGGGGTTTACTGTCTTTTCGAATGCTGATGCTATAGCACCGAAGTCTTGATTGCGCGAAGCGCGGAGTGTGTTAATGTCCATCGTATTTTCCTTTTAACGTTGTATTAATGTGTATAGAGCATGACTTCTGCTCAGCTTTATTTATACATCCACACATCACGAATGCAATAAATTTATATATCAAGAGTACCTTTTTTGGGGAGGTAGTTATTCTCTATCATGTTCAATTCAATCTTTTGTTTGAGGTTCTTATTGATTAACTTACTGATATCTTCAGGATCAATGAAGTTCTTTTCACAGTATAGTAAGACTGCATCCATATGAGAGATTCGTTTATCTACCACTAGCTCTTCAATAAACAAAGCAAACTCATTTGTGGTCTTAAATATACGGCCTTCCATTACAGCATACCTAGATAATAATCTGTCATCTTGATATTGTGCTTGATGTTCTCAAAAGCCTTATACTTATCGTTATATGCTTTCCAGACTGGCGATGTCTTATCTGTAGTAGCATTCATCTGATCATCGAATAATTCAAGGTACTCCTCGAAGAAAACGTTTAGTTCATTAAGATTCTTATTAAGTTCACCTTTTACCCTGATTAGTTCTGCTTTGTTACCTGTTTGGTAACTATGATTTATATGTTGAGCCACGTTCATGTCCTATTCCTGATTTAAAATAACATTATACCATGATAAAGAATTAATGTACATGCTAATCTATTGAACCGTCTTCAACTTTAAGTTTTATCTTTTTAGCTGGTTTTGGTTGGTCAACGATCTCATTTTGTTTTTCTGCTAACTTTTTAGATTGTTGGTCCACAGCCTCGAACCTCTTCTTAAGTCTTGGCTTGATGTCTTCTGAATTGAACCATAACTCGATGCCGTTTAGGACCTTCTGGATCTCATCAGCTGATAAGAAACCTTTATATGCATCCTTTAACAGCTTCTCACATTGGGCGATAGTGAAGTCTGTGTGTGCTTTAACTGTAGGAGTGTTACCGGCCGATCCGAATGATGCTGTGTGGATCATGATGTATGCTGTATCATAGACATGGACAGCATGGCAATACATGGCGATAAGAGAGGCAGCAGAGTGACATGCACCCATAAGGAATGCAGTCACTTCTGCCTGAGATGAAAGGATGCCTGATATGATTGCTCCAGCAGAATCAAGGTTACCACCATTTGAGTTTATGTATAGGTGGATCTTGTCGTTCTCTGATGCATTTACAAGTAAAGAGATAAGCTCTCTATACTTTCCAGGTTCCTCTATCTCTTGATCTAGGAATACTTCATGTGTTCTATATACAGATTCAATCGTATTGATATGTACATTATTAAGTAATCCACTAAATATACTAGGGACGTTTTCACCTGCAAGTTTGTTCATGATTAACTCTTTCTATAAAATATATGATTCCCGATTACTGTTGTTATATGTACATTTTGCCATTGAGGATGTACTTCCTTTGTATGAAAGAACATGGCACCTTTTGTAACGTCTTCCATGTTCTTATAGTTCATGTATGCATATAAAGCTACGCTTCTTGCATGCTCAAATACTTCTTTCTCATGTCGTGTATACCTATAAGATATTGCTTTGATCCTCTTATAGTCATCACACCACCAAGAAAACTGACACGTCTCTTCTATCTTCTGTGTCATTGTACCACATATAGATGTTGGGTACTTTCCTGAGTGCACCCTGTTAAGGGTAACCATCGCGACAGCTATCTGTCCTTTTGTTGGTTCATATCCAGCTTCGTAGTATACGTTTTGTGCTAGACACTCGACTTGTTGTTTTTCAACCTTTGTTAGTCGTTTAGGTTGTTCGTACTTTGTAAATAATGTTTGTGTTTGTGCTATGTTAAAGCAACACAGATAACACAGAGCCAATATTGCGGCGAAAGTCTTTCTCATGGGGATATTCTCCTTTTGATAGTACTTAGCTTTTTATGCGCTTAGTAGTATTATACTTTAGTTATGAATTAAAGTAAATTTAATTTTTTGTATTGTTGACGGATATCAACTAATTGATTAATGAAGCCCTTACGCTTCTGTTGGAAGATTTGTGGTTTTGCATCGTCTACTCCTATGATTATCGTTAAGTCTGGAACTTTAATTCCTGTAAGTTCTTCGAACATAACTGAATAAGCAGTTGCCTGTAAAAAGTAATGATCTATATTGTTAATATCTTTGGGGTTTTTGGATGTCTTAAAGTCTATTATACTTAATAACCCATCAAACTCTCCGATACAGTCAACGGTTCCTGCCAATTGTAGTTTATCGGAATATAACTTGCTCTCTAGAGCATGTATATTGTCTATCTTATCCACCACTGGTTTTAAACTATTCCATAATTCAACGTCGAACATGTCGGGTTGAAGTGGCTTCCCTAACAGGAAATCCTCACATAGTGTATGGATACGAGTACCTCGGCTAGAAGCCTTTGCTGATACTCTATTTGCCTCTTCTTCACCTACTCGCTTACGCCATTCAGCGATGAATTGTCTATTCAAGAGGCCTGTTACTTGTGTTACGCTTGGATATTTATCTCCAGATGGGGTTTGATATACTCGCCCCTCTGGAGAATCAATCCTTTGTAACACCGGAAACTCATGATATATAAAGTTCTTCAATTATTTTTTATCTGCGAACTTTGCCTTAAGAGTCGGTTTCTTTTTATGTTCTTTTTTAACTTCAGGCTTTGCTGCTTGTTTCTTTGCCGGTTCTGCCTTCTTAACCACAGCAGGTTTTGCCTTAACTGGCTCTGCTGCACAAACATAAACAGTGTAACTAATTAAACCAAATGTAACTGCGATTGCTGTTAATTCTTTTGCATAATTTTTTAACATGATAGTCCTATTATATAATAAAAGTTAATAAAAGTACAATTAAGCTGTGAGTATAGCCAAAGCCTTATCATAGTGGGCTTGTCTCTCTTCGAGACCAAGATATCCACCATTAATAACCTTCGTCATACCTTTGATATCACCTGCATCAGCAAACCTGTTTAGGTTGTTCTTATTCCAAAACCATAGTGCTGAGTATAATGAAGTAGGTATATCATCTGTCACGAGGTCTGGATCATCCATCACTGTTTCTGGATCTTCGAAGAAGTCAGTAGCAAACTGTTTATAGTTTGCCTTACCAGTTAATTGGATTGGTCCTCTACCTCTATACTTCCAACCTTCACCTGATGATTCAGGACCATTACCCATCCTATTTTCATAGATACGGTTAGCGATCTTTTCAGGTTGACGATGGTAGTTTGCTGCATCGCCATGAAAGTGTGTAGGGAAGAGTTTAACCAGTGCGTCTGAAGAGTAGTTTAGGTTCTCAGTCAACTTTGTAAAATCTAATGACTCATGTGCACATTGAGCAATGAATGCTGTTACCCTTTGTGCAGTAGTTACTTCAAATTGAGGCAACTGTGTAACCATAGCGTTAAACCAATCATGCACGTTATGGTTACGTGTGATGATCTGACCTAACTTCTCTTCAGTGAAATCGAAATTAAAACTCATTATTGAGCTGTAGGTGTATCAGTAGGTTGAGCTGCTGGAGCTGCAACTGGTGCTGCGTCAACTGCTGGAGCTGGAGCTGCTTTGTGTGTAAAGATGCCTTTTAAAGCATTCCATGCACCAACTACTGCACCGATAACTGTGTGTACAAGACCAACAACTTTTGCAATTACTAATTCGATTAAAGTTGCAAACTTGCTTTCTACGTATGCGCCTGCTAAAAATGCTAATGCTAATGTTAACATGTGTTTCTCCTTTATTAACTTGTCGATCTTATATTGCTATGGGGTCGACAGACCCATATTTTAAAAATAACTGCTTGTTTCTTTAAGACGGCTACCTGCTGTCTTTTCATCGATACGTTGTAACACTTCTTTGAATCCTTGATCTGGTCTATGTAGACCTAATCTAACCGGATCTATAAGAGCATTCATACCTAACATTGACTCGATGTTAGGGTTTTCTTTTAAGTATTCCTCTTTTGCGGCGATACTCATCATCTTTTCAAACACCTCACCGGTATCTTTATTACGAAAATCATACAATGGCATAGTTTTCTCCTGTAGTTTTATTTATAAACTCCGGGACTGACCTTTTCTTCCAAGAGAACATCCTTTGCTTCTCACCATTGTAGTAGTTACGATATGACTGTACTCCATCACCCGGTACTTTATATTGATCAGGCATGGCTGGAGTAGGATCCGTAAATTCTCCGTGTGGTAGATTATTAGGAAACCATTTTAATTTATCTACCAAACCAATCTCTTGACACTTATGAACCTTACCGTATCGATATGTATACTCGGTACATAATGCTTTAAGTAAACACCATAACCAATAATAGTTGTCTCTATTTTGTCTGCACCATACAGCTGATGGATGGTTAACATGTGTTGCACTATACAATACTTCGTTGCGATCATCAGATAATATCCAACGTTTTACGTTACGACCAGTTGCTGTCTTACCCATAGTTTGGTCGCCGTCGAGTATACGATGCGCCGTAGACAATAGTTGACAAGATTCAAGTATCATCTTGACACAGTGTTTATCTACATGGTATTCTGCGGCTTTGGTAGGGTTACGAGATAGGTAAAATATATTCATCTTCAATTTTTGGTAAGAAGCGCGGGTGATTTATTAACCACTTCTTAATCTTCAATGCACCTTTTTGTTCAAGTTTATAAGCTTCAATTTCCCATGGCTGACGGCGGTATATGTATCTATGCTTATCGTCCTCATAAGTTAAGTATTTAATCCTAACGTCATACTTTAGTTGACCAGATATAAATTGCCTGGCATGAACTAACTCATGTGCTATAGTCTTGCATAAGTTAGTAGTATTCTTTGCGTTTAACTCGATAATGATATCATCATCATATTCTTGATCTGTAGTACCAAGTAACTCTTCAGACTTAAAGTTTTTAAACAGGAAAGTGTACTTTATGTCTTTAGATTTTTTAGGATATTTTTTGGATATGTCTTTGATCAGGGTCTTTTCAGCTGCAAGGCATTGCTTAACAAACGTAGTAAGCCTGCGCGCAGAAAGCTTCCGTACAGCAGGTGTACAGTAGACCGAAATCTTATCTGTTTTATGAAGTAATATTTGTCTTATCATACTATATAGTATACCACAACTCCTAATTAATGTACATGCTAACATAAGTTGTTGATTATAAAGACAATTTAAAACTCACCTGGACTCACGAGTATCCAGACCTATAGCTTACTATCTATTTATGTAAAACTATGCTCCAGGAGCTTCAGGTGCGATGAATCCTGCTGCCTCTACAGCCTTACGAGTGATCTTTTTGTATAGCTTAGGAAGCTTTTGATCCTTGATAGCTATGATAAGCTTAGCCTCAGATGGATGTACTGACTCCAACAGAGATATGAATAACGCTTCACGCTTGATAGGTTTTAAGTCTTTCCTAAGGAACACATAGAAACGTCTAAGTTCCTGTGTAAGGATAGCTGGACTCATTCCAATGGGTGCAGCATCTGGTCTATACGGAGGTTCATCCTCAGGAAGTAGGAACTTCTTCTCAGGTAGGAAAGCATACTCAAATATGATCTTGAGTGCTGAGTTACCTTTATATTTTGTTCCTAATAGCTTGGGATCTGCATTGATCTCATCTAATATTTCGGGTAAAAATCTAATTGCCATTTTAAAAGTCCTCAATTGAGTCGAGTAATAATCGACATTTGTTTTTTATAAGGTAATTCATCACAGAATTCTTGTCACCTAGTGGGACAGTCTTCTCATATATATCTATAATACTTTTAGCTAGATCCTCGGGGATATAGTCAAAATTAACGAGAGTCTGGTTACGTTGATAGTTACGTCTCTCTTCGTCATTCTTACAAGCATCGATACCCTTCTCAAAGAATTCAGGTAAACGCTTTGCTGAGAATGGTTTTTGTCGATCACCCGATACGAACACATCGTCGTTACTTAGGATGTTTGGTATACCATCACCTGAGTCACCCTTAACTATGTGTGTTATCGTATATTCTTGTATGTCCTTCTGAGATCCTTCTACGAACTTACGTTGCATAGGTGACCACTGACGGACGTTCTTGTTACGTTGTAGCTGTATGAAATCCTTATCAGATGATACTATTAACACCTTTTGTGGTTCAGAGAATAGTCCTTGCTCCACTAATAAGTTTTCTTGTGTATACTCTGTTAGTACTGCAATGATATCATCTGCCTCCGCAGTGTCAATCAATAATAATTTATATGGAAAATAGTTTAATAAGTCTGTACGTAGCTCTGCAAGCGTATCAAATATGAAACCCCAATCAAGGTCGGACTTATCTCTGTTCGCCTTACGGTGTGCTTTATAATGAGGGAATATAGACTTACGCCAATAGTTACGACCATCACATGCGATGACCACCTCCCCATAGTCTTTGTACTTCTTCTTATAAGACTGGATAGTAGATAGTGTCGTATGTCTGATTAGGTTCTTGATCTCTTCAGGAGTTTGATTCTTTATATCCTTCTGAAAGGGTAAGATGTTACTTAATGCGATTTGACTGTAGTCTAAGATTATAATTTTGTTTTCTCCTTAATAAGAGTCCATTCTATAGTGTTGGCTCTTTTTTCACGTATTTTTATATTTCCATAATCTCTAAATTTTGAAGATATACTGCCTACTGGATATCCAACGCATCTTCTTAGGTGAGTTCTTCTTCTTGTTTGATACGATCTCAGGGATATCCACATCACTCTCATATACTGAGGTGACTTGATCTGAGTTGATAGCGATTTGTTTTGTTGCATTGCCATCGAATGCATTTTCAAATAATACGATTGGCATTAGAACGCTCCCAATAAAATAGTTTCTTCGTTGATCCGACCATTTGGAACTGTTGGCTTGGTCGTTAAAGCCTTTGCTGCTGTATTCAAATTCTTTTTACTTATAGATAAGTCTTTGAAGAACTTCTCAGGATTCCTAAGTGTCCATGACCATGACTTAGCTACACTGTAATTAATTATAGTTGTACCCTTAACTGATAATAAGTCTGAGTCATCAGCTATATAAGCCACAAGTTTTCTATACTTGATATTATATGCCCATAACTCCTTAGCACCAACGATGTCTGTAGGATTACATGACTTAAGATTCAATAGATCGTGCTTAAACATATACTTAAGTTTCTTAACTAATACTGCAGGAGGCTTAACCTTAACTACCCTTGGCTTCTTAACAGTAACTTGATGTTGAGCACAGTCATCTACAATAGATTGGATCGCAGCTCTAAACTTTTTAAGTTCTGTCTTAGTAAGGAATGAATAGCCTTCTGTAAGTTGTTCATCTGTACCAGTCAATGCTTCATCTATCTCATCAACGTTAAGCTTATAGTAGTCACCGATACGTTTAGCGACCATGCCTGACACGTTGTTAGATAACAAGTGTGCTTTAGTATTGAAGTCCCACGTTTTAGAATGGATAAACTTATCAATAGCATAGTCGATGTCCTCAGAGGCAGCACGAGCTGCATCAGTCACACGTTGATCTATAGAGATGACTGGTGCCTTAGGACGATCGTCTACTATAGGTTGATTATAAGAATAGCACTCGTATAATGAGTCAAGCTTATCTTGTATACCCTTTTGATCCTTATCAGATAGATGCTCACCTTTATTGAGTATAGTAATAAGAGATCCTAATGATAGGAACTCATAATCTGGCGCCTTTGATAAGACATCATAATATTTCTTATTAGTCTTCTTAAGATAATTATGTACGGCCTTAGCACGTTCACTGTTATCCATATTAAGGTTATAGTATCCTAAAGCTTTCATCAAAGACGTACGATAGTCGTCTTGTGTTACCACAGGAGCGCCAGCACCTATGCCTTTAGCGATAGCCTTTTCTTGCCATTCTTTGGTTGGTTTTTTAGTTTTCATATTGGCAGTATACCATAATTAATTATTAATGTACAATTATTCAGCTTCTTGGTTTGTAACTGTTTGATAGATCGTCTCAAACTCATCGTTCAAAGCTACCTCTTCATTAAAGTTTTGCTTATGATACGTATTAGCAAGCTTAGCAAGCGTTTTCTTAGGGATCTTAAATTCGTCATAAAGGTTCTTAAGTACTTCTTTTACAAAGTCCTTCTCAGCCTCAACGCGTGTCATAGAATCAGAGATCTCGTTAAGAGCACCTTTGATTTTCTTTTTGTCTTCGTCTAATAATTGCATAATATACCTTTCAAGTTAAAAATAAAAACACACTAGACGAGGCGACCTCGTGGCCACAAGTTCCTGCTTATCTCTAATGTGTTTTTATATTTAGTAAGACTCTCGAAACTACGAAGTGCACTCGTAGCTGACCCATCGGAAGCAGTGGCCCGCTGAGCATGCATACCCATTAAAGCACAGCCAGTGTCCGCATATATTTTATTGATTGGCTGAGAGTCTTATTCGTCATAGCCAGGTCCCCAGAAGTGAGGGTCGATACCACCTAGATAGTTTAGGTCTTCGTTATCATCCTCTTCAATAGGATCTGGCACTGGTGTAATGTAACCGTCTTTTTTGTCTTTGACATTTAACATGATATCATTATACCCTTTTTTTGGTTTATTGTACATATATTTTTAAGCCTTAACACTGTCAACTGTTGCAAAGCCAGTCACCGCTGCTTTACTGTAACCCTTAGACCAAATGCTGCCAGTCCTATTTACAGGTACTTCACTGCCTCGTGGACCATGATATGGCAACTGTTGAACCTTACCACCATTATCTAAAAATTCTTGAACTGCTTGTTGAAATTCTTGTTCTGTCATAGCTTTCTCCTTACCAACTTGAATTATAAAATACTTCTTCGCCTCTCGCAATTGCTTCGCGAGCTTTCTTGATGAACTCTAAGTCTGATGCTTTATCATCAGCATCGAACCTTGAGTCATAACCAAAGAAGAAACCTTCGGTCATAGGTAACTGGTTAGTCTTAACGCGGGCCTCGATATAATCAAGGTCTGCCTCTGTAAGTTGAAGCTCAACTCCGTTGAAGTCGATCTTTGAGTCTTCGCTGTACTCGTCAGGATACTCGTCGATCAACCATTGTGGAACCTTAGCTCCCTTATCATGCCATAACTCTTCCATAAGACCATGAAGAGCGTTGTGTTTTCTCCAGTATTGAAGCTCCGTTGATGGTGCTTCAGCTGCAGATTCTTTAGCGCGGCTATACGCATACATATCTAAACCCATTATCTAATCTCCTTGATAAATTTTGCTTTGAGTAAACTTTCAACTATACCATTATCATTATCTTGAGCGGTTAACATCCAACCTTCTAAAGTAGTACCTGAAAAGGCATATTGTGGGTTAACAAGGCATTTATAATAATGTCCATTGATTTTAAAAATCATTATGCAGCCTCCCTTTCATCCTTCATTAAGCTAAACATGATGTGCTTAGCACGGTTGATGAATTGACGAGCTTCGTTAGCTTGTTGAGGTGATACCCAACCTTCGTTAGCACCGTTGAAGTCAGCACCGATAACTTCTTGTGCATCACTTAACATGCCTGCTGCGAACATCATTTCCTGACCTGGAAAAGCTTGCATTTTTACCATTTGGTCTAACTGAGCTTTAGTCATACCGTAAGCTTGTTTTTCCCATTCTAAATCTGATCCTATTGTCATTGCTGGTTTCATATATCTCTCCGTTTGTTGATTTAATATAACCATTATACCGGAAAGTCTAATTAATGTACATAGGCCCCCTTAAAATAAATAAGGTATACAGATCAATAACTTACGTATTATGCAAGTTATTGATTATATTGGACTTTAGTTTGGGTGTGCCCTGGAGCGCCTGGGACAGCGCGGGCTGGAGGATATATGCTACTTAGATTGTGCCCTAAAAGTGCCATCCCATTCAGCCGGGAGGCCCTCTTCCATACGTTCAATCATGTTCATGTAGTACTGCTTGATGGTTACGCTGTCATCTTCGACCAAACCTTTGGCCCATTTGATAGCTTTATCCCAGTTTCCACGATAGTATTCTTTTATGTATTCATTATGCGCGTGTTTAACTGTCTCACCGATCGTGTAGATCTTAATGCCTTCAGTCTTACCTTTCACTGCGATGTTATCTAGTTCAATAACGTTGTAATGGTCTTTAACTAGTTCTGCTGTGCGTGCACCTAAAACAAGCTTAACACCGTACGGCTTAGATTGTCCTTCAAGCCTTGACGCCAAATTGACTCCGTCACCGAGACAAGTATAGTCAAAACGCTGGCTAGAACCCATATTACCCACAACGACATCAGCAGTGTTAATACCAAGTCCCATCCCGAAAGCCGGTACGCCTTCTTTAGCAATCTCTTGATTGAACGCATCTAAGTCTCCTAACATTGATAGTGCAGTCTTAACTGCGTTGAGAGCATGATCTTTATCATCAAGTGGAGCATTCCAAAAAGCCATCTGTGCATCACCAATATACTTATCAAGTGTTCCGTTGTTCTCTATGATCTTAGCAGTCATAGCTGTCATGTAACGATTCATGATCTTAGTTAAGCCTTGTACATCCTTACCATAGTGTTCTGATATGGTTGTGAAGCCTCTTACGTCTGTAAACATGATACTTAATTCTCTTGTTTCACCACCAAGCTTTAATAGTTCTGGGTTCTTTTGTAGTTTATCAACCATTGCTGGTGATAGGTATGTACCAAACTGTTTCTTGATCTGTAGTTTTTGGTTTAACTCGCTTACAAACTTAACAGTATATGTATGAGCATATACGATAGCCAAAGCAACGATAGGAAAAATCCCATCCAAAAGAACGCCGTAATGAGAGAAAACATAACTAGAAGCGTAATACAAAAAGCCAAGAAGAAGCAAAATAGGGATAATAGCATATTTCCACCTTGATAGGATAATGATAAAGATTGATAATAATATGACTGCTAATACTTCAGCGCCATCTGCCCAGCCAGGTCGTGATATGCTAGTACCTGATGTGAGCGTGTCTAGAACTGACGCTTGAAGGTAATGAGGAAAGAGTCCACCTCGAGCTGTTGCAACTGGGTTGTTAAGTCCCTTTGCGGTAAGCCCAACAATGACGATACCTCCGTTAAATGATTCTGGGAGGTCCATAAGACTGTGTTCAATTGGAGTCGAGCTCCAGTCGACCCAGATACGACCGATTGGGTCGGTTGTAATTTTGGAGAAGCTTGGGATTCGAACAGCTTCGATTCCTGAAACGGAAGATTTGACTTGGAAACTTGGGTCTCCGACTGCGACACGCAAAGTTTCGAGAGTAATACTTGGGTAGAGCAAGCCTCCGCTTGATACGACCATAGGGATACGACGAACAACACCATCAATTTCAGGTAAGACATTTACAACTCCTATTCCAGCAGCTTTGTTATTAAATAGTTCAATGTTAGGTTGGATCCCAGGGTAATCAATAGTGAAGTCATGAGCTGGTGATCCAATCTCAGAGACTCCCGGTCTAAATGCTTGTCTAACTTGTTTATCTGTCGATGCTACCTGAGGTAAGACGACAGGGTGTCCAGCAAGACTATCAACCAAGTTGGCATCGCGTCCAAAGCGATCAGAGTCAGGCATAAAGATATTAAAAACAACAAGACCAGCATGACGGTGATAAAGATCCTCGATAATATTTGCATATTGACTCCTTGGAAATGGGAATTGACCAAGTCTTTCAATCGACTTATCATCGATGTTAACCACGTGGACTTGCTTGGAAACGGTCTGTGGTTTACTAGTAATTAGTGTATCAAAGTACCTTAGTCGAACTGACTGCACAAAAGATGGGTCAGATGCTCTAATACCTACTAGCAGAGCTAACGTTAACAGTGCAAACCAGGGTGATAATAATCTTTTCATTTGATAGCGTGTGTCTTGTTATGTTTTAAACTCTTCTTGATTGCTTTCTTCCAAAGCTTCTCTTCTTTTTTAGGCTTATGCTTAACGCATGCCTTATACATCTTCATTATTAGTTCTTTAACTTTCATGCTATGCTCCTTGTATTTTAAACTTAATATACTCTGTTATCAAGTCAGCGACGTCAGTCTCACAATACTGTTCAAACCCTTTAAATCCTGGGTTTGAGTTAGCTTCGCATACTCTAAAGCCTCTTTTGTCGAATAGTAAATCCACACCTGCAATATCTAGCTTAAGTACTTTTGCAGTCTCTCTAGCTATATATTCAATCTCGTCTGTTATCTCGTAGTTATGACCAGTGCCACCATTAGTGATGTTAGCTCTGAAGTCACCCTCTGGTGCTGTACGTCTCATAGCTCCTACTACTTTACCACCTATGACAAGAACCCTTAAGTCCTCACCTGGACGGTCACCAAGATATTCCTGTACTATCATCGTCTTCTTAGCGTTTAAGATATCGATGAACTCCATCATCTTTTTGTACTCTCTTATGGTCTCACAGAGGTGTACACCTTCCCCATAAGAACCTGATACCAGCTTAACGACACACGGAAAGCCTATGTTATCAGTCACTAAGTCATCGTCTATAGGCAACCTTACTAACATCGTGTTTGGTATAGGTAACCCGTTCTTACTTAATATCTGTGATGTCCTTAGCTTATCTTTTACTATCTCGACAGCAGAGCTTGAGTTAACACACATCACGCCTGCTTGTTCAAAGTGTCTTATCACTGCTAGCTGGAAAGGTAGTATGCCTGCACCCAACCTAACCAATAATAACTTTGGTAACTCTATCGTCTCACCGTCGTACTTGATACCTTCACGTAGGTCTTTATCTACGATGATGTCAAAGTTATCAGGATGGCAGACACGAGCAGTTATACCTTTTGATGTAAAGCTTTCTACGAGCTTATTAGTCTCGTACTCGTTTCTTTCCTGCTTTGATAATATAATTACAGTCATGACACATTATAACTTATTATTTAATTAATGTAAAATTATTCGAAGCCTTCGTTGCGTTTTACACGCCATACATAAGACATCTGTGTTCCATCTGGCCTATCATCATTGATAAGTATACGCTCACCGTTTGGTAAGTTAAAGATGATGTCGTCAAACCTAATATCATGTTTCTCTAAGAACTTTATAGTATGCTTCTTAAGATACTTTGGTCTAGCAGTAATTAAGATTATATGGTCCTTTTCAGGTATAGTATCCCAAAACTCTTTAACACCAGGCAATAACTTATCTTTACATACCGCAGACTTTAATAGGTTATACCTTAATATAGTCCCATCAAGATCGATAAACCAAGTCTTGCGATGTTTAGACTTTAAGTTAGTTAACTTCATTTATAGTGGTAACCAGAGCCATAAACCTTGTGACATCAATACTACACCAACCAAACATAATAGGAATGATGAGTAGAATAATGGCATTGATACAGCAAGGATAGACGCTGATAACAACACGATAGATAGCTGATAAGCTGTACCTGCATAACCGATCCATGGAGATCTCTTCTTAGCATAGTCACGGTCAGCTTCTAACTTCTTAGCTGTATCATATAATGCAGGTTTTCCTTCTGGTCCTTCATCATAGCTTTTAGCTTTTACTGCAAATTTCTTAGCTAGATCTGGGTTTGTAGCAGTCTGAGCTGAGATCTCATACTGTGTTTGCTTTACTGATTTAGCTTGGTAGAAGTTCCATAAGTCGTTTGCTTTGATCGTGTTGTTCATGATGAGTGAACCTAATGAACCTCCGAACCATACGTTAAATGCCAATAAAGCAGCAAATATATTAATGATTAAACCCGCATGTGATTTAATCTTAACCTCTTTTTCTGATCTTGAAGGTCCAATGTTCTTAGTCTCTTCCTTTGTTAATGTCTTAATGACCATATCTTCTAAAGCCATGTTAGTTTCCTTTTTGATTGATGGTTATACTATTGGTCGTTTGGTCTTGATTTTTTAAATTTACCGTTACGCCATTTTGTATAATATTTATATTGTATCCTTTATCTTTATCTATTAATACTGTAGCACTATCTTTAACTGTTCTTTGTATCATCCAATATGTTTGTTTGTCAAAAATATAAACTTGATTTAGAGCATTATATCCTACAACAAAAGTAGCTAACAATGTATTATCAAGAGCATTTGTTAAATAGTTTGTATCAAGAGGATTAACATCTAGTTCATTGAAACCCGCATATGGGTCTTTAAATACTTTTGAATCTAATGCATTTTGTTCCAATCCTGTAAACTCTAAAGCAGAACCAGATTTATTGGCTATTTCAGCTTGTATTCTTTCAACAACTTCTTTTGGAGGTTTAACGATAAGCATATTATCAATAGCTGATTCTGATAAAGCTAATAGAACAGGTTTAAGAGGTTTAATTTCTGATGATTTTGTTACTGTAGCTTGAAATGCTTGGTTTAAAACAACTTTTCCCATAGCTGTGCTAACTTCAATTGAACCAACTGAACCATCTGGATTAGGTAATAAAATAATGAGAGATTGACCTATTTCATCTACTGTCATTGTGAATGCTGTACCACGAACAGCAACAGTTGCCGTTGGTGTATTAATAGCCACATTTTTATTATTTTCATGGGCAATATTACCAGATGCATAACGAACAGTTCCCATTGTTACATTGAGAGCTAATTTACCTGCACCTTTTTTATTGGGGTCATAGACAAAATCGTCTATAAGAAGTTTTGAATGTTCGGTAACACGAACTTGTGTGTTATCTTCAAATGTAATGCCTACTATTCCATTGCCTGTTTGAACAATATCATTACTATCTATATTTGATTTAGGTTTAGCCTCTATTACATCTTTATTTCTAGTAATAGAGGCTGGACCTTTTTGTTCAGTTATAGAACCAATTACCGCCCAACTAGTGTTGGATGACAGACACAGAAGCACCGCTACCAGTAAGGTTAACGATTGCACTATTTGGGTTGGTCGTACCATCTTGAGTCACACTTATATTATTTGAATTACCAATGTTGTTAATACTAATACTATGGCCTGCACCAGCACCAGTACCATTTGCACCTGTTTGGCTTGTGGTGATACTGTTATTGTTACCTGCAATTGCTATAGTATCTGTAACATTTTTACTGTTTATGGTACTTGTTATCGAATTACTATTTCCTACAGTAGTGATGCTATAGTTATAATTACTCGAATCTCTCATTGTTCCTATATTCAATACAGAATTATTGTTACTACCTGAAAACGATAAATTTAAATTACCGTTATCAGTACCAAAGTTTCCGTAATTCAATACGATACCGTTACTATTACCATCTTGAGATATTACTCCTGTAGAACCACCACCAACAAAATTACCTGTGATAGAGTTGTTCATACCGTTTTGTGTGATACCTAAATTAATACTGTTACCATCAATCACAAATGATGGACTACCAACATTAGTAGGATCTCCTACCGTGTTGTTAGAACCTGTTTGTGTTATGGTGACTGTAGAATTATCAGCGTTAGTTTGGTCAATATAAACACTATTACCTCCACTATCGACTGCCAAAGCACTAAATGCTAATAACAAACCCATCACAAAAGTGATAAGCTTACTTTTCATTCTTTTTCTCCTTAAATTGCCACATACCTTTTTTTTCACCTTGAATAATCAATTGCTCTACCGCCAGGTCTGTAGCTGCTTTTATGGCGTGTATAGAAGCCTCTGTTTGAGATATTCCTATCTCTTGTTCAAAATTTTGTGTTCCATTATCAAAAAACTTAAATATAGCTACACCTGCTGTATAACTCAATATGGTTTTTTGAGCGTTTACTGTTAATAGCACTTCACCTGTTTGTGTGCTAATTGCTCTTATGCTTACAGTTACAACATCTTCTTGATATTGTGTGTCTGGTCCAATTCCTAACCAACGAACACCAATACCACCTGTTCTTATGTTTGTATCGTAACTTATAATACCTCCTTCAATAATCATACCTGCATATAACATAGGTCTGATACCAGAAGGATCTTTTGCTTCATCTCTTGCTGAACGAATTAATTGTCTTTCTTTTAATAAATTATCAATACCAACTCGTTCTACTATTCTAAACCATTTTCCGTCACCAGCATCTTCTAATGACTTTAACAATACTGTTTCACCACCTTGTGTTACAGCGGATGATAACTTAGCAATCGTAGCAGAATCTTTTCTTTGACCAGTTTTATCAGCAAAGCTATAAACAGCTACAACTACTTTACCATTAACAGGTTCAGGTAACGGAGTCTTAGCCCATTTCATTGGCATAAGCTCTGGTTCTTTTTTAATAACATTCATTGGCGGTGTGCAACCAATTACTGCTATACACATAAGTGCTATTAATATTTTTTTCATATTAGAAACTTAATGTTCCAATAGGAATACTAACTTGCGTCACATTACCATTTTGATCATTAACAGTCATGTTAATCATGTCAGCTGTTTTGGTGTATGTAATAGTATTACCTTCAATGGTAACAGTTCCACTATTTTGTGGATTCTCACCAAACAGATTATTAATTAATTGTGTAGATAATTGAGCATAGACTCTGCTCTCAAAGTTAGTCAAGAACTTGGCTAATATAGTATTATTAGCGGCATTTGCTGCATCAATGGCTGCCTGTTTCTGTGCCGCTTCTATTGCTTGCTTGCGTGTGTATTCTGTGTTCTCGATAGTCTGTACATGAGAACTATATCCTATCCCAGAGAAGGAAGGAGATTTAAACTGAAATACTTGTTCCGCATAAGCGTTACTGCTTATCAGTACTACTGCTAGGATCCTGGCGAGCTTCATTCTTCTCTTTCTCTCTTAAAGACAGAATAACGTTCACCTTTTGATTGAGCCTAATAAGATCGTTGTCTAACATACGAATACGATCTATCAGTTCAATCAATACCTTATTTGAATCACCTAAAACTGGTTTAATTTCTTCTGTTACCCACTTCCATACATAAAAGATTAGATAACCTAATCCTCCAGCAGCAATAATGGGAAACCCATATTTGTTAATTAAAAATGCTATATCACCCATGTTAATCCCTTCGGGCGTCAGATTGTTCTGCTCTTGCTATTCTATCCAAATCAGGTGGGATACCTAAGGCATGACTTACTTTGGTATCTATACGAATGACGTCATGATTCATAGCTGCGACTCTTTTGTCAAGGGCTATGATAATACCACTCATGCCTTTAACTCCAGATGTTACACCAGCTAAGATAAATTTGAGGGTTAAGAAAACGAAATATCCTCCAGCAAGAGCTGAGGCTATGGGAAATCCTACCTCTCCGACTAACTTAAGAAAATCCATATAGCTATTTATATAGATTATGTCTTAGTTTGGAGTTCGTCTATCTCTTGTTCTATAGTCTTATCAGGGTGTTCTGGGATATGATCTGCAGGCATCTTGGTTGGGTGCCAAGCTTCCTCAGTTGCTGGACTGATATACTCGTCAGGGTTAATACTATCCTCATAGTGCAAACCATGGTTGCCGTTCTGAGCTACAGTATCTATACGACTCTCATCCCAGTCTGCTTCTTCTGGGAGGGGTGTAGGATCTGGTTCAAGCCACTTACGTTTACGAGGCTTTTTCTTTTTAGGAGGATCAATAGGGTAATTGAGCCAAGGTTCTAGGTCCTCAGGTTCTACTTTAGGTTGACTTTTTTTTAGCGACCAGTTGACTGCTACTAACATTAGCACGGCAAGTGGATCGAACACTAACACGATCATGATGATGACCCAACGGACAGCCTTTTCAAGCATGGTTTGGTCTAGAGTATCACCATAGATGAGTGCTGCGATGTACTTGATAGGACCAACCTCAGCCTCGATCTTACGGGCTTGAGATGCCACGGGCGCACGTTCACCTTGTAGCTTAACTATAGCTGCCTGAGCTGATGAGATATCGTTCTGTAGTCTCTTACGTTCTGCACCCTGTGATCGTCTAATCTGTACAGCTTTGTCTGCTCCTTGTTCGTCTGTAGATCTACTTAACTTCTGATCCACCTGAGCATCCATCTGAGCTAATGCTTTACGAGCTGCCTCGATGTTATCACGCTGTGTCTTGATCTTTTCATCAAAGATCTGTACTTGTGCTGATACGTCTCCAGCTGGGACAGCTTGGTCAAGGTGAGCTTTTGATAAGAAACCAAAAATACCCATAGATGTAATCATCATGAGGATAATTACTGCTGTAGTAAAGTAGATCCTAAATGTATTAGGAACATCTTGCCAGTTTCTGTATAACCATGAGGCTACGACTAACTTAGATACTTCAAGTATCCCACCCATGATGATGATTGGAACTACGGCTGCAGCAAATATAGCTGTTAAGCCTGCAATAGAGTAGAACGCAGCGATACAACTCAGCGATATTGCTGATACAAACATTATGCTCGTCATTACTTTATCGTTCATTTTTTCTTTGTTCTAGCTCTTGTCTCTACAATAAGAGCATCTTGTATACGGATCTTATCGTCCTGTGCCTTAATTTGTTTCTTTAAATCTTCTATACGTTCGATCAATATTAGATCTTCTGAGTTTAGGTTATTCCATCTACTCGTTGCTTCATCTATACGTTTATTTTGATAGACGATCTGCTCATGATAATCCACCATCTGGATATAACACATGAATGATGTATATAAACATGCAGCGCATAATAACGTTAACATGAATCCAATTACTCTCAACTTAATTCTCATACTTTATATGACTCCTATGTACACGACAGTTCACGATCCCATTATACCACTTATCTGGGTTTTCTAATACTTCATTTTGCATTTGTAATTTTGCTTCAAAATAACTTGCGGTACCTTTGGATAAGCAAAACATTAGGATTTCCCGTTTGAACTTATCTTCTCCTAATGCCTTGACATCATCTATTACTTCTTTTGATGAGGACCAATATGTCCTCCAATCTGATTCTATCTTGCTGCGGATTTTCTTTTTCTTTTTGTTACCGTTTTTAAGCGTAACTGTTCTTGTAGCAGTCTTAGAAAATTTAGTGAGTTTCTTACCAATATACTTTTTATTGGTAATGCAGTTAGTAATGATATATACAAACCCAACATATTTATCGTCAATAGTCTCAACGGGCACATTGTTGTACATCCATGTCATTCATCATCCTCGTCTTCTTCAAATATATCTGCACCGCATACTGGACAATACACAATATCTTCAATCGTAACATCGTTAGTCTTAACGGTCACCTTGCCTGTTGACTCACAGTTCTCGCAATGAAAATATTTTGTTGCCATTATTGGGCTCCTCCCCATACATCTTCCCATGAACCTTTAAGTGCACCCTTCGCATAGTCGGTTACACGGTTCTCAAAGAAGTTACCATGAACTGGAGCATTGATCATCTCCTCAACCCATGGTAGCGGGTTCTTTTTAACTTTAAAAATACCTTTTAATCCGAGTGAGATCAAACGCCTATCAGCGATGTAACGGATGTATTGTTTAACATCTACTGGCTCTAACTCTCTCATGTGTGTACCTGAGAATGATAAATCAATAAACTTATCTTCGAGTTGAACCATCTTCTCAGCTATAGTATATATGCGACCCTTCAAGTCATCATTCCATATCTCGTTGTTCTCTTTGATAAATGTTTTAAATAGCTTAATCATGTTCTCAGCGTGCATAGTTTCATCAACGATTGACCATGTAACGATCTGACCCATACCTTTCATCAAACCATGACGAGGAAAATTAAGCAGCATGATAAAAGAACTAAAAAGCTGCATACCCTCCGTGAAAGCAGAGAATACTGCGATGTGCGTTGCAGTTGAAGATAAGTCACCGTTTTTCGAACTGAGTTCCGTAACATAGTCGTGTTTGTCCTTCATTTCTTGGTATTCAAGGAATTCATTATATGTAGATTCTGGCATACCTAACGTCTCAATCAAGTGAGAGTATGCTGCGATATGTAATGCTTCGCGAGCCGCAAAGCCCATAAGCATCATTCGAACTTCTGGTTGAGGGAAGTATGGTAGGTAGTTCTTAACATAACCGCCGGCAACGTCGATGTCACCTTGCGTAAAGAACCTAAATATATTAGTAAGGAACTGCTTCTCTTCCTTTGTTAACTTCTTCTTCCAGTCCTTAACATCTTCTGCCATAGGAACTTCTGTATGTAACCAATGTGCCTGTTCATGTTTCAACCATGCGTCATATGCCCATGGATAATTGAATGGCTTAAAGTATTCTCTCGTATCGGTTAATTTGTCTGCCATTAGATGTTCAACTCTTTCTTTAGTTCGTTAAATAAATTCATACAATGATCAAATCCTGCTATTGCTTCGTCTAATAGATCTATACTTAACTTAGAGTCTATGTATGCAATGCATGCAGGTCTATCTTCAAATGCATAAGCATGACTGGGTCCTGGTACTAACTTACCTATCATCTTACCACCGTATAAATCACCCATATGTCTTACATATACATGAGCCATGATCTGGTCTGGTCGACTATCAGCTAAAGATAATAGATGAAACATGTAATTCTTTGTACTTATATAAGGTGCCACGATAGTTCCACCTAACTCTGCAATATCAAGTGATATCTTATGAGTACGTCTAAGGTCTTCCATACCTTCAAACAGCCCATGAACTGTAGCGCATGCTTCTAGTGTAGAGTATATATGCCACATCTGTTGAAGGTATGTAAGATAGTGTTCCTTAGTTATCTTACCAGTGAACATATACTGGACAAAATCAGATCCTTCGACCTCTTTGTGTTTTGCTCGAGTATGTTCTGTAAGTATCGTTGCCATTACTTAGCGATTGGTAAGTTAAACTTAATACCAGTTGCTTGCTCGATTGCTGGTACAGTTGTTTGATACTTAGGCAAGTCTTTAACGGGTAATGCAGCGTTTGGCATTAACCATGCAGTAACTTTCTTACTATTCTTTTCATAAACGATCTTATATAAACGAGTAGGGATACCTAAACCACTACCGATCTTTTGATAACCTTGATCCCAAATACCACCAGAGATAACATAGAAGTCTGTGTTTGGTGTTGCAACCCATTGACGTTCATATGTTTCTGCTTGTTTCCAAATACCACGATTGTTGTTAGCTACTTGTGGAACCATGTTTGATAAGTTAAAACTCTCACTCATGATCGCATCGCTCTGTGTGTTGTTACCTGCTGGTGCCATATGACCGCGGTCATGTGTTTTACCAACGATAGCATAGTCAGCTAGGGATGCTGAACAGTTAGGTGTTACTAATGCATCAGGGTGAAAATTATCTTTACGTTTTGCTGGTCCACTGATTGCTGCTTTTGTTAAATGCTCAAACACTGCTTCTGGAGCTTTAACATCACAACGATGGATTACTGCATAGTTTAAATGACATAACTCTTGGTCACCTGCTTTTGCTGTATATGTTGGTAATGCTGCTTCAAACTGACTGCAGTCTTTTAAACCTGCAAATGCTGCTGTTGTTGCTGATGCAAAAAATAATGCTGCTATAATCTTTTTCATTTATTGTCCTCGGTTTCTAAATATATATTACACTCACTTACTGTTATGTCTTTGATCTTCACTTTCTTACCATCAATCCTCACAAAGACATGAGGTTCAACGTACTTCTTCTTTAAAGATGCTGCATTGTTTGTTGCTAAAAAGATATTACGTCCAGCATCTTTTAATCTTTTAATCATTCCTTCGATATGCATGTTATGTCCAGACCCTATAGTTTTCGTAAGCACATGGATTTTTTGGATCCAACTCTCTGTAGAATAAACTGTTGACATCTTTGAATGGTGTCCATTTTGTCTCGACGAATGGGACTTTACCTAGATATGGGTCAGCATACTTCAATACGAAGTCATATGGTATTGCTTCTGGCTCCACATAACCTTCATTAGGATTCTCTATTGCCCATATCATTGCACCTAACATTGATGCAACAACCTGTAATGATGTAGCGTTCTCTCCTGGTATTAGTCTCCTTGCTTCCTCGATAGTTAACTGTGAACCGTGCCACATACCAAAGTCATCCCCCAATAATAGCACACCTAATTCATCCATACCACCCACGATCTCATCCTTAGCGATGCGTAGTTTAGTATGTAGATCTAACTCTTTACCTCTCATCTCATGTACTGAAGCGATAGCTGCATCACATGGTTGATAGACGTAGTATACTGATGGCCTAAACGATTTATCTTTAGTTTCAAAGTATTCTGATATCGTTACAGCTTCTGAGTGTTGGATATGGAAGCCATTGTATTGACCACCTAATGGAACCCATGATCTTAGTAACACTGATACACCGGGTTGGAATAGGTATGCAGTGTTACCTTGTGCTTTACCATTCTCTGGGTTAGTATCTTCGTGTGTACCCCAACCCATCTCAGCGGGAGCTCTACCTTCTGCCCAAAAACCTTCACATGACCATGTATTTACAAACTCATTCTTTTCTTTTGGTTCACCAAGGACTTGTGTGTCACGTTCTGCAACATGTACTACCTTAACACCAACCTTCTTCATCAACTGTGCCCAACCTTCTTTATCGGTTGGTACTACATACTTGATGCCTTTCTTTTCTGCTAACTTGAGTAACGCTCTCTTAGTAAGGTGTGTCACCAAACCAGGGTTTGCACCATGAGTTCCAACAACCGTTGCTGCACCTTTGTACTTCTCTGCCATAGCACGAACTTCTTTATGAGTATGGTATAGTGTACGTTCTGCTAGTTTAGGGATAGTCTCGTCTGGTTCATCTTCCCATCTTTCAAGAGATGTATTGATGTAATGAACACCATGTTTTAAACACCATTCAAGGATCTCAAGTGCACCGATGTTTAGTGATACATCGATAACAAACCCACCTTCATCTACATACTTTGATAGTGTAGATTCTAAGTTATTCCTTAAGATCTCTTTCTTAATGTATGTGACTGCAGACTTACCATTACGTTCTTTAAAAGTTTTTTCGTTCTCACCCTTCTCAAGCACTATAATGTTAGATGCTTCAGATGTGATGTGTCTAAGGATTATTGGTAAGATCGCTTGACCTACAGATCCATAACCTAAGATCAAGATCTTCCTACCATCAAACTTTACATACTTCTTATTTTTATAGTCTATGAACTTACTAAAATTTTCTATTGCCATTTTAATCCCTATATTTTGTGAATAGTGTGAAGGTCATCCTTCACAGGCAAGACAAGTGTCTCCGTCTGTCATTGCTTTAAGGTTGATTTCCGCTATCACTTCACGTTCAATACGTTTAGATACTTTGTCTGCCTTAGCAATCTTATCCGAACGACAATAATACATAGTCTTTAATTTTTGTTTCCATGCCATAAAGTGTACTGCATGGACGTATTTGATGTTACTATCTGGTCTAAAGAATACGTTTAAGCTTTGTGCTTGGTCGATAAACTCTTGACGGTCTGCTGCATGCTGCACCACCCATCGTTGGTCAATCTCCATAGAAGTCTTGAACACATCCTTGGTCCAATCGTCAAGTATATCCAAATGTTGAACTGAACCATCATTCGCAATAATTGAAGACCAAACCTCATCATATTTATCACCAGCTTTCTCCTTTATAATCTTGTCAAGGTACTGGTTCTTGTGTAGATGGGATCCTGATAAGGTATCTTGTCTATACGCATTTGCTCTAAATGGTTCGATTGAGGGTGATGTATTTCCCATGAGGATCGAAGAACTAGCGTTAGGAGCAATAGCCATAAGATGACTAAAACGGTTACCCGTACCCACTGCGTCGGGTGCTTCACCTCGTTCTTTACCCAATTGCTGATTCGCTTTGTCCAAGCTTGATCTAATGTGTGCGAAGATCTGTTTATTAAGTCCCGTTGCCATTGCACTTTCCCAGGGAGTATTTCTTCGCTGAAGGAGAGCATGCCAGCCAAGAGCACCAATGCCAATGCTCCGCTCACGAGAAGCAGAATACTTAGCACGCTTAATAGTGCTAGGAGCATTGTCAATAAAATATTGCAAGACATTATCCAGCATTTCTGCAACATCTTTAAGAAAAAGTTTGTCATCTTTCCAATCATCATAATACTCCAAGTTTAAACTAGATAAGCAGCATACAGCTGTTCTCTTTTCATTAGTAGGTAAAATAATCTCGGAGCATAGGTTAGATTGATGTACTTTTAAACCTTTGTCCTTTAACCATTGAGGCAACTTTCTATTAGACTCATCGATAAAGTGCAGGTATGGTTCACCTGTTTGCATACGTAATTCTAATAGCTTTTGCCATAATTCTTTTGCTGATACCACTTCCCTTACTTCACCTGAGTGTGGATCTTTTAGTTCCCAATCATCGTTAGCTTCAGGATCCTTCATACAATTTTCAATAATCTCCATGAATGCATCAGGAATATTAACACCATGATGTAAGTTCAAGCATCGCATGTTTTGGTCACCTGTTGGCTTACGCATTTCCAAGAACATCATAATGTCCGGATGACTAATGTCAAGGTAAGCAGCGTAGCTACCCCTACGAGTACGACCTTGGCGGTATGCGAGAGAACTAGCGTCGTACATTTTAAGATGAGGCATAACACCAGTAGATTTGTCATCAGCACTACGAATACCAAAGCCGATGCCAACACCACCCCCAAGCATAGATAGCCAATTTGTTTCAGATAAGTTTTCAACTAAACCCTCCGCGGTGTCTTCAATAAAGTTAAGGAAGCAGGAAATTGGAAGACCTCGTTTGCTGCGGCCAAATGAAAGGATAGGAGTAGCATAGGATAACCAGTGCTTGCTGCTATACTCATATAATCTTTGCGCATGGAATTTATCTGTTGCGAAGGCTGATGATACGAATGCAAACCTCTCTTGAGGACTTACTTCATTATCTGCCATGTATGACTCTTTTAACCTAATCATTCCCAATTCATCGAACAATGAATCTCGTGAATAGTCTACCTTAATACCGTGGACTTCGTCAGTCATTTTAACTCCAATAATTTAATTTAACTATTTTGTATTTATACTTGGGATTCTACTCGATAGGCTGATAGACACATATCTTTCAAACTATACTGTGGGTGTAACAGGTTGAATTGATTAGTAATTGCTAGGGATGCTGGATCACCATCTCTTCGACCTGCCATTTTTACTTGAAAATCTATACCTGTGACCTCTTTCATGGTCTTAACGACTTCTTTGACTGAGTATCCATTTCCTGTTCCAATGCATTCATACGGCGTGTTAAAAGGACCATGCTTAATAGTATCACGAATAGCGTTAACAAGATCCACAACATGAATATAGTCCCGCACGCAACTCCCATCACGTGTATCATAATCATCTCCATAAATTGACATATAATCTCTTTTACCTGCAGCTGTCTCTGCTGCTATCCTAATTAGATGTGATGCTCGACCAACTTGTCTGTGTATACCATCAGAACCTGCAACGTTAAAGAACCTGAATATGGTATATGACCTTGATTGTTCTTTGATGACGTCTTCTGCTGCCAACTTAGACCTTGCATAAGGTGACTGTGCATCAAATGCTCCAGCTGTAGACGCAAATATGAAGTGAGGTTCACCATTTATACGCTGCCTTAACATGTTTACAGTACCACCGAGGTTTGCTGAGTAGTACTTAGTTGGTCTTGCAACGCTTTCTTCTACTTGGATTAACCCTGCAAGGTGTACGATGACATCATAGTCTTCATCAACCACATGCTTTGTTACATCTTTGATAAGGATTCGTTGACAGTATCTTGTAACATCATGATTATGTTTCTTCCATTCAATATCAAGACCGGTTATCTGGTGTCCAGCTTCAAATAAAACCTTTGCTAGATGAGATCCGATATAACCTGTAACACCTGTGATTAATACTTTCAACATTTTCTCCATTCAATAAACTTAAGCTTTGCTTCCATACCTTGGAATGTATTCGTATTTATCGTATCCATGATAGACTCAATAGATTTACCATGTAACACCATCTCATTAATATCTTTATATTCTATGGTTTCTGGCCATAGGCATACTGCGTAGTCCTCATCAATTAACTTCTCAATAAAGTTACAGATTTGTATGGATCTTGGTTCATTATCCATGATAAGAGTTGCATTATCTTTGATTGCTTGTATGAACTTAGTATCAAACCCTGCACCAGCCACAGCTATTGCATTAGGGATAAACATAGAATCTATTGGACCTTCTGTTACATAGATCCTCTTTATATGATCCATACGATCTATACCATAAATCTTTTCTTTCTTTTCATCTAACTTAATTGTGATGTACTTGGGTTGTTCTTTACCAAGTGCTCTACCTTGAAAAGCAATGCATTTACCATCTTCATCATAGAACGGGATGATTAACCTTGGTGTATCATATGTTGTATCTGTAAAACTATATTTTAGTTTATTGACAAACTCTTTAAACTTGGGTACATAGTAGAGATCTTTCCAACGATCTTGCGGTATCTTACGAGATATAACATATTGTAAAGCTTCTTGGTTAGATTGTAAAGGTTGTGCACCTGCCAAGATAAGGTCTGTACATATAGGCTGTGTGATCTCAGGTACGACTTCTTCGACCTTAGCATGAGGTGTGTGCTTAGAAGTATTTTCTTTATACCGTTCTAGTACATACTCGCTATAGACAGCTGGGTCAAGGTGTTTAATGAGGTTACCAATGCTCATGGATATGCCACAGTTATGGCACTTATACACTAACCTGTCTTTGTTCTTATAGACAAAGCCTCGAGCCTTTAACTCGTTCTTTTTGGAATCACCACATATCGGACAACTAAAGTTCCAATAGTAGTCATTTTTCTTTTTAAAGTTACGGAGTTTGTAGGAGATTTGACCTACGAATCTTGCATCAATGTATAACATAGAACCATTATATAATATAACTCAATTAAAGTACATTAATTTTCTAATACTGCTACGATGTTCTCTTCCAAGATCATGACACGTTGGGCACCATCCACGGTTGCCAGCTGAGCTTTTGACCAGTCCAATAGGATCTTGTCACCCACCTGCACTTCTGTCACCTCTGGGCCGATAGCCAGCACTGTACCTGTCTTTGATTCCCCATGACGGTCTGAACCCTCGATTAATATGCCTGATGCAGTTTGGTTATCACGTTTGTTCTCTGCTACTAATACTTTCTTGCCTAATGGTCTTACTGCCATGATGTTATCCTTTAATGAGCCAGATGTAGCTGGCAAATATGTTTAAGAAAAAGAAGTAAACATTTTGAATCAAGAGGGGTTTGTTTGGGTGGACCTTATGGAAATGGTGCACAAGGATACCATGAGCTATGACAAAGCCTGGGAAAGCATACTTCATGAACGGCAGTTTTAATGCCACAGATGTACCGCATAGGATGAAAAGAGTCGTGGATAACCACTTAATATCAAAGTACTTCATAATGTATTATAATATAAACGTCAATTAATGTAAAATTAATTAAGCGTAGTTAGGTGTTTCTGTGCCGTTAGCGATTGTAGTAACTAAGTTATTACTTTCATCATAGATCTTAATGTTATGATGAGTGTGTTTATGCTTATAAGCGTGCTCTTTAGCTTGATCTAATGTTTCAAAGTCCATTGAATAGACTCTTAACATAGGACCTTGCCATTTTGTTAATTTAACTTTATGTGCCATGTCTTACTCCTGAAAATAATTTAACCAGATTTCTCTACTATTTATACAATATTCATTTAGTAAAGCTTGATGAACTTTTACGTTATACTCTGGATACTGATGAGCCTGATCCAGTGTGTATGCAATATTGTTACTACTTGTTGGATCAGAGTGAAAGTCCTCATGCATCCATGGTATCTCGATACTTCCTATAACTGGTACACCTTGACTAACAAAGTCAGCAGCCACAATATTAAATGTTTCAGAGAAGCTTACCTGCATACCTATATCCATTGTAGAACATAGTTGAATGAACTCTTCCCTTGGTGTCCATTCATGATTAACCAATCTATGACCACGATCATAGAGGTGTTCAAATAGTCCAATAAGGTTACTTAACACTGGACCACCATTCATTTCAAGTCTTGCCGTATTAATATGGAAGTTTAATAGTTTACCAGATTCCTCAGCAAATTTTAAAGCACCGTACGCCTGTACGAGATGACTCTTTAATGGTCTTACCGCACCAAAGCAACCAATATCTATCGTATCTTTATTTGATATGTATTCTTTTGTCTTATAGCCTGGTGGATAGTAGTTTGGTAGATATACAACCTTTTCGTTTACCTCATCGTCTGATAAACCAAAAGCTGTTTGTATATAGAACTGTACCTCATCAAGCATTCTAGGAGCGTTGCAGGATAATATAATGTTCTTATGCATGGCGTATTCAGCTATCCAATTCATAGCTGGTCCTTCACCCGCCATAAACGGCATCTCTGAATGGATTCTTATAATCCACTTAACGTTTGGATGAAGTTTTTGAAGGATTACAAATTTTTCTGGTACAACCCATAGTGCCTCAATGATAACATGGGTTGGTCTAAATAGGGTTACTTCTCGATCGATCTTATTATTATCCTCAACAACAACGAGCTTTGATTCAATACCAGCTGCCTGAAGCATGTCGTCCATGAATTTTGCGGAATTATAGAGACCAGTGGATACTCCTATATGGTCGTCTTGTTTTGCGTAGAAGTTTGTTTTACGCTTTAGGATGAATAATGTTTTCATTGTTTAGTGTCAGTCAAGTCAGTTTTAATAATTGTATTTATAACGACAGGGCTTGATCCTGTACATCTTTTTTGTATCGAGCCATCTTGTCTAAGTAACCTTGATTACGTAGTTCCTTAAACACTAGGTTCTCGAATGAGAATTCACCACCTTTTAGGATGGCAGCGCCTCTCATGTCTCTTAGTTTATCCTTGAGGTTATTGAATGCTTCTACATCCATCTTGTTCTTGATCATATCATCGATCATATCCATATAGAACTTAATCTTCTTCTTAAGGTATGGGTTCTTTAGGAAATCATCACCAATGAATTCTGGCTTGGCGATCCATTCATCCTTTGTCAATGAATAGACACCTTGGTCTTTAGGGTATGCTACTGACTCATCTTGTGCATAAGGCTCAAGACCATATCCAAGGATGGTGATCTTATGGGCCATAGTCCACATGACTTTCTTATCTTGTAAGTAGTCGTCTAGTAATGGGTTATCTTTGGCAATCTCGGACTTATTAACAACCAAGTGAACATCAATATCAGATAGATCAGTATAGTTGTAGTTGGCGTTGCCGCCGAGCATGATAACTTCTTTAACTGCACTTTTAGGGATCTTAGCAAATTCTCTCCATGCTTCTGCAAACTGAAGTAGCTTGGCTCTTACTTCAGGCTTTAGTTGGTATTCGTTCCAGAGTTTTGGGTTTAGTTCGGTATGGTACTGTAGTTGAAGTTTTAACTCTGATATGTACTGAGCGTATTTCATTTGAAAGTTTTATTAATCAACCAACCAATAACAACAGCTCCGCCGATGACTACCCAGCGCCATACTTCAAGGACTTTAACACGAGCATCGATGCCTTTAAGCTTCTCTTCTATAGCAGATTGGATCTTAGCATGACCTTCTATGCTGTTAGCCATAGACTGGTCTAGCTTCTTATTGATCTCTTTAGCTATGTTATCTATCTTTACGTGTATGTCTCTTATGTCGTCTTCGTTACGCACAGTATCTTTCTCTATGACATTTATTCTTGTATCATGTACAGCTAATAGTTTACTAACATTATTACTAACTTCAGTAAGCTTATCTATCGATAAATCAAGCTTCTCAACTATACGTTCTAATTGTTCGAAATCATTTGCCATTATAGATCTTTTCCTGTGATGTTACCCAGTCTTGTAGTGCTTTTAGTTGCTCTGATAACTGATGGTAGTTGTTATAGTTGATGCTTATTGTTTCTCCGACGGCAGAGAGATTAACTCCGGAGGCGGATCCATCAATTCCTTTGGAGGTGTCGGGAACTTCATTTTTTGCGGCAGAATCGTGGAGCAAGACAAAAGACTTAGGCACACTGCACTTAGCATCAGACTCTTTAACATGTTGAGATAACTTCTTGATTTCATTACCCTTCTCCTTGATTACCTTTGTTTGTGTTACATATTTCGTTACAATTTGTTTTGATCTCTTATCAGCTTCAGCAACCTTACGATCCATGTCAGCCTGAAGCTTCTCAGCTTCAGCTCTCCATAACATATCCTTAGAGTATGCACCAGTAAAATAACAACCAACGCATAGTACTACTAATGATACCCATTTAAGTATGATGGCTGATAGCTTAACACCTGGGATATTACCGAGTATGGTGAATATTACAAATCCAATCCCACCTACACCCACTAACATCGTTGTTGCTTTTAATAACCATGCATCTGGAATAAATGATAATAAGAACATATTAAAATACCTTGTTGTTTCGGCGCGCCATACTTACTGCACCTTGATTTGTCTTCTTATACTTATCTATGTCTTTCTTCTTGAGTAATGGTGTAGTAGCTGCATCTGTAGATGTCATCACCCCTGTTGCATTAGCTGGAGCTGCACCTGCACCACCTCCACCTGAAACACCACCACCTCCAGCACCACCATCTTCTTCAATGCTCTTGATGAACTTTTCAAGAAGGATAGTTTCCTCAGCAAAGTAAACACCCATACCCATCAAAGTATGGAATCTTTGTTCCATCATTGATGTCGTCCTATCATTCTTTTCATAATACTCTTTGATTAGGAAGTATGCTGTAACTAAACTCTTTAGCTTATTTTCTCCACCTGGCAGTTTGTTGATTATCTTCTTCATGTTAAAGACCAATCGATGTAGGAACGTGTACGCATTTCTTTGTTCACTCGTCGTGAAAAAAGATGGCTTTATGAGATTTTTTCCTTTTTTATCGATGATGCCAAGCTTAAAGGCATCAGTCTCACTGAAGGGCTTAACCAACATGGTAAGTACTCTTAACGCTATTAAATTATCTATTACTTGTGACATTAAATCTTCCTAAGTATTTTTATTATGTGTTCATCTAGCTTGACATCAGACATCTTTAGCTTGTGTTCTGGTAACTCATCTGGCATCCTGTTAAGGAATATCAAAAACGTTACTAAGTAACTCCAATACTCTTCATCTATCTTAAAGAATAACATGTTTGTTGTTTGATCACCAAATAAGTTATATAGTACTATCAAGTGGTTAAGTATTAGGTTCTCTTTAAGATCCCCTTCGCTCTTATACCTATTGAATAGCTTCTTTAAGTATAGAAACCTCTTAAGATCATCATTAAACTCTTCCAACGAATAGCATTGGGTATTGTCATAATGATGCATCGCATAGGTTAAAAAATTATCATCTGTCAACAATTGGTCCATATTAAAAGAGGGGAGTTAACCTCCCCCACTTAGTTAAGCTGTTACTGTTAATGTTACTGCGTTAGAGATAGCATTTGTATTAGCTGTATCAGTACCACAGATTACACGGATCTTCATACCAGTATCACCTACAGCTAGATGGCCAGAATTAATACCTAATGTATTAGTATTATAGCCCTTCCATGCTGCACCGCTGATGTTAGTCCATGTAGTACCACCATCAGTACTTTGTTGCCATTGGTATGTTAAGCTATTATAAGCACCAGTTGCAGCAGAAGTTACTGTGAATAATGCATCAACTCCAGCATTTGCTGCAGCTGTAGCGTTAACCGGTTGTGCAGTAATGATTGTAGTAGCATCAAGTAATACTGAATCGTCAGCTGTACCTGTTGCACCAGAAGCACCTTTAGCTGGGTTAGCATCACCTGTTACTGATTGTGTTTGTGCTGAGCCCATAGCTATTAAGATCTCTGATTTATGACGTACGTTACCGTTAGAGTCTGTATATGATACATACTCAACCCAACCTGGTGTCTTAAGACCACGACCACGGTTTTCAGCGTTTGAAGCTTCGTCTACGTCTTCGAAGTATAAACCTCTACCGTTGTAGTTATGGTCATTAACGTTAGCTTCACCAGTACGTTGTAGTGTTTGAACGCCAACACCAGCACCTGTTAAGTTAACTTTACCTGTAGCACCACCCGCGATAGCATTAGCTTGTGTATCATAAAGACTGATAATACCTGATGTAGCTGTAAGACCTACATAGTAAGTTTTACCGTCTGTTAAGCCACCGATGACTGTACCACCATTGATTGAATATACAACACCGTCGCCCTTAGCGAAGTCAGTGTTTGCACCCGTTAAATCTATTGTTTCTGCTGTAGTATTAACAGTCGTTGCACTGTTAAAGTACGCAATCCTTGCGACATACTTAGGCTTTGAAGCCTGATTGTCGTGATTTCCCCATAAAGCCATTTTATTACTCCTTAATTAGATTAGTTATTTATACTCTAGCACCTGACTTAGATCCCGCTGGTCTGCCACGTCCGCGTTTCTCTTTTGTTTCATCATCAGGTTTCTCATCAGTCTCATCATCTTTTTGATTAGCACCACCATACGCTGTACCTTTAACTAGATTGATATGCGGATGGCTTGTATCTGGTTTAAACTTAGGATCATACGCTGATTGACTAGCTTGTCTTAACTTCTGAGCGTCTCTTAAGTCATCGATCTTACCTTCATCCATAACTGCTAAAGTACCTTTAACGTATGGAGACATTTCTTGTGAAACTTCTTCTTTAACACCAGAAGCTTTATGAATTTTCTCATGAGCTTTGCTTGATTGACGTAATGCAGCATCATCAGATCGAGAAGCTTTTCCATCATCCATATTATCATAATGATATCTTTGTTTAAGATGATGAGCTACTGACTTTTCAACATCCTTACCAATGCCCTTATCACCTAGCTTTTTAGAAGCTCTTGCTAAACCTGTTAATCTATTTTGAAGTGGTTTATGACCATATTTTCCTTGATTATTTTTTCCACCTTGAATTTCAAGTTCATGTCTTGTAGGTGTTCCACTATCATATGCATCATGTGCTTTATCTTGAGCATCATCCGTAGCTTTATGAGCATATGAACCTAAAGTCTTTTTAGATAATTCATCAATCTGTGTTAACTTTTCTTCGATGCGTTCTACTTCTTCTTTAGATAATGATTGCATACCACGTTGAGCTAAAGCTTTAGCACGATCCATACCTTTACCAGGTTCTACTGGTTTCTTGAAGTGAGTATCTGCTTGTTGTGCAGTCTTATGACCGGCAACAATAGCAAGTTCTTTACCTGAGATACCATGTTGTTTACCAACTGTCTCATAATCTGTAGGTGTAAACTGTTTATGACTTGAGTAACCCTTCTTGGTAGCATGATCCATCATGTCAGTATAGATGTCTTTCATCTTGCCTTCATCGATCTTACCTTCATCCATAACTTGTAGTGTAGCTTTAAGGTATGGTGATATCTCTTGTGAAACTTCTTCTTTAACAGGGTTACCAGTCTTAGGATCTAACTTAGTAACTTTACTAAAGTAATGTGAGTGTTGTTTCATTGCATCTGAAGATTTTACTGGTTTAGCCATTGAATCATTTTTAGACCAACCGTCTTTAGGAAAACGCATTTCGTCCTCACACATTTCGCCTTCGTTAACACCAGCTGCTTTCATGAACTTAGCATGATCGAAGCGTGGGTTTTGTTTAGCGAAGATACCTGCATGATGTGTAGCAAGTTCTTTACGTTTCTCTGCAGATTCGTGACCTTTAATAAGATCAGCAACCATTTGGAAGTCTTTACGTGTAGTAGCTTCTTCTAATTCTACTTCTTCTTTAGCAATCTTCTTGCCAGCTCTTTCTAAACCTGACATCCTGTTAGAAGCACGACGACCATGCTCTGATGCTTCTGGAGCATCATCATTTTCTTCTGCATCACGCTCATTATGGATAGACGATGCTAAATCTGATGAAGCTTTCTTAACGTAGTTACCTAAAGTCTTATTAGATAACTCATCGATCTGTGTTAACTTCTCTTCGATGCGTTCTACTTCTTCTTTGGATAATGATTGCATGCCGCGTTGAGCTAAAGCTTTAGCACGATCCATTTCATGGCCTTTTTCTACTGGCTTCTTGAAATTTGTAGGATCGTAATGATGTTTAGGATGACCATAGTGTTTATGGAACTCGTCATGACCCATGTTTTGTAAGTCATAAGCAAGTTCTTTCATCTTACCTTCATCTAACTGAACGTCTTCTTTTAATTTGTCAACAGCTTTATCATGGCCTTTCTCACGCTTCCATGCTTGAGATTGGTATTTGCCAGCAAGACTATCCCATGTTTCTTTCTTTCTTGGGTTTCTTGCATGTGCAGCTTTACTCTTAAAGTCTGCAGCTACATGTTGTTTGATACGTGCATCATGTGAAGCTTTCTTAGTATATGATGCTAATGTGTCTTTTGATAACTCATCGATCTGTTCTACTTCTTCTTTTTGTACTTTAACAGGGTATGTTTTACCTTGGAACTCAAACTCTTTCTTACCCTCTTTATGAGCTGCATGAGCTGCCATACGGAGACCTGATTCGTCTACGTCTGCCTCTGACATCTTAGCTTTACCAGCTTGTGCAGACCAAGATTCTTTAACATGCTTTTTCTCTAATCTTTCAGCTTTTAATCTATGATACTCAGATGCTCTTTCATGACCAAAATATGAACCATGTTCTTCTTGATTAGCTGGACTTAAGTGATGTTCACCGGATTCTGATTCATGATGAAAAATTCGTGCTTCATCATGATGAGTCTCCATGTGTTTATGATAAGCATGCATGTCACCTTTTTTCTTTGCAGCTTCAGCTTTTTCTTTATGCTTAGTGATCTCATGAGCCCATTTATTAATGTCTTTAGCTTCACCATGTTCAGCACCGCTATCATAATCAGATCTCTTTGTAGATAAAGGTTCATGTTTCCAATGAGAATCTTTAATATTCTCCTCATTGAGCTGTACATTTTCCTTTAAAAAATCATTGAACTTTAACATATTAATATCCCTCTCTTCTTAGTTTTTTAGCGGCATCAATGATGCGTTGGTTATGTTTTGAAATCTTGCCTTTAATGCCAGCTTTTTCTGCAGGATGTTCTGCTGCTGCATGTTGTTTATGAAGCTCATGAGCATGTGTCAATGACTTACCCATATAGTCTGTCCACTTTTCATCAGTAGGCATGTTTGCTTCTGCGACTCTTTCTATGTCTGCAGTCCTGATACCAAACATCTTACGATGTTGAGATTTATGTTTACCATACTTCTTAAAGTATTTGAGGCTATCTAAGTTTTTCATATCGTCCTCAACGTTCTTTGTTAAGAAGCCTTCTTTCATACCCATCATCTTTTTCTTTTGTTCTGCATCCTTCTTAGGAGTCTCTATGCCTTTATCAGCAGGGTTGTTTTGACCTGTAAAAGCTCTCTGTGCAACTTCTCTATTCTTAAAAAAGTTAGCAAGTACTTTATGACCTCTTGACTCTTCAACTTCTTCCTTCTTCATGACTTTAGATTGTGTCTTAACTTGCATGGTTTTAGGTTTAACTTGTGATCCTGGAATACCATCATGATGATGGGCTTCTGTTAATGATTTATGCGGTACAGATGTCTTTTGTGTACCATATGAACCACCATGGAAGTGTACTGTATCATTGTCACGTGTAGCTTTCCATTTACGACCTGTCTCATCTTTAAATGAATGAGATTCACCATGTTTTAACTTAGCGATTGGCTCATGGTGTTCAGGATGTAGTGGGATCGAGAATGATTTACCGTGGTTAACAGTCTTCATTGTACCCCAATCATACTTACGTGATGACACTGTTGCTTCTTCGATATGTTCTACCTCTTCTTTTTGTGTGCCAAGCTTCTTAGTAGCACGGTCAATACCAGCGATACGTTTGTTTGCTTTCTTAAAGTCTGCATAAGACTTCTTAGAGTGTTTCTCTGCAGCTTCCCAGTCACCAGCTCTTGTATAGTGTGATGCCCATTCTCCAGCTTCTTTACCTGCATAAGTATGGGAACCAACATCTCTTGATGCTTTAGGAATGTATCTCATAAGTGTTGACTTAGATACTTCATCGATCTGTACTGATTCACCAATAGTATGAGCTAACTTATGTCTTTTAGCAAATTTTTGTGCTTGTTCAACATGATCTGCATGTCCATGAAATTTACCTGATTTATCAATATTATTTTTAATATGATTTAAATCGCGTGACATCACTTTAACATTAAAATTAGATTTGTTATGATCCAATTCTTTATCTACAGCATCATGAAATTTAGCAGGTTCATGAAATGTAATAGATTTTGCTTCATCGATCTGCTCTTCTTTAAGTGATCTCTCTGCACGCTCATCACCTTTAACTCTATTTGATAGCTTACGCATATCATCTTTAGCAGTCTTCTTATAAGGGCTTTGATGGATAGCATAAGCACGATTCACGTCCTTAGCAGCTTTATCTCTGTAAGATTGGTATGTGCTCTTCTTTAACTCGTCAAGGTTAACTACTTCTTCTTTAGTTAATTTTTGTTTAGGTGTAACTGTTTGTCCTGCAGTTGCAGCATCATAAGCTTGACGTATAGTCTTATACTTAGATGGGCCACCTTCAACTGGAACTCCATTTCGTGTTGCACCACCACCTGCTTGTACTTTAATTGGTTTAGTAGCGACCATCTTCTTAGTGATAGGATCGTATACTTTAGATTCGTCTAACTCTACGTCTTCTTTAGCGAGTTTTTGTTTTGCTTTATAAACACCATCTGCACGATTAAGATACTTCTTATCAAGATGTTTCATTTCAGGTGTATCATCAGAGAATTTACCATGTGTTTTGTCTCTAATATCTCTGAGTTTAGAATAGTTTTGTTGATACTTATCTTCTTCCTTCTCAGCTTTCTTAACATAAGAACCTAAAGTCTTCTTTGAGATCTCGTCGATTTGTTCAACTTCTTCTTTTAATTTAGCTACTCTATGTTTGTGCATCTTAACTATATCACCGCTAGCAGTTTTAATATGCCACATATCACCAGTACGTTCTTTTGATGAACCAACAACTGTGCCGTGTTTACCAGAATCAAGACCAGAACCAGCTAATACAGCAGCTTTATGACCAACTGCTACTTTAGCATCACGATCGATAGGGCCATGTTCATATCCTTCTTTAAAATCTTTAACTTCTTTTTTCTTTTGTGTTAAAGGGATAGGAGGATTTAAAACCTTTTTCTTGTCAACTACATCTGTACCGATACCTTTATACTCAATAGCTTCTGAAAGGTGTGCATCACATGATTTATGTGGACACTTATTAACATGATGCATGAAGTTTTGTGCATGTTCTTTTGATGGGAATTTAAAGAATACACCTTTATCAGATCCACCTGCATGTTCACCACCATGTTGTTTAACACCAGCCATGACATGCTCTACATCTTTTTCATGTGGTTGTTCATCGTACTTAGAACCATCAGATACATGTACTAAATGCTCTTCTTTAGCTTCTCTCATGTCAACTTCTGCTGTAGAATTTTGTGATACTGCAGCTGACTCTTCTCTTTGTTTAGAATAGTATGCTGCGAGTGCCATTTGTTTACGCTTTGCAGCAGACTTACCTGCAAACTTAGGATTATCTGAGTGTACAAAGTCATCTATCCACTTACCAGCTGGTGTGGACTTGGTTAAGATCTCATCTAGTCTTTGTGTTAGGTCTTTGTACGACTTCATTCTTATTCTCCGGGTTTCTTAATTTGTTTTAATGATGCGAGGATTTGCCATTCCCACATCTTATGTTTATCCATACGGTCTGCTACAAAGTTAGCAAGGCCTTGTTGTTTTTCTCTTGTAGCATCATCAAATAGCTCTGTCAATACGTGTAGTATCTCTGTGTTTGCATGTAGTAAGTTAACTAACATCTCACTGATGTTTTCAGGCTTAACTTTATCTTCCTCTATAGTCTTATAGCTATGGATCTCTTCAAGGCTGATAGGTGCATACACATCAAGCTTACGCAAGTTCTCTGCAAATGGGTCTACAGCTCCATAGGTGTCTTCATAGATCTTTTGGAAGAACTTATGGTACTGACTAAAGAACATCCCTTCCACGTTCCAATGGTATGAATGACTCTTGAAGTACATACAAAACGTATTACCCAATGCAACCTTCAACGTAGCGATTAGCTTTTCCATATTTATTTTCTCTCGGTTTGCTGTCTCATCCATGAATCATAATCTAGGAGAGTATTAAGGTTTTCTTTTTTAATCTTCTTTTCAAAGAAAGCACTAAAGCCTTTGCCTTTTTGTTTATTTGGTTCATCATCTGCTGGTGGTGCCATATTAGCTGGTAGTGGTACAACCTTAGTAACCTTTTGGCCTTCTACTTCACCGTCTGCCGACTCCTGTGTATACTCGCCGTCTTTTGTGATGTAGCATTCTTTACCGTACTTCTTACCAGCTGCTCCAGCTTCTCCTCTTGATTTATGAGGGCCAGATAAGATATCGTTTGACGCTGTACATCTTACGTAGTAACCAGCTTCGTGTTCAGGTTTGATCTGTACACCTGCTGTCTCGTTCTTTGTCATCACAGACTCAGTAGCATACATGACTTTACGTCTACGTAGGTGACGATCTGTCTCTAGTGTATGACCAACTTCGGTATGTTTATGGAACGGGTACTTTTGTAAATCATCGATCTGCTGTGAGATGTTAGGGTCTAAGACTTGCTTGATCTCTTTGTCATCAGGTATGATGCCTTGGTTCATCTTATGTAGTTTCATGAAGTCAGAGTATCTTAATACGTCTTGAGCTATGTTATAGGTGTTAGATACGCCTTCCTTGATAGTCATCTTATCAAGCTCGGCTTTATGTTTTTCCCAATGTTCTTTGTGAGAATCAAAGCATCCTAGTTTCTCTAGTGATTCTCTTGACTTCTTATGAGCTTCTTGAGCATCCTTAACATGTTTAAAGCCATATAGTTCTGGCTTGGACGGGTCGAAGTCATAGATCTTAAGGTATGCATCAGTTGTCTTGATAGCATTTAACATAGCAACTGGATCTGTAGCTTTGTCCATAGTTAGTTTAAAGGCTTTTGAGCCTTGTGGACAATGATGCATATTAGTTGTCGTGTAGCCTTTGTAGGAGATCTCATGACCTTCGTTGACCTCTACTTGCTCAGGCACACAGTTAGGGACTGTCTTACCATTTTTCTTTTTAAGGCCGATAGCCTTGTAGCCTTTCCAACATGCTTTAGATAGGGACTTAGCTTCTACTAATGACACATCCTTCACCCATTTCCTATGTAAGGTGCCAGTGTTATCAACTACGACTAGGTAGTTTGATCCACGGTCCATGATCTCGTACTGATGACCAGCAGACTCAACGATGTCACCCACATGGTAGATCTCACCTTTAAAGTACTTCTCTCTAAGTATGTCTACTGAGAACTTGATATCTTCTTTGATTAGTTCAAGACCTTGGACTTGTCTCATCTCGTTCATGATCCTACGAGCGTCAAGTTCACGTACCATTGATGGCAGTTGTTTCTTAAACGATGTAAAGTCACCCTTGGTGACCATTGATTTGATCTTTGAGAAGTCAACGTCATTGCCTGTGGTGACAACGTTCATTGACTCGTATAGCTTGGCTTTATCTTCTGAAGCAACTACGATGACATCCTTGTACCTCTTCTTAAGAGCTGTTAGTTCAGAAGCAAAGTTTGACTCGTTCAATGCCTTAAAGTTCATTGAACCAAACATCATCTCAAGGAAGTGTAGCTTACGATCTACTGGTAGGCTATCCTTGTCTTCTGTAACATAGATTATGTGGTCGGCAGAGTTTGACTCAACTAGCTTATGGACTAGCTTAAGAGTCATCTCAGTGACCGAGGTAGGCGGGTTAAAGCTTCCGACTGTCATGATGACGGTCTTAGAAGGCAATTCCCGTATGAGTTGTCTATAGTTCTTCATTTTTTGTCGCCAGTTTTTTGCTTAATATTGTTGCTGCTATTTTAGCTTTAGTTTCTTCAGACCTTGGCACTCCTTTAAATGCTGCAGATATTTTAGCTTTAGTTTCTGCGGAACGTGGAGATCCTTTTACCCAAGGGCATGATTTACCTCTTTTAGCTTCTGACATTTTCTGTTTTGTTTGTTCAGCAATAATTTTGCCTTTAGCTGAATTAGACATATTTGTTCTTTGTTTTTCAGTATAAATTTTACCTAATTTAGCTTTAGATTGTTTTTCTCTTGTTAACTTAGTAACTATTATACCGCTAGTACCTTCTCCACCATCTGTCATATTATATAATAACCCGGTTCCAAGATCTTTACGACCCCACCAACGGATCATACGACGTTCAAGAGCTAAAGCTCCAATCTCAGTAAGATTAGTTTCTAGTAGTATTATTTTATTCTTGTCTTTAGGCACTTTAATTCGGCCGTGTGTTTCATACGCACGATCGTTTTTACCCTTACCAATATAGTAAGGAATGCCTTTTTTACTTAGATAGGCATATATGTAATATATAGTGCCTAATGGGCTGGGTTTATTCTTCATTTAAATCCATCTATATAAAAGTATATTATTATTTATACTACAGAAAGTATCGTTTTTGTAATATTCACGACCCATCTTGCAGTTACCTCATCTTGTGCAAGCTCTGCGTTAGCTTGGACGTTACCAATCTCGGTAACTAGATCCTTATACTCTACGTCTGTAAGTATGCCATCATTGTATTGCTCTGTGATGTCATGTAACTGTTGAGCTAATGCGCCTTTGATTCCCGGCTCTGCCATGGCAGATCTTAATTCGGTTAAAACACTCATGATCTTCCTTTCCATGCTGACTCAATCACTTGAAGACGAGTCCTATTAAGTTTAATGGTGGCTTCACAGTATGCTGGGCTTCCGTCTCTAGCTTTTTGTGCTGCGATGTAGAACTCAGTTACTGCCTTCTGTTGAGGGTCATCCCTCCATGCTGTATATACATCCAACCAACGGGCATCCTCAATAAGCTTTGCCCAGTCAACTTCTTTCTTATCATTGCAAGATACCTTCTCAATATCTACTTTAAGGTCTGTAAGCTTGGCTGCTTCTGCAGTATCATGATGCTTGGGTAGTAGGTTAGTTATAGCACACCCATTCAATAGTAGTACACTTACTAATAGTAGTCTCTTCATTACTTGCTCCCTTGTTGTACGTCATGCATTAGTTCTTTTGCATGTTTATCTGATACATGCTCTGGTACACCCTTACGAAACTCATGGAAGTTACCTGATTTTGCATGCTCTCTTTGTTTAGTGCCTGATACGCCTGATGTACCCTCAGAATCTGGATCTCTATGACCAGCAGAGTGTACTGTTATCTTCTTAAAGTTATAATGCCCGTGTCCGGCTTTCTTGTTATTATACCTATTTAACAGCGTCGTCATCTCCTTCTTACGATCTGATCCTACCACAACATGTAGGTGAGTTACACCTTTCTTATGTAGATCAGCTGCATGGTGTAATATGGTTGGATGCTCGGCAGATGATGCCTTAATGTTTGTCTTAGGTGAGAAGCGTTTAAGGTGTTTAAGCTTTTGCTCTGGTGATAGTGGGTTCTTTTTCTTATCATGGCTATGTGATGTCACCACTGTATGACCAGCTTCATGTTTATCAGCCACGTCATGGACCTTCTTGATAAGTGAAAGATGACCAGTCGTAGGAGGGTTCATACGACCATAAGTCAATACATGATGCTTAGCACCAGTATCCTCTGTGATAAAATCTTTTAGACTTAGCAATTCCATTTTCTTAAAGCTAATGCCTTCCTTGTTGGTTTGCCATGTTCATCCTTCATAGGACCTTTAACTCCACCCATACGAGCGCAGAAAGACTTACGTCGTCCTGCAGCCTTACCACCTTTTTTAAGTTTGGATGGTGGTGTTGTTACAGCCATTTTTAAATGATGACCAGGATTCTCTCTGTTATACTTATCTACACCAGCACGGGTTAAACCACCGGTCTCTGACTTGTACTTGTCTTCTTTAAGGTACTCTTTAAACGTTAGCATTTGGTTTACGGTTCCTCATTAAGTTTGCACGACTAAACTCAGCTCTATCTACAAGCTTTGTTGGTTCGTTCTTATGGTTAACTACATAGCCTTCTGGATGTGTCTCCTTACCTTCAATGTGATGGCTTAGAGTTCCAGGATGTTGGTTCAATGTCTTTACCAATACGTTCTTTGCTTTTTGGATATGCTGATGCATCTTCAATAAGTTCTCGTATGAGCTTGCATGCTTATTGATATGGTTAATTTCTTGCTGTGCACCGCGTTGCTTCTCTTCTGCAGCCTTTGTAGTCTTAAGCCTTGATTGGACGATCTGTGATTTGTCCATGACATGTTGCTGTAAGCCTCTTACTGTTGGCTTTGCGTTGTTTCGTACTGTTTGGTTGATGTATGTAGCTAGATGACCAGATGCACCTTGATGTGGCTCAGTAGCAGCATACATAGTCTTCTTATGTTCGTCATGGATCTTTTGTGCAGCATCCATATGTTTATGAAACTCTTGTTGAGCTTTGTCTCCATAGTTTATGATACGTGTATCATGCTCAGCAGTCTTATGCCATACATCTGGATGCTGTCTGAACTTATGCTCGATCTCAGGGCTTGCCTTCATATCACCTATATCTCGACCATGATACTGCTGATGGACGACTACGCCAACCTTTGCTTTCTTAACTTTATTAGCTTCTTGTCCATGAGCTGAGTAGGTAATGGTATTTGGAGTAAACGAAGTTGATCCGTTTGGATTATGAACCACATCATGATGACTAAACATCATGTCGCCTTGATAGACACCTTTCTTAGGAGTTACCTTTGGTAGATGTGTTAATGCATCTTTAAGTTTTTGCACAAGACCTGGAGCATGACCATGATTTCTTTCAATGTCTTCAGGCGTATGGTTAATCTTAGGGTTCTTATTGAATGCAGACTTGGTAGCTACAAAGAACTTACCCGTCTTTGGATGATGACCGAATACGATCGCTGGTGAGCCATCATACTTCATCGTTAGGCTTTTATCCTTCTTACCAGACTTGATATGCTCAGACGCTTGGTTCAATGCACCCTTTGCATGCTCAAAACCTTTGGCTCCATTGATAAGAGGTCTATCCTCAGGATGGGCTATATGTGATACTTTGCCCTCTGTAGATATAGCTTCTGTTAAGTATTGTGAAAATGATATCATATTATCTTAATGTAAATGTTCCTGCAGTACCTTTATGCGGACCTGATGTTGATTTAAAAGTCTGTGTAGCTACAGCTTTAACTTTACCATGATCTTTATGACCAGGATTATGGTATGTACCATGGATCGTAGCGCTGATGCCACCATGTTTAACATGTAAGTTCTTAAAGTGTTTAAGGTGTTCGTCAGCTATGTGCTCTGAATCATGGACATGTGATGTAGCGGATCCATCATCATGTACATGGCTATGAGCTACAAGGTGCTTGAACTTAGTTGGAGGGGATACTTGATCTCTAATATGCTTCCTAAGTTCTGAATCAGACTTCTTAGATAATCCTTTTGCGTGCTCCTTAGCCATAGCCGTTCTTACAGCAATAGATGATTGTTCAGCTTCATGGGCGCGCTTAGCATCTTTAGACTTTGGTTTAAATTCACCCGTACCTTTATGTGCTTTCTTTTCTGCTTCTAACTTAGCTTTATCCATCTTATAGTGTTCGTGTCTTTGCTGTGTAGTACCGTGATAGCCAATAATTTGCATATTGTTTTCATGGGCTTTTTGGAGTTTAGTATAGATCCCATGTTTACCTGAATGCTTTTCAAGTGATGCTAGTCCAGCATTCTTAAAATTAGGTTGAGCGTTTGAACCATACTTTGCTGATATCGGATGGAAATGTTTCTTACCTTTCTTATCATGAGAAGTTACTATCACGTCTGCGTTTGAGTTAACATCCTTATGACCTGTGGTCTTTTCATGATCTCCAGCTTTTTTCTCTGTGTCTCTGTTGGAAGTCCAATGAACTGCATGGATAGTATGACCTTTTGGGATATGTTTCTTTATCTCACCTGCAGTTTGCTTAGCATGTTTGTCTATCTCTTTGTATGCTGCATCACCAATCTTTTTCTTTAGTTTAGTGTGTACTTGTTCAGGTGTTCCAGAGTGTTCAGGGTTATCTGACACAGCTCTATGGTGTTCAGGGAGTTTACCTTTTGGATGGAGATGCTTAGCTAATAATAATTCATGCATCTTACCTTTATCATCAGCGGCCACTGAAGAGGTTGCAGATTCTACTAAAAAGTCATTAAAGCTTAACATACATCTTCCTTATTTTATCGTGGTAACAGAGCCATCTTCCTTGGCCATGTATGCCTCAAAAGTTATAGATGGGAACTCTTTCTTTAGTTTTAAAAATTCTTTTAGGTTACTCATACTGTCATCAAATAGTCTTACCCTTGAGAACTGTCTTGTCTTAAGGTAGTTCCTAATGATAATAGCTTTCTTAAAAGCTGGGATCATTTGCCCTTCGATCCTACCGGCTCTCTCGATCCTAACCTTATTTATTGGAAACCCATACTTACTAAAAGTAGCAAGTACTTTGTTCTTATCATCAAAGTTATTCCTAGCTGTGATGATGACTACTTTACTATTAGGTGTATTAGCTGCGTTCTTAGCGATGGCTCTAGCTTTGTTAAACATCTTAGAGATCGGTGTAGACTCTTTAAGAAACTTCTCGGAGCTAGCAAATTGGGTGAAGTCAAACTTCTCCCCTGGCTTCAACTTATAATCGTTGAACTGTTGGTTGGTGAGTGTCTTTACTACCTGCCCATTCTTGACCACTCCTACTTGTGCCGTAGTCTTGAATAAGGTATCATCTATATCAAATATAGTAAGACCACCATTTAGGTTTTGTAATTCTTCAGCCATGATCCATCGATAAAAGTAAATTATTAATTATTTATAATAAAAAAAGGCTACCGAAGTAGCCCTTTGTTAGAACTTGAATCCCGAGAATTCCTCGGTGGCCACCCGTTTGCCAAAGTCGGACTTATCAAAGACTGGTCTATCATCTTGACCAGAGTCTGCTATGCCTTTCTGAGCTGTGACCTCTACATCATATAGCTTCATCTTAGACCTATCCACACCAATCACAAAACGTTTATAATATGATGGATCATTATATCGATTCTTAAGCTGCTTGACCATGATCTGACCAAGGCCCTCAAGATCCTCTGTGGATATAAGAGCTAACATGAGATCAACAGTTGCTGGCAAACCAAAGGATTCGGATGTGTCCTCAAGACCTGGGTCGGAGTTCGTAAAACCGGACCGAGTAGTCTGTGTGGCACTCACGATAGGTACATTATACTCAACTGCCAAACCCCTTAGTTCCTCAGCAATCGTCTTGACATAGGTATAACTGTTTACGTTAGCCCCATATCGAAGTCGTTGTGAACTACAAATATTTAGATAGTCAATGTAGATAATGTCAGGTTGAAACTCTTGTTTAAGTTTTAACTCTTCAAGTAATGCCCTAAAATGACCAGCATGGGCACCGGCAGTTGGGTATTCCTTGATGATCAACTTACCTTGAGACTTCTTCCTGACCTTATCTAAACGACTATCAAAGATGGGCTTATCGACCACCTTCAACTCATCCATAGAGAGGTTAAGTAAGTTTGCATCGACACGTTCTGCGATACGTTCCTCTGCCATCTCCATGGTAATATACAACACGTTCTTATTATCAAGTAGGTTTGCTGCCGCACAATGACACATGAATAATGACTTACCCACGCCTGTACCTGCTAACACTACGTTCAACGTCTTCTTACTTAGACCACCCTTAGTGATCTTATTAAGCATATCCAAGTCAAACTTAATCTTTTCTTCTACATGATGATAAAACTCATACCTTTGATCAGAATCAGCAAGATAGGAATGCCCAACATGACTATCGAAACTAACGCCAAGAGCATCTGAAAGGAGGCTAGGGATAGCATCCTCTGACCTATTTTTGTCTTTGCCATCGATGATACCGATCGCGTCGAGGATTGCATTATAGACTGCTTTCTTTTGGCAAAAGTTTTCTGTTTCATTTAATAACCACTCCTCATTAGTGTCTTGTTGTTTCAGTTCAGAGATCAATTGCTGTTGATCTTTTAAATCGCTGTCAGAGATGTCCTTACGGTTGTTTACTTCTATCGCAAGGATCTCTGGTGTTATTGGTTTGTTATACGTTTCAAAGAACTTAGATATCTCTTCGAATACGATTGCTTCTTTACGTTCAGAAAAGTACCTACGTTTTAAGAATGGTATGACCTTACGGCTATACTCTTCATTGAATATAAGGTTACTTAGTATGGTTGTTTCAATCCTCATCGACACCGCCTGTATAAATTAAATCATTCTTCTTTACACCATCATCAAGCATCTGCATCAATAGATCTCCCACAAACCGTTCAAACTGGTTTATTTCAGCTTGTGTTTGGAACTCTACTGGATTCTCTATTATATCATAGTGGTACTTTAAAGTACAGTTATCTTGCTCAGGGTTTTCCTTAAGCTCAACTTTACCCATTAGGAACTTGATACCTTGATATTGGCCCTCAGTGATCTCGATCCCATACTTGTCTACTGAGTATGGGAACTCTTCATATTGGATCTTATGCAACAAGGTCTTCGTCCTCTATTGCTGCTAGAGATTCATCGATGTCTATATCCTCATCTCGAATGATAGCACCATGAGCGACTTGATACTTGTCTTTGACTGCATCTTGGAAAGTTTTATCAGTCAAGATGGGCAACCAAAACTCTTTAGAGTCTGTATCCTTGATTCGATACTTATCACCGATCTCACCAGTATCTTTGTTTAAGCGAGCAAACCAACCAACAGATGGCTTAACCACATGACCAGTTTCGAGAGCAATATCAAGAAGGCCAGACCACTTGCTAATACCGCCATCAAAACTAACAGTAACAGGTATCTTACTTTTTTCTCTGACATATCTAGATTTCTCCACATTAATAATAAAGTTCCAACCAGTTAACTCTGTACCATCCTTATCTTGTTGACGACCAAGGATGTAGATGTTATCTGCTGAATAGTATGAGCCTGTACCACCACCAACTACTGGTTTAGAGTACATCTCCATAGTCATGTAAGTATGGTTAACAACAACCATCGGGATATCTTTAAGTGTAAGGTGCGGTGTAACCATACGGAATAATGACTTGATTTGTTTTGCTCTTGACATATCTGCAACAGATTTACCGTCAAGCGTATCTTCAACTTCCTTCTTAGAAGCAAGGTTACCGATTGAGTCGATGATAATCATGATCTTGTCATCACGCTCGATGCCTTGGATCTGCTTCATGATATCAAACTTAAGCTGCTCTACGTCTGTAACTGGAGTATGTAGCACCCTTGTTTGGTCGATACCAAACGATTCAAAGTACGATTGAGGTGTACCAAACTCTGAATCATAGAATAATAATACTGAATCTTTGTATTTGTCCATGTAAGACTTAGCCATCAGCAATGAGAAAGCTGTCTTAAAGTGTTTGGATGGACCTGCCCACATCGTTAGACCGGGTGTTAAACCACCGTCAAGTCTACCACTCAATGCAATGTTGATTGCTGGAATGGATGTAGGTATCATGTCCTTCTTTGTAAAGAACTTAGACTTGGATAATACTTCCGAGTCCTTGATCGTTGAGTTACTTCTGATCTTATCTAATAATCCCATGATTTTTCCTTATTTTGTTTTTCTATCAATTTGATTCTGGATCTTACGTTTCTCTTTCTTTGCTGCAGTCTTTTCTAACAACGCTGTTAGTCTTGCTAGGTTATAACCTCTGATACGAGGTTTACCGTTCTTATATGTATCAGGATTATTGTGTCTTTTTCCTGGATGAACTTTACCGCCTTTGCCTGGTTGCGCCATGATTACTCCTCATTGATTACAAATACTGCAACACCAGCTTCAGCAAACATTGCTATGGACTTTTTCCATGAATCGTTCCAATGTGGCCTAGCTTCGATGCACTGTTTTGATACTACTACTTTCTTAATCCCTACTTGGATGATACCCTTTGCACACTCTGAGCATGCTGGTAAACCATGAATGAATATGGTTGAACCGTCTAATGATACGCCTGAGTATGTAGCATTATATATTGCATTCATCTCAGCATGTACAATTAATGATAGCTTTAGTTCTCTATCACTTAATCTTTTATTTGAATCAGCTATACCTCTTGGAAAACCATTATAGCCTTGAGATAAGATCTGACCCTTTGATCCAACTACCACTGCACCAACTTGTGTGTTAGGGTCTTTTGACCATGTAGCTACTTCTTTTGCAAGCTTGAGGTATCGCTTATACCATTTATTGATCGCCATCGATGAACTTAAAATGCCTTTCATAAACATGAAGAGATGCTACGTTCCAATAGATATCACCAATTTCAAGTGTTTCTAACCATTCGTTTCTTAAGTCTATTACTAGCTGTTCCAATACATGTTTTTGCCATGCATAATCGTTCTTATAACCAAACACGGCATCATTTGATCTCATATAGACCAATGCGTTTACTTTATTGTTCCTGATAAGATACTGCACTGCATTAGTACACATAAAGTCTGACATACCACCTTTGTTATAATCATCATGCATAGTAGGACGATTATAGATCATTGTAGCTCTACGAGATAGTGGGTTCTTTATGAGTTCATTAAGTACGTTCTCATATTGATCTCCATTCTGTTGCGAATAGATGCACCACCCATAGTTTGAGTTGATATATCCATTAGGGTTTGCAACCATTTTCCAGATTTCTGGTGGTCCACCTGGGATGTCATTAACGTTAAGTGACATTGACTTATACCATTCTAATTCTCTTTCTACATAGTCATGATTGACTGTACCAAAGATTGATGGTTCATTAGCAAAGAATGCTGCGTTTATGATCTCAACTGTCTTGACACCAGTCTTATCAGTAACGAAGTCGCCCATCTTTAACTTCTCTTTAAAGATGTTTCTGATATTACTTACACCATAGACTGTACTCATTTTGTCACCTTCTTATTAAAGATGTCTCGATCTTTGGTTTGACCAGGAACTTGATGTCTAAGGTATGCTACCACAAAGGATGCATAGTTGATCATGTCAAGAGCAGAGTCTTCAACTGATTCATAGTTAGGTTTACCACCGGCTTCTTGTGCTTCTAATACAGATACCATTCGAAGGTATTTTGCTTTGATGATGTCAAGCAATGTCCATACACCATGCTCATAGTAGTCGGCTTGTTGCACACGACTTGAGGCATTGTTATAGTCATTGCCTTTCTTTTCTTGGATATCAGCAGCTTCTAATAAGATGTTTGCTGACGGTCTTGAATACTGTTTCATAATATAACTCCCATGTTATAGATACATAATACCACAATTAATATATAAAGTAAAATTATTTTTTAACCCAACCTCTACCATTCCAATCATAGATCCCATTCAATTCATAGTCATCTGATTCTTTGTCATTGATCCATATATAGACACGAGTAGGATGCGTCCTCCATGACTCTTGTATACGTTCTGCACACCTATCTAATATGTATGGTACATTGCCTATATGTTGTGTAACTTTAACCTCAATAGGCGTATCATCGGGTTCAAATAGATCTTTATATGGTCTAGTATCATCGATGTATCCTATCGATAGTAGGTATACCTCTGCTGCTTGACCGTATAAGCATGCTTCAAGGATCTGTTGGTAGTTTCTACCAGTCTTGTCTTTAACAACTATCTTACTAGCCTCTGCCTCAGCTCGAGCTAATAATAATTGCTGGTCTAGTTTTGATCTATTAAATTTCAATCGTAGATCTTTTCAAATAATCCGATGTTACCAACATGAGTAGGTGCAACCCAGCCTTCAGGCTTAATAAGATCCGGTAAACCTAGTGGGTTTGGTCTTGATGCTTTAATACCGACCTCCTTAGTAATATTTGCTGTATACACTTTATCCCATGCCATATTAGCATGTACATCAAATAAATCCAATGTGCCTATAGCAAACACAGATAAGTCGATCAATGCATCCACCGCATCATCACCGTTCTTTGCTGCTTTAAGTTCATCAAGTTCTTCTTGTAAACACTTGATGCGGAACTCAAGGAACTCTGCTAACTTATTAGCATCCATCTTTTGCACTACTTCTTTTACACCAAACTTATGGTGCATCTCACTCATATCTTTTGCCCAGTTGTAACTCATTTACTTGCCTTTCTTTTCTTTAAGTGAATTAATAATTTGCACGGCTTCCACTGACAATTCTTGTCTACTTCTTTTTTGCATATTTCGCACTTCATATTTTACCTTTACTCTACAAAAATTCTTATGTTGAAACATGTGAAACGTACTACAATCTTTATCTACTATCTTACTTATTGCATGGTCAGTCAATGTCTTACCTGTAGACACTGATGATAATCCATCACCCACTGTCTTTACTTCAGATGCTACCTTAATAGCTTCAATTGTACCAGGATTTAAAGCTATACATCCATTGATACTAACCAAAGAAAGACTCAAGAGAAGCTTTCTCTTCAGCATGCCATCCTAACGGATCAATAACAATGTTTAGTGCATCGAGGAATACCTTCTCGAACTGTAGATCATAATCTATATAGTCATCAAGACCAAACTCAGATGGTAATACACTATTAAACGAGATGACGTTCTCATTGATAGGGTTTGGTGTACGTAGGTACACAAACTTGATCTTGTTTCCATTAGTGATAGGCTCATACTTACGTGTTAAGCCTTTCATCTTGAGGTAGTGGTTAAACAGTAGTGCACCCCGAACTTGGATAGGTGTACCTTTCTTGTATATCGGTGTGCCGCTGTATTCTTTTAAGGAAGATACCGATCTAGGAAAAGACACATCAGGGATAGAGAGTTTCTGGAAATCCTTCTTGAATTCTTTGACGAACGTCTGAAGTGCACTTTGGTCCTTATGCAAGATGACCTCAAGTGCATCCTTGAGTTTCTTGCGTACGACAGCAGGTGTCGACGATTTGACCATTTCAAGGCCCATAACTTTAATCTTAGGTTTCGCATATTGTACTCCTTCGGAATTATGTACGTTTAACACATATCGTTTCTTGGCAACCCATATTGCCTTATCAGCCAACACTTCGCGTTTCATCGACATCTTTTGTGCATAGGCATTCATGTACTCTGCGAGTTCTTGATACCCACCATCAATGAATGGTTGGATAACCTGTTCACATGTCTTATCCATAAACTTAATCTTATCTTCAGGTGTTTTACCTGCACACACCTTCTCAACTAGATCTTCGAGTGATAGATAGATCGAATCGGTGTCGATAGCGATCACATAGTCTTTGTCATCAGTCTTGAGTGTCTTGTTCATAAACTGATTAAGCTTGTTAGCCATCCATCGAATACTTAGTTGACCTGACAGTGTGATGCCTTCTGCGATACGTAGATCATAGTATCTAAAGTACTTATTACCGATCGCACCGTAAGCTGAGTTCAATGCGATCTTCATGGCCATCTGTAGGTTCTTGAGACGTGAGATGTCTTTGACCAACTGTGGATCTTTGTTATGTTCGTACTCTTGTTCAGCTTTTAACATCTGCTTCTTAAACTTAGAACGGTTGTTGTACATCTCTTCCATCAGTGCTGGTAAGAAACCTTTCTTATCTTTTGTGTAGCACCAACCATTACCTGATGTTGATAGACCGACTGGTACATTCATCGGCGTTTTAGCTAATAGTTTATCCACGTTTATATCGATACGAGTATCAGTTAATGTTTCAGGTGACATGTTATACTGCATGATAAGGTGTGGATACAGTGAGTTCAAGTCGAATGATGCAACCCATTTATGAGGACCAACGAGTGGATCCTTAACATAAGCACCTTCAAATACCTCTGACTTGCCATTATCCTCTTTGAGAGGGATCGTGATGTTACGTTCATACAGGTAATTGAATATGATGCAGTCCCACATCCGTACAGGAGAGAATACATCCTCATAGTTGATCTTAGAGCTATAAGCTAGAGTATAGACAAGTTCAATGAGCTTCATCTTATCTTCGAGTTCATCTACGAGTTCAGTATCGTGGATGTTATAATCTACGAATGTTTTCCAATGATCAGTGTAGAAGTCTTTGAAGTTATCCTCAGGATTCTCAAGCTTCTTCTTGCCGAGTTCTACGCTTGCGATATAGTCAAGCTTATATGATTCTTGGTTTGTATAGGTAAACTTCTTATATAGGTCGAGGTAATCTAAGACTGATATACCTACAAAGTTATATGATTGGATCGATGTACCACCACCCACATAAGCTTTCTTATCGTTAACTATACCCCATGGAGACATACGTTTGACATATTCATCACCTAGTACAAGACGGATCCGGTTGACAAGGTATGGTATATCGAATGCATTGATGTTCCAACCAGTGACCACATCAGGATAGTTGTTAGACCAAAATACGACGAACATCTTGAGTAAGTCTGATTCATCTTTACAGTGCATATACTTTACATCCTTACGATCAGTCATGTATGGACGAGAACCAAAAGTTACGATCTGTTTGTGATGGTTATCTTTAATAGTGATAAGCAATACTTCTTCGTTTGCTTCAGATACGTTTGGAAAACCATTCTCAGTTGCAGTCTCGATGTCGATTGAGAATAGCTTGATCATATCCTTATCCCAGTTTATGGTCTTAGGATAAGTCTCTGTGATGTATTGGTATTGGAATTGCGTTTGACCATGGAATGTAAAGCCTTCCACGTCTTTATAGCGTTCTACATATTCCATGCCTTCTTTGATGGATTCGAACTTAACAGGAGACACTGGTGTGCCTTCCAATGTATGCCAATCAGAATCACCATCTTTTTTAGGTACGAATAATGTGGGACGGTAAGGCACTTTACTCTTGAATGCTTGACCGTTATTGACATAACGGAGCAATAGAGAATTACCGTACTTGACTACGTTTGTATAGAATCTACTCATGATATAATTATACCACCAAAGTTATTTAATGTACACTTATTCCTTGACGGGATAGAAGTTTGTGGCAGGGAATGTAGATGAATCTCCACCAATCCATTGGATCTTGATGTTACCCTTGATGGTTTGGTCATTAATCCAGCATCCTTTAAGATAATGCTTGTCAATCCTTTGTGCTGCAGCTCTCTTACCACCATATTGTTTAGGACACTCATTATTTGATAAGACGATTCGTACATTCTCATTGTATTGATAGACCAAATATTCATCAGGCGCCTCAGCTGCATATACAACCAAAGGCAATAGTAAAAGCGTCAGATATTTCATGATCGCTCCTTATTGAAGTAGGTTTTATATTTATGCTACCAATGCCTCAATATACCTGCTATGATGAATATACATGTGATAAGATTAATGACTGCTATGATAGTCCTAAATAACGCCACACTATCTGCTTCATCATCACACTCAGATGCTTTCTCACCTAATGCTTTTGCCCATAACCTCCAAAGTGTTTTATGTTTTGGTGGTTGGTCTAAAAAATCATGTTCTAAAATCATTTTATACCCCCAGACGAATCTGCTTTATCTTTGTCCTCACGGATCTCCACAAAGATTGGGAGGAATAAACTCTCATCTTCGTGTTTACTCCTAATACGAGCGTTGTACTTGATAGCCACCACCTTACCGAGGACATCTTGCTTTTTAATCTTCTTGCGATCTTCATCGTTAAATCCACTCCCTACTTTAACTTTAATAATGCCATCCTCTGATTCACAGACGAGGGCTCCTAACATACCTTCATACTTTCCTGTGCCGTCTTCAACATCGACGATCTTTAAATCACATTCTAATTCACCTTTGAACTTAATCAAAGACTTAGATCTTTTATTTTCCCAAAATGCTTTTGGATCCTTGAGGATAATACCTTCCTCACCGATATCGTAGTACTCTTTAAACTTAGCTTGTGCTTCCTCAATGTTATTGACTATGAAGTTAGGCACTATTGATATCTTTTCAGATGGTGGATATAACTCATCCATCCTATATTCATATTCTACAGGACATTCACCATCTATGAAGTATGCATAAGGAATATAATCCCACACCGTGGCTCTAACCATAGCTGCTTCAGCTGCTGATATCGTACCCTTTAACGCTTTGTTAAGGATACCATTTCCTGTTTGTCTGTTTAATGGAAAGCCACTATCGTCGTATACGAGTAACTCACCATCAAATACACAATCACGTCCATTTGACTTATCTATAAACTCTTGTTCAAGGTTACCTAACAAGTCGATCGTCTTACCGTTGCGAGACTTGAATTCACATTGACCATCGCGAACGACGGCATTAAACCTCATGCCGTCGAGTTTTAACTGTACGTATGCTGGCCATTTCATCTTATCAACCAGCTTCTGTTCATATTGGGATGCTAACATACATGGATAGTCAACGACTAATCCAAGCCAAACATCATTGGCTGTAGCAGTAGATACACCGCATCGCAGGTCCTTAGCTATGATACGTTCAAGTACCATGGCATTTTTCGGAGAGAGTGAAGTAAGGACCTGTGTGAGGTGTTCTATTGCAGCATGACCAGTTACGGCCCTACTGCTTAACTCAAACAGTTGATCCATTGCTTGCATAAGGCATCCACTCCCAGTCGCCTCATACTTTGGAATCTTTCTAATGTAGAACTGTGTAAACGGATCTAATGCTAATCGAACCACTTCGCGTAGGACTTGATTGTCCTTATGCTCTTCAAGCTTTGCGATCTTATAGTTACGCGAAGCGTTAGCAGCAAGATCCTCTAATATATCAAATACTTCCATTAAATCCACTCTTCAGGTGTAAGTTGTAAATTTTGACCAATACGTTTCATAAGTGCATCGGCTATCTCTACTTGAACGTCATAGTCACTGATGCCTTCATCGTTGAATATTTCAGTGAGTCTTTCGTTTATCATATCTATGACATCATCAGTGAAAAAGCCTGAGTGATCGTCTACGAATTCTGTGATTACTTTTGCGTTGTTTACTTGTGTGACTGACATGTTATCTCCTATAGATGTAGACATCAAGTTTAGTTGCGTTCTTGATACCGCCCACGATGTTACCAGCCCAATCGTATGAAACTGGATTGAATGAACCGCGATGGTAATAACCAGATGGTGTAGGCATCTTAACTAGTGGTTTACGACCACGAAGCACAACGCGTTTCTTATTAGTACGATTTTCGTTTGTGATTGCTACAGCTTGCTTGATGATGTTTAGCTTTTCCATATCAGCAACTGAATTGACATCGACTGTCATTACATAGCTTTTAGATGTTCTCATCTTAACACCTCCGCACAACCAGCAGGGATCCTACGATTAAGACGACGGATTTGTTCCATCGTTTCTCTTAGGACTTTTTTGAGGTTTGAAGGTTCTTGAACTGAAGCGATGGCCTTTTCGATATCCATTGCAAAGATTACAAGTTCTGTTCTACGGTTGAACTTAGCAGCATGTTCTGCTGGGACTAAGTACTTTTCACCAAATTGACTTACTATTACTTTTTGCATTAATCTCTCTCCTTATTAATATAGAACCATTATACCAAACTGATGAATTAATGTACATAGGCCAGCTAAAATTAAATTGTCTATATGGATCAATAACTTGCATAATATATAAGTCTTTGATTACATTGGGCTTTTATTTGGGTGTGCCCGGGAGCGCCCAGGACAGCGATTACTATAGGTTATATCGTACTATTAAGCGCAGTCTGAAAGTGATTCCAGCCAGCGTTTGCTACATACTGCGTCTTTGGGACCACATGGATAGTCATTCACTGTTTCAGTCTTGACTTGTTTTGCCTCAAATACTGTGGTGATCTTTTCATCGACGACGATCACTTCGTCTTTTTGTTTGAATTCCATTGCTTTTCCTTGTGGGAGTTTATTGAGTTGGATTTTGTCCATTATTATTTATCTTTTTTACGTGTTTAAAAATCTTAAGCTGCCAAGCAAATCTGCGTGGCTCTACATCAGGGTGTGCTAGTCGTTCTCCATAGAATTCATAGAGTTGACTCCATAATTCTTCTAATCCCATAATGCGGTATAGTATTTTCCAAAAAGGTTTAATCCATTTTGAATACGAGCCCAATGTTTATCATGAGCCTTCTTATCGAACTTCAATGTGTGCTTAGGACCCTTTTTTATTTCAACGTTACCGTTAGGTAATTTAACCCATTTTTGATCTACTTTACCTGTCCAGAATGGTGCAGCCCAATCTTCTTTACTTAACTCTGTAAATGACCATATCATCTGATCCATCACATAGTCCCAGCGTTTAAAATAATTCTTGTCCGTCTCACCATTCTTTGATTGTACTTTACGTTTATCTCTTAAGTTTGTAGGAACATCTTTGTTATCAACATGTGGTGCACCATGCTTGTCCTTCTTAAGTTGCTTAAGCATAGGCAAGATAATAGGTGTAAGAGTGCTATCCATCGACCATGTATCCCATTTGTCTATTTTAATATACTGAATATCTCGTTCAAAGATACGTCTAATATCAAATAAGACTGAGCAGAACCAACCAAGTTTTGTGTACTTGATTATGTTTTCAACTAATGGTTCGTCATAGTCAATCTCACGCCAAAAGATTACCTTCTCAACAATTTCATATGGAGAGATCCAACTATCTTTTGGTTTATTCATATAAATTTTCATAGCATGCTCCTTACCTTTTTAAATACTTCTCGTCTATCACTAAATTTAACTTTGCCCTGTATTTCAACAGGACTAAAAAATGCAGTCCAGCCATGATCAGCATGAAATGTTCCTGTAACTTTTTTACCATTAATTGTATCAAAATAAATCCAAGGGTAATTGGCCGCAAAGGTTACATCTATACCTAATTTATTAAGTCTCGACTTAAATGTTTTTATTCGATATTCATTCATTTGCTTCTCCTAAAATAATGTCTCCACAGCGCAGACCTAATGATGCTGACCGCTGTGAATATCAACGTGATGCCCATACTGTCCCAAATAGTTGGGTGTAATCCGAACCATGGGAATATGATTATCTGTATGAGCAGTGACAAAAGGAAACCACTACCAACATCTATGAAGCTTTCAATGAAGTGGTTCATTTCATCTCACGTCTACATTCGATGATAACATTATATATGCCTTTGGATCCGTAATCATGCTCGATCTCATCAGCTCTTACATTACAAGCATGTAGATCGTAACATGGCTCTCTACCTATCTCTTTCGGTGTTCCATGAACCAGCATACTTATGACTAAGATGTAGGAATACATTAATGCACCGTTGGAATTAATAATTCCGCAGTTAAATTCCAATCCTCGACCTTAGCTCCTCGCGGTACATCAATACCTTCAATGATTGCCTTCTTAACAAACTCCATAAGAAGAGCGTTATAAACTTCGTCAGGTATCTCTTTAATATCTAATTTAATCTTCACTTATACCTCCACATATTTTAATTTAAAAGAACCGTGCTGATTTTCTCGTGGATATCCACGAGGGTTACACACAACACGGGTTATTCCAATTGTATAATCAAACTCATCATGTGTATGACCATGTACCCATAGTTTAATATTATCGCTAAGCTCCATCATGTAATCAAGCTTATTATGAAATGCGCCATTCATAAGAGTTTCATGCTTATACTTAGGATGACAACTATTTTCAGATGGACTATGATGCGTTATCACTACACAATCTTTAGAGTTGCTCAATGCGTGTTTAATATACTCGAGACTCTTTTTGTTTTCTTTTGTGGATTGCTCAGGTGTATACTTATAATAGTTTACACCATCAAAGTACTTGACAATCCTAAAATCAGGCATTGAAAATAAAGCAGCGTTCATCGTCATAGGATCTTCATTATTCATGTCTGTCCATAGAGTAGAGCCAATAAATGTCTTGTCTTCTAACTCAAACGTTTCATTATCTAATACATGGATGTTCTCCCATGTTGATAATGTTTCCTTTAGATCGTTTACTGTATCATTAAACATATAGTTATAATGCTCATGGTTACCCACCACATACAGCACATGTTTAAACTGCTCAGAGCAATTCTTAAAAAAATCTAAGTATTGATATTTTTGAAGATGCTTAACTACGCATATATCACCTGCAAGGATAAGCACATCAGCGTTCTCAGTATTATTTAATGTAATAGCTTCAAACTCCAAGTGTAGATCTGATGCGATTGCTAGTTTCATTCTTTGCTCTTTTTACCTATTATAAAATTCCAATGTTATGTAGTAGTAAGAATAGTAGCACAAAGAAACCTATAATCCACCAATTAATCTTTTCGCTTGGACTTTTGATACCTTTGAACTGAGATTGATATTCACCCCATCCGATTTCCTTAGTGCTGTGCGGGAAATGATACTGTCTTGGATCACGGTTGTAATCCCAGTACCCACCCCAATTATCTGTGCGTCTATCTTTTTCAGGCATTACCCTCTCCTCATCTTTGAAATATCGACTGCGTCTTCTGCTTTAAAAATTGGCACTGCGTTTGATTTGTGCAACTGACCGATACCTAACATAGCATCACCAGTATACTGCATCACGGCTTTTTTACCAGTCCCACCTGCTCCAGTGTCCAGACTAGGGATATGGCTAGTGCTACGACTAGGATCCACGATAACACGAGGATGATCCAAGCTAATAATACGGGATGGTTTTTGTACCACTTTTTTAGTAGGTTTAACATCGTACTTCTCCAATAGTTTTTGCCATGAAGCCCTTTGTGCACGTTGCTTGGCGTTTGGCTTACGAGGTTTACGTTTAGGTATGTGTGTATGAATAATCATTAAGCAGATTCCAATTCGTTTTGTTTTTCACGGTAATACTCGAGAAGATCATAAACACGAGTTGACTCGCTTGAATAGATAACCCAGTTACCATACTCTTGACGAGAAAAGTCGTTGACATACTCGAATCCACCATAATACTTAACACTACGATCGTCAACTTTGTTGATGATGATATAATCAAAGCCATCAGTGTAAGCGTAGCCAAAAGATCTACGGTCCATACCAAAAGCTTCGGGTTCTACTTTAGTATAGTCTGATCCATTGAGCATTATCTCAAAGTCTTGATCAAATTTATTTAATAAGTTATACATAATTAATCTCTTCGTTATCAATTTATATAACTATTATACCAAATTAGCTAATTAATGTACATAATTAAATATGTATATAAATCAATAACTTATGAAAAGAATGATTCTAGGCCTCCGGGGGCGGACTTGGGTGTGTTCCAATACGAACCAGTCCAATATGGGTATGATGCCCGTGATAGATGGACTGACTTTGGCTTCTCCATGTATTCGAAGTCAAGCTCACCCTTAGAGTTAATCATGTTGTCTACCCATAAGTATACCGGGAACTTGTCTTGAGACATGATCTCTTCTTTGAATATCTGACGAAGGTTGTCACGTTCCTTCTGTGTTCCGGTAAATGGTACACCTTTATAGTAACCAGTCTTTGGTAATACTCGTGACTCGTTCTCAATAGGTAATAGTTCCCACATAGTCACCTCCGCATCATACATATCTGAGATACGTTGACACTCTTGGATATACTTTGCTGCGAGTTCTTTAGTTGACTGAACCGGATCCGGAAACCTCATGAGATGGTGGCGGATATCGATGTTACCAAAGTAAACTTCTATTTCGTTATATTTTCCTTCTGGTATGAATGTGTCAAAGCCTTGCTTGATTGCACCATGTAGTGTCTTAAATGGTGTAGACACGTTCATCCATTCTGGTCGATACATACAAATAGCATGAGAATCCCCAATAGCAATCTTTGGATATCTCTTAGCAAGGTTAGGATCATAAGTGATAGCACGATCTTGTAGATCTTTGAGGTTGCCCCAATTTACATCATGCCATAAACGATTTATCTTCTTACCATCTTTGATTGCTTTCTCTACACGCGGATACAACATACCATAGTAATCAGGCATATCGATCACTAATGACCATACTGCACCTCTAAAGTTTGATAGCGCGATGATGTACTCGATGTTCGAATAGTTCTCCAACCCACCGAATAAGTTGAGTGATCCACCCCAGTCGTTACCATGATAGAGAGCAACCGTATCATATGCATTGTAATCATGTATCTGGTTACCTGTCATGTGTACAGTTACATCCATACCTGCAGTCATTAGTTGATCTGCATAGATGATACCTTGCGCAGCTTTGTGTGAATGGATCTTGTTAGAAACCGGCGAGAGTGGCTGTGTTAGTAGTAACTTCATCTTTTTTCCATTTTCTATATGAATTTGTTGTGTCAATAATACTATGATCTTTTAATATTGGGTCTGTGCCAACGTTCCACATCAATATATCTCTACCCGTATTTTTAGGTATGTACTTCCAAACCTTTGCATCGTATGTACGTACTGTTGGGAATGGTGGTAAGTTCTCGTATTTTTCTGGTGTTGCAAACTCTGCAGGTTCTGATATAAACTCTGCGCGACCTAACTCACCTTCTTGTAAGTTACGGGCTACTGCAACTGAATGGAACTTGGCATTTGGCCATGCTATCTGTAATGCTCGTGATAGTACACCAGTACTTATAGCTACATAAACTTCTTCAGGTTCTTTGATCTTACTTGCAGCGTATACGATACCTGCTGTTGCTAGTTCATGCTTCAAACCAAGTGGGATGAATGCATAACCGTTTTCTTCCGCGTATTTTTTAGCAGCGAGGTTTAGGTTAGGCATCGCTGCTATCCGTTCAAAGTGTACCTCTGCTCCACGTTCAATACAACATGCCTGATGATGTGATATCTGCTTGGATGATGGCATGAATAGTACAATCTTTTTACCATGTATCTTTGCTACATCACATAGAGACACACCAGCAAGCCCGACTCTTGGCTGTACATAAACTAATGTATCGTTTGGGATCTTGGCTGCAAGCAGATCACCAGCTCTTGTCTTTGTACCAACGATGAGATCATCTCGAACAACTCGTACACCTTCATGCATCACTGTAACAGGATCCGGATTGTACGGTGTCCATCCTTCACATAGAGATAGGTAATACTCTTTGGCTTGTGGCCATGTCATCATACCTACTTCTTTGTTTATACCCTCAACGAACGTTCTCATACTTTCCTCAATTTACAATTATCAAAATGCCATCTTTTCATAGCAGGTAAACTACCATTTAAACCACAATGGGGGCATACTATGGTTTGTTGAGCTCCTGTAGGCATCCATTCATGCTGGGAAGACTTTTTTTCCGTCTGGTCGTTTGGCCAAATCAAAACTATTAGGAAATATCCAATTATATGGTATACGCTTGGTAGGAGATTTTACTCCATGATTGATAGCAATGTGTTTCCAAAATAGACATGACTTGTCTTCTATGTTCAACCATTTTTGCTCTCTCATAGGATTGCGAGGATCATTTACTAATATATTCATTTGCTCAAGCCACATGTGTGCATGCTTGTTCTTAGGTACGAACTGACCATCTGGATCTATCTCATATTGTACCTTACCATTGAGGTTTACACCAAAGATCTGATGCATGCCATCAAAGTGTCCTGTACCACCAAACAATACTGACTCAGGATCTACGATATCAGGATATGCCATAGCCATGTATCGTGCAGTGTTCTTGCATGGATACAGTGGACTTCTAAAGTTTTGTTTCTCTTTGAAATACTTCTCAAGTAGTTTAGCATACTCCATCATGGTGAATGGTCGTCCTAACCTATTACGATGTTTATCTAAAAACTCCCACATCTCCTCAGCTGCCTTCTTAGGACCATCGATCAGCCAATCTTTAACTAACGTGTTCTTAGGATAGTAGATTTGGAATAGATCATTACGTGCATGTCGGTGTTCTTTAAAGTGTTCTCTTAGATTCTCTGGACCTTGATACATCAACCGTGTTAGTGTACCCCAATGTTCGTTACTAAATGAGAACGTTAGTGTATACCACAATCTTAACTTAGGATCTGTGACCTTCTTCATGATATCACAGAACGGATGTTCATGCCAATGGAGTCTATGCGAAAAGATCTGGTAATCTTCTGCTAACAACTGATCTCGACGTAGATCAAACTCTTGGCAAAACTCAAAAAACTTATCAAGACGTTTTTCAAGTGGCCAATCTTTCATCCATGATTCAGTAGGTTTGCCATCTTTTAATACTACAGGACTTGTACCCTTATAGGTAATATTCTTATACTCGATACCAGATATGAATTGAGCTAGAGTGTTTTGCATAGTTCCTTATATTGATCCACTGTCATATTATGTATCTTCAAGACATAATCGTCTGAAGGATGAGATGTTAATCTATTGAATGAATCTATTAGTTTAAGATCAAGCATTGCTTTCTGTCTACCGAATGGATGATCTAAGATCTTACATGATGAGAATATAACATCACGATCTATATGGTTATAGTCTGATCCAGGTCGTACATAGTTTTCTACCCAACGGATGAAGTCACAGCACACGTCTTCTGCATTATATGGGTATGCACCAGTCTCTACATAGATCCGTTCCATAACTTGATCGAGGAACTCTTCTTGCTTCATCTTAGTTAATGGTTTTGCAAGATATGAGATACACTCTACTGCATTTGTACCGTAGTAGAACGGTGATGTCTTATCAACGTACTGTGGGTACCAATCAGCCACGTCTGCAACTACTGCAGCATACTGGAAGTGGTACTGTCTTAAGTTATTCTTAACGTTCCAATCTAACATGAACGAACCGATCTCTCTTAGTGATCTCTGTCCACCAGATTCTAAAAACTCTGCTAGTTCTCTTGCTAATCGTGGTGCATACTCTGATAGGTAATAATCTCCACCACGTTTATATCTTGATCCTGCAGGTGGTTTAGGAAATGCTGGGAATTGGTATCCAACAGAAGTGTAGAAGGAGTATGGATAGTTGTTCACCATCTCGACCATGTCCTCAATAGTCTTACAGTTATGTAGCGAGAACAATAAGGTATTGTGGTATCCACTAGGTTTCGTACTGTAATTAATTGCAGAACCACATACACGATGGAGGATGAATATGTACAGCCATTCGGGCAGTTTAAAGTCGGAATGTTTTCCTGTCCAGTTATGTGCTACAGTATCTCGTTGATGTGTGATCTTACCTGCTTCCATCTTTTTCCAATATGGATGCTGATCCGTCCAACCATAAAAGCAATCATTAACGATCTGAGAGAAACCTGCATACTTACGTTCGACCACATCATACAATTCTACATGATGCAGTAGATCATCATTCATGTTTGACTCTACATGTGATATCATGCCATAAGGTGGTGTAAGAGATACATTACACTTCTCTTGCTGATCCTTTGCAAGGTTAAAGTATCTTATGTACTCATCATAGTATTGTGTTGTTTCAATCAATATAAACCAACCTCAGTTAAAAATGTTTGTAGTCTAAGCAGCATACCAACTTCATAGGCTTTACTATTTAGGTTCCTATTTCGTGGAGACGGATGATCAATCTTATAATGTGGTATGTCATACTTATCACATACTTTTGATACAAATCCACCAAGTGCAATCACTACTTTACCTTGTGTCTCTGTTAGTAATGCATCCACGTCTACATCAGACATCTTATAAGAGTTTATCTTATTAGGTATCACATTATGAAACGACCATTCATATAGACCTACTGTGTCCATCCAATCCTTCAGACGTGCAAATGTCCCATTCTTAAACGGTGTAGTTTTAGATGAGGGACATTGGCCTAAGACTATAACTTCGTCAGAAGGCCTATGATATGGAAGAAAATCCGTCACTGATTTCATAATATAATTATACCCCAAAGGGTATTAAAAGTACAATTAAGCTTTAAATTGGGCGTCGTTTGCACCAGCTAATACGATACCAGAACCGTAGATCCTGTTATATTCGTTTAGTAGTTCTTTCTTAACGTCAGTAATTGCTGCGATAGATGTATGATACACTGCAATAGTGCCATCATGGTAAGGCATAAAAGGAGAGAATCCGACGGATACTGTACCTTCTTTTGTTTGGTGATATACTAATGTGACACCATTTTCAATGACCATTGCACCTTCTCCTGAAGATATAAGGCCACAAATGATCTCTTCACCACTAGTAAATTTAATTAGTTTAATATCTGCCATCTTGCTCATCCTTTAAAATTATAAATTCAATAAAATTTGCTGCTTCTTCTAAATTGCTAAAGTGTTTTACAAAGAACTTATCCACATCCATCATGTGATTACCTACAACCATGACAGACATATGCTTAAGAACGGAAACCTTTAGTTGATAGTTGCCTCTCCGCAAGAACGGATAAGAAACTAAATCTTTTGTCAATTCACTCTTCATCATATATTTATGAGAGGGGAGATTGCTCTCCCCATCCCTTTAACTATCCATATCGTACTGTTGACCAGAGGCGTAATTAGCATCTTTAGCGTAGTCAGTTGGGTTATCTCTTTCATTTAAGAGTTCTCTAACACGGTCGATACCAGTAGACGGCGTTAAGTTGTCCGTGATCTCGATTTGACGAGGTTTCTTAGATTCAGGGATAACATTCTCAAGAGCGATACGTAAGATGCCATCTTTAAATTCAGCACCACGCACTTCGACCGTATCAGCCAACTTGATTGACTTAGTGAACGAACGCGTTCCGATACCTTTGTGGAGGTATTGTACATTGCCATCATCAGGATTCTTTTGTCCTTTGATGATCAATAAGCCTTCTTCTAAAGTGATAGTTACCTCTTGCTTATTGAAACCAGCGATAGCCAATTCAACGATATATTCGTAATCGTCTAGCTTAATAATGTTGTGAGGTGGGAATGCTTGGTTGTTGTTTAGTGGTGCTGCGAGCATCTCATCAATCTCTCTTAGCATACTTTCAAAACCAATAGTTTGTGGCCAGATAGGGCCGAATGATACATTTGTAGTTCGCATATTTTTCTCCTTAGTTAAGCGAGTTTAACAAAATCCTGCCCCCGAAGGCTGCAGGTTTAGGCAGTTTCCTACCTAAATTTATTTATAATACGAAGGAATACTTTTTTAAGTTTTTGTTTACGAGTTAATGGTGCAGGAGGACTACCGATACAGCATACTCTGTCCCATTCTCGTTGAGTATAATTAGGCTGCATCATCTATGATGTCTTGTAGTGCTTGGTTGATTGGCTTATAGCCATAGTAGTGGAGCTTCTCTGACTTGCGGTCTAGAAAGTCTCGACGTTTTTCAATATCTCTTGCTCTATAGGCAGCTTCAAGGATCATCGTATAACGGTTACCTTCACGAGTCTTTTCATGTGCTGCAAGTACTGCTGCTACGTCTACTCTTGGTAAATCAGCCTTCTTTTTGACTTGTTGCATTCCACTGTCCTCCATAATAACGTTCAAGTTGACCTACATTATTTAATCTTTGATCACCGTCTTGTGGTGTGTCAAGCTTAACTGACCAGTCAATCGCATCAAAGTTCTTATCAAATTCTTTGGTGGCAGTCTTAGATAAGATGCTGTCACCGGTGATATCATTCTTTGCTGCCATTATTTTGGCAACTTATCTTTTTTTGGACGACCTTTGCTTTCTTTTTTCTTATCACGGTTTCCCATAATTTTCTCCTTAATATAATTTTTTAGGTGGTTGACTTGATGCTACTTTTTTCAACCAACGTTTCTTCGCCTGACTCTTTGCTTTCTTACGAGCTACACATGGCTTTTCATACTCCATACGTTCTCTTATTTCAATCAGAAGCCCTGAGTCTTCTACTTTGTTTCTAAACTTACGAAAAGCTTTTTCAAATTGGCCTTCTTGTACGTCTACAAATAACCCTTGTTTAGAGTCACTTTGTTTTGGCCTAGGTTTACGATTAAATTCAGCCATTAGTAACAAGTTCTCGTTCTAGTCACGTTACCATATTGATCTACTGACTCAACCCATGCTGTACAGTTTTGATATACAGTTGGAGCTTGTTGATAGATCACTGTAGGTGCTGGTTGTACATAACGTGGTTGCGCTAGTTCGTAACCGATAACTCCACCAATTAAAGCTGGAGCAACCCAATTTACACCACCTCCATGATAATACCCACCATGGTAACCACCATAATAGCCGCCATATCCGCCATGATAACCTGCGAATGCTGAGGTTGATGCTGTCGCTAATGCTAATACTGCTATAAGTTTTTTCATTGTACTTCTCCTATTCTGAGACCATTGTACCATATTTATTAATTATTGTACATAGGCCCAATTGTAACAATTTGTAACCACTTTTTAGATCTATTCTTATGCCATGCCTTAATAGATTCAGACATTTTTCTTTTTTGTTCATCTGACATTACAAATGACTTTTTACCTTTAGTTGCTAAACTCATTTTGCGCTTAGTTTCTTCAGATCTAGGAACTCCTGCTAAACCGCCTTTAGTTCCTTTTTTGCTTCTACTTATCTTTTTCTTAGATTCTTCAGTATGTTTTTTACCATACCAGTGGCTTTCTTCTTTTGGAAGACCTTTATTCCATGAATCTTCTATTATAATTTCAGAGTTAGCTTCTAGTTCTTCTTTAGTTATAATCATAGTTTTAAGGGAATTAAACTCTTCTGGAACCGGGGATAAATATGACATGCTGGCACTCCTTTTAGTGTTAGAGTCCTTGGAGATTGCCGTCTCGCGAAGGACATTTTTCATATTATATTTATAAAAAAGGGACCTCTAGGATCCCTTTTATTCTTTAAGAATGATCGAATTAACGATTCATTACATAAAGGGTAACTTCAAAGCCAAAGCGCATTTCAGTTGCTTGAGGTTTCGTCCACATAGTATTTCTCCTTTGTTTATAAAAATTTATAAACTCAGATCGTTAGAGAGAACGGCTTTTAACTCAGACATTCAAGGTCTAACTTGAGGCTCATATTCCTGTAGAGTTTCCCCTACATTACTATCTATACAATACTCTTAAAAAGAGACTAGTTAAAAGTATTAATACTTAGTAATCCTGTGCTTAATATTCTGTATCAGATTTAGGCATCCTTTTGATGCCACCAATGTTATATTTTGGTACGAGTTCCCACTCACCCTTCTCTTTAAAGGACACTACCTTTATCTGAGATAAGCTAGCTTTTGGTTCTGCCTTAGACTTATCAAGGATCTTCAGCAGACCCCAGTCTTGAAGGAGTTCAGCAATGATATTGCGTCTCTCAATGTCAGACATGGAGATATCCGATTCCTTGCCATCTAGGGCAAATAATTCTTTGAAATGTACAATGAAGTACTTTCCTTGTTTATGTAGTATGTGGCATGATTGGAATAGCTTTTTGTCTTTTCGACTTGCTATACCTATGCGAGTTAGAGTCTCTCTGACTTTGAGGAAGTTATCCGGTTCGATCAAGTCAACTTCTAACATTGCATCTGGTGTCCAATCATAATATATCATGATACTTGTCATTATAAATCTTTCTTTATTGATTACATTATATATTTATAAGACTATTAGTTTCTACCACCCTTATCATAGGCTTGCCTGATCTCCTCCATCTGCATTGTGGATAGGATACTGAGGACTTCATGTGCTCTCTTCTCAGAGTAGTTATAGTGCTTCATGATAAGCTTGACCTGATCTGTGGTTGCATCCCTCTTATGCCACTTGGAGAACCTCTTCTTTTTAGGGATAGAGTTCTTGAGGAATTCAAACTGCCACTGTGTAGGGATCTGGGCGTGCATGTTCATCTCGTTGGCATACATCACTGTATCCGGGAAGAACGATAACCCACGGTTGATCATGAAGGGAGCATAGTCCTTGGATGCCTGTGGATCCTGGAATAAGTCCTTCTTGTTCTCGTTTATGGCATTAAGGAAATCAAATGGTGTCATTTACCCATTCCTCTGCTGCAGCTTCTGCGATATCTTCATCTAACTGAGAATCTCTACTGATTAACTTACCGTCTTGGTATAGTTCTGCTATAAACCATCTACCCCACTTATTAACCTTTGCTGTCTTGCCATTATCTTGGCCAAAGTATTCACTTAAAAATACTGTCTCAATATTACTCATTTTAAACCTACCTCTTCAAGATTTTGTTTGTTTGCCATGAAATTTGTATCGGGAAACCGTTTTTGTAGTAATGCGGTTATCTCGCCTCTTGTATTACCTTGTGCTAAGAACTGTTGGGTGTCTCTATTATATGCTAGTATGGCATGTTCCATCTTAACAAAGTTTATATTAACTATCTTTTTTTGAGGTAATGGAGCATCAGCAATATTACCTAAGATCTTTTGCACTTTATAATATATAAGGATCTTAAGTGCTATCCAACCTAAAAAGAATCCTGAGACAAACGTAAGAAAATAGTTCATGCCTTCCCTTCGAATGGTGGAGTCCCACCGTTTTTAATATACTCGTCATAGCTACGCATCTTAACATTATGGATAGCTATCGCTGTTTCACGGATATTCTCCATCTTGTCTCCAGCTGGGTTTGACTGTACAAAACCTCGTTCGATTAGGTATGATGCTTTGTCCCAATCGTCTGAGTCGTATTCTCTTTTTACTTCATCTTGCATGATGACATAACCTCCGTAAGTGCAGCCATGAGGTTTAGTTCATGATCTGCAACGAACGCAGCCTTATACTGATAGTCAGCAAGTATCAATACTAATTGTGGGATACTAGCTGGCTCCATGTTTACTGAAGCTGTGTCGTATAGTTGTCTAAAGATATTTATAGTCTCTGAGTCTCCGTTCTTAGCTACCCACTTCCTAACTTCTGTGAAGTTCTTTTCCTTCATGTTGTTGATGAGTTGCTTGAATGAGTCTTCAGTCATGTTTACAAGGATGCCAGCATCGATCTTACCTGACACTGAATATCTCTGTAATTCGTTTAGTACACGTCTCCAATCAGGAAAGTGTTTAGTGACCAACTCTGCTACCACCTTCTGGTCTGCTTCAACGTTCTCTTGCTTTAAGATGTTCATGGTACGTTTGAAGAAGGACGCTGCGATCTCTTGCTTCTCTGTATTCTCGATCTTAAAGTCAATGACTGAACATCTACTATGTAACGGCTCGATGATACGGTTCTTATAGTTACATGTAAAGATGAAACGACAGTTGTTAGAGAACTCTTCGATGAATGCTCTAAGCGCTGGTTGTGTAGAATTTGGGTTTAGATAGTCTGCTTCGTCTAGTATGATGACCTTCTTAGCGTCAGTCAACGATACTGTTGAGGCAAAGGATTTGATCTTGGTTCGAAGGACATCGATACCAGATTCTTCGGATCCGTTTATGAGAAGATACTCGGCTCCGATCTCGTTACATAATGCTTTGGCAACGGTGGTCTTACCCACACCTGCCGTACCACAAAATAAGAAGTTAGGCAGTTCACCGGTTTGGACGAACTGCTTGAATGTTTCTTTTAAGTTCTTTGGTAAAATACAATCTTCGATCGTCTGAGGTCTGTAGCGTTCAACCCATAAATATTCCATAATATCTCCATAATATAAATTAGCTTACGCTTCAAATGTTGAATCAGCTTCAACTGCTACATAATACACTAGATCACCTGCGCCTTTAAAGCGTGAGATCTTTTTAGATGAGATAGAAACATCATAGTCACCTGGTACCATCTTAAGGTTCTCGATCTTGAGGTTCACCTTAAACACCGATGTTGTCGTACCTAAGGTATATGTATATGCATTTGATGTTGCATTCTTCTTATCACCCACGACCACTTGGATGGTTGATCCATCACCCAACAGTGCAACATCTGTAGACTTGAGGATTGGTGCGGTCTTGAGGATCATAGCTAATACGTTTGCTTCAAGCTTGAAGTTGATCTCTGCATCGGGGAATACGATCTCTTTCTTAGGTACAACGATAGAGTTAGGTGCTGCAGCAAAGTACTTGATACTGCTGTTACCTTGTTTCACTGTCACTGTCTTTTCAGAGAACTCAAGATCTGGATCCTCAAATAATGATAGCACAGCAAGGAACTCGTTCACATCATAGATACCGAACTCATTAGGGAATGTTTCAGTAACTGTACATGATGACATGATGGTGTTACTTACTGCAATTGTAGATAGTACATTGCCTGGTTTAAATAACAAGTTGTTATTGATTGAGGCATAGTTTTTAATCAGTGCCAATGTTTCTTTACTTAGTTTCATTATATTTTCCTTCATCAAGATCTAACATAAACATTAAACAACAAATCGCATGAGCTATATGATTGACTCCTGTTTCAGGATCATACATCTCACCTTCTTTATATGCCCACAGGTGTCTCTGTGCTGCATCAAAATACCTACGATTGCCATCTGGTACTCTACGCCAATTATCAGGCTCATACTTCTCTGCGCCAAATGTCAATACTTTAACAGTCTCGCGTAAAGCGAGAGGTGGAATAAGTCCATATTGCAACTTACCACCATCGAATTTGCGTCCACCTTTGTGGTCTTTACTCTGCGAAATCTTTAATTCGTCTTTAGTCATCGTGTCTCCTCTGTTTAGAACTCTCAGTTAAGAACTCTAAAGAGAGGAGGCATTGCGCCTCCTCGAACTGACTTACTAGAGAATTGACTCTTAGAATGCTGAACCACCTAATACAGCATAAGCTGCAGCAATCATTTTACGGCTTGGTGTACCTAATCTGTAACGAGTAGTTGATTCACCATTCCAAAGTGTAGAATTGTTTGCATAAACTGCATAACCCTTCATACGTAATTGACGAACTGCTTCATGCGGGTTAGCAAGACCAAATCGTGCAGTGATTTGTTTAGCAGTTACTGTTTTACCTGATTTAAGGTAATTGATTAATGATGTTGTTGCTGACATACTATTACTCCTTGAAATTGCGACGTTACGGGAAATGCTGATAAGATTGTCGCTTGTCTTACCGAATACTGTACCATTATACACTGGTTTTGAATTAAAGTTAAATAATTTTTTTAAGTTCATAATATATTATGGCTTTAGGCCATACTCCTTGATCACGTTATTTAATAATGGTGAGAACTTAGATAAGTCAATCACCGCTTCTACATTTCCACTGAGGTAATCCTCCATCTCCGATTCAGTGGGGACCGGAAATCCATAAACACTTTTCAACTTCTTATTCTCTGCTACTATAAGCCAATTAGGATAGCCTAACTTGGGACATCCATCTTCTCTGGCATCGACCATAATCTTATGATAGTCTTTTATCTGAGTAAGATCTATAGTCTCATCAGAGTGATTGAAGCGATTCATCACCTCAATCACGTACATCTTTTGTGTTGGCTTTAGTTCTTTAAATTGCATCGTTTGTAACCGTAGTTGTTACTGTTTGGCTAGCTGTAGCTGCATTATAAGCATCTGATATAGTTGCATAAGCTGCAGCATCACTACTATTCACTGGATCATGTAACACTTCTGGTGCTGGGTTTGATATCTTATCAAATACATCCATGAATGCAGCTTTAGTTTGTGGATCGAAACGGTTACAACATAACTCGATCGCTTTCTCTTTCTTTTTGAAGATTGAGAATGCTCGTACGATATGAGTCATACGACGGGTTGTGATGGTCTCGTCTACACCACCGTCTTCGAATGTGCGACGGATAGCATCAGCCCATTTAATCAATGTGTCTGCAAAGTCTTGGTCCTCACAGTTATAATGCTTCATAAGGTTCTTAACGATCTTCATCTCGACTGATGCATTAGGATACTCTTGTTCGAATGTCACTGCGAAACGCTCGAGGAATGCTTCGTTAAGTACGTTTGTGCCGATGTATCGGCCATCGTCTGAACCTTTACCCTTTGTGTTAGCTGTAGCAATGATGTTAAAGCCAGCAGCTGGAACTATAACCTCGTTCTTAAGCTTGAAGTAGTAAGGCTTGCCTTCGAGGATAGGCTGTAAACACAATAGTGTGTTAGCTGAACCAGCATCCACTTCGTCAAGCAATAATGTATAACCGTTACGTAGAGCAATCAATACTGGGCCTTCCACGATCTCCACGTTACCATTAATAAGTGTCTTAGCACCAATAAGTTGCTCTTCGTCAGACATCATGTTAAGGTTAACACGAATAAGTGGCTTACCAAATTTAGCGCAGATCTGCTCGATCATGGTTGACTTACCGTTACCCGTAGGGCCGGAAATATAAGATGGATAGAAAAGTCCAGCTTTGATGATCATCTCGAGATCTGAATAGTTGCCAAATGGTACATAGTTTGGGTCCTTGGCTGGGATTAATGTCTCAGGTCTATCGAAGTTTACGATGGCTTGGCTTTCAATTTTTACTGGGGTTTGAACCACTGAAAGCACTGGCTTTGGAATTACTGAAGGCACCTTCACGTTATAAACACCACGTGACACCTGACCAGCAATCATGAACCAAGGCATAGTATCATAACCTAATGAATTTACCACTGTCATAAGATCGGTCTTACTGATCTCAGGGGTTTTAACTAGACCTGGATAGGTCTCGAATAGTTTAGCTTGAACTTCAAGCTTTTGTTCACTTTTATATCTCATAATGTAGTCTCTCCGTTATCAATTAACAAAACCATTATATACTGAATATGAATTAATGTACATAGGCCCTAAATATATGATTCCAATAGTCTTTTTCATAAGTTATTGATTTCATTAGCTTTATGCCACCAGCCCTATAAACTGATTAAGCAATATGCGACTGGTCTTCTTATTTGAGAGCATCTTGGTGAGCTCCCGGGCGATCCTGGATGCGCTTTCCTTTTTACCTATAGAAAGCTCTTTGTCATCCTCAATCTTAGCTCTGGATTCAGCCACTATGAAGAGCTCGTCCCGACCTGTATCCTTCATTGATGCAAAGCCATTCTTACGAAGATCTCTCTTCATGTCTTCGATACCCATAGCTGAGATGTGTGAGCCATGACCATAATGAGCTACGAATGCATTGTGTAGATATCTGAACGTTGGTCGTGTGATGTAAAATCCTACAGTAGTGATAGCATGTCTATCCTTAATCATCTGTAAGAGTGACTTAGTTTGCTCTGCGTTCTCTGACATTGGATAGTTCTTACGAGTTACTGTATCAGATAAGAACGGCTTGACAGTAACATAGTCTTTGCCATTATAGTTTCGTTTCATCCTGATCTGATCAAATCCAGTTCTTAAGTACTCGCCTTCACCGTCAGTCAATGTGATGAGCGTCATCTTTTCTGTACCGTTCTTACTCTTAAATTCTGGGATGTAGTTGTATAACCATGCTAACGCAGAATTCAATGGAGTACCAGATGTTTTAAAGTTGTGAAGGTTATAGAATAACCTTGATAAAGTGATGGTGATCATCTTATTAAATTCTGATTGAGTCATCTTAGATGAGAATAACTCCATCATAGTAAGACCAAACGTGTCAACTTCAGATTCACCTGCTGTCATCATACGGGTACCATCAGCGTTTCTGTACTTAGTATCAGACCAACCGTTTGTGAATGCAAATACTTGGAATGGGATCTGAGCACCTCTACAAAACATTGCTAATGATACGACTTGCTCGATCGTTGATCTTAACACATGATCCATTGAAGCTGACCAATCCAATAAGAATATCATACCATGACTTTTACCGTTAGGGATAGACATCACTTGTTTGAATATGTCATCGTTTAGTTTATAAGCATAAAGCTTTTTACCATCCAATGAACCAGTCTTTGCGACCTTAGCACGTTTATAGTTTTGTGCTGACTTACGCATCTCGAATTCTTTTACTAAGTAGCTAACTACGTTCTTAGATGATGCTTTAAACTTCTCAGCGCGTTCTACGTCATCATCATTAATTACTGAAGCACCGCTAGCATTCCATTCTGCTTCATATTCTGCATGCTCTGCAAATACTTCTTTATAGGTAACCATTGGATTGACCTTAAATTGTTTAGGGATAGTGATGTACTTGTATTCGATTGAAGTATCAGCTAATTCTTGAAGCTTCTTATCTAAGTTCTTTTCAGTTTGTGACTCTAACTGATCTTCGAGTGAGTCTTCAAGGTCTTGAAGCGGATCCGTTTTGGTTGATGGTGATGATTGCTCGTCTTCGATCTGATCAGTCTCTTCCTCATCTGCATCAAAGTCTTGCATCTGTGAATTACCTTGCTCTTCAGACTCTTCTTCTTCAAATTCTTCGTGATCGTCTGACAATGCTTTCATCTGTTCGATCTTGTCTTCCATAGCTTTCTTAGAATAGTCATAGATCTCTTTAGCTAACGCGATCACATCTTTACATGTCTCAGTCTCTTCAGCACGTCTTACGAATGCTTTCTCTTCAGCATTAAAAGTAACACCGCATGAATAACCAGCTTTGAAATATAGGTTGATCTTATCGATGAGTAACATATCTTTGAAACCGTTAGCTACACCAAAGAAGTCTCGATTATTAAGTTCTTTATAACCTAAGTTGAATGACTTACGAAGACCAGGATATCTGCGCTTCATAAGCTTCTCGATACGTACATCCTCAAGCACGTTCATATAGCCTGAGAAGTGAGGGGTATCTTTATAAGGGTTTTTAGTTGAATACTCTTCAAGAGTAGTGTAAAGCGCGTGACCTACTTCATGACCAACTAACATATCAATAAGATCGTTAGTCATGTCCTTCCATTGTGGAAGTCTTAGGACACGATTTTTGATGTCAAACGATGCTGTAGATACAGGTGCCTGTATAACAGTAAGGTTTTCGTTTGCTAATAATTTTGCTACTAAGTCAGTTTTTGTCATCAATCTCTCCAATTAATATAACCATTATACTATAAGGGCTATTTAATGTACATAGCCCTTAAGTTATTGATTTATATAGATAATTATGTAAGTTATTGATTTTATTGAGGATTTAATTCATGAAGAGTAATTTGTTTTTGCTCAATTTGGGGGTTATTTTGTAAGAATTTTTTTAAGTTTTGCTCAGTAGTGAATAATTCGATAAATGTATGATTTGAATAGATGTCACGGGCATGTAAAATAAAAATGTTTGTCATATTTAGATCTCCTTAATTAATAGAACCATTATACCTAAAATGCTATTTAATGTACACATTTATTTTTAACACGCAGGACCAGGGATCCGGGATACCAGCATACACCCATTATCTCACAAATATGATTTAATGTACATAGGCCCTCCCTCCATGTAAGGTACATTAACCTATCTAGTCAAAAAATGGGCTGTCCTGGGAGCTGCCGGGCACTTGTCTATATAAATCAATAACTTAGGAGTTTGTGACTACGGAACTGAAATCGTTGGTCTTTTCAAAGCGGATGTTATTCTTAAACTTATCAAGAAGCACATCACCTTTATGGGATATAACGAACACATTGGTGTTTTCACCCAACGTATCCATCACAGATAGGAAGTAATCAGTACCAGCCACATCAAGACTAGAATCAAATATCTCATCTAGTAATAGTAAGTTGGTGTTCACTGAGTTTTTCATCTTAGCGATCTGACGCCAAGTGAATAAGATTGCGAGATCTATACGCATCTTTTCTCCTTCAGAGAACGAAGCATAAGTGAACTCGTCTCTAAACCTAGATTTAATCGATTCATTGAACGATTCATCTAGTTCAAACTTAACAAAGAAGTCCATTGCGGACAGATACATGTTAATTAGTTTGTTCATTGCTGGTAGGTATTCACGTATGATAGTGGTCTTGATACCAGTATCCTTAAGCAGTACGCTGGAGATCTCTTGTAGTTGTTTCTCTTTCATGAGGTCTATCTTTACTTCATTCTTTGCTAATGCATCGTTAGCGAGTAACTTGATCTTATCTTTCTCAGAATCAATATCACCTTGTACAGATAACTCGTTGATCTCTTTCTCGAGTTGTTGGTTTGCTTTGATAAGCATGTTCATACCATTGATCTCTGTAGAGATAGAGATGTTTTTATCTTGTATTTGATTTAAGACGTCTTGTTTCTCTTGTAGGTCTACACTCAACTTAGTATAAGCTGAGTTCAGCGTATCCATGTTGGATGTGATCTGTTGTTTACTTTCAGTTATCTTACTAATGATCTTATCTTTATGTTCGTGCTGTATACCTTGCTCACACGATGGACACGTCTCATTACTTGTAAAGAACTCGATATGCTCATCAACTTGTGTAAGCTTTTGTGATAGCTTATTCATGTTTGATTTACACATATCAATATTTTTATCTACATCAGCTTTATCATGTAGTTTAGCATTCAACTGTTCGATGTCTTTGTTCATGAGATCTACTAGCTGAGTCTTATCATTTATCTCGTTGATGTTGGCATCGATCTTATTTCGTAGTATCTGTACGTTTTGATCTTTAGAGTTTTGTAATGAATCAATCAAGCTCTTCTGTGCTTTAGCTTGTTCGGTGATGATACGGATCTCAGTCTCTACGGCAGATAGCTCTTCTTTATTCTCTGCTATCTTTTCTTTGAGGATAGTATTCATCGTTGAGAATACCTTGATGTCAAGGATATCTTCGATGACTTCACGTCTTTGCCATACAGGTAACTGCATGAACGGTACAAAGGAAGCAGATCCTAATATCACTACCTGGGTGAAGGTTTTATAATTAAGTTTTAGGATCTGCTGTTCGAGGACTTTTTGATAATCTTTTACGGCTGCATCTTGGTTGATGATCGTTCCGTTCTGATATATCTCAAAGATATTAGGTTTGATACCGCGTACTACTCTATATTGGATAGGACCAATGTCAAACTCAATCTCAACTACGCAGTTCTTTTGATTGATAGAGTTAACAAGTTGGTTCTTATTGATATCACGAAATGGTTTATTGAACAGTGAGAAGGTAAGTGCATCAAGGATAGTGGACTTACCTTCACCGTTTTTCCCAACGATTAAGGTTGTTGAGTGACCGTTTAGTTCTACTTTGTTTGGGGAATTACCTGTTGAAAGAAAGTTTTTCCAATTCACTGACTTAAATATTATCAAACAACCTCCTGATTGATTGCTTCAATGTATAAGGATTTTACAAAGGTTTTAATAGCTTCCTTATCTCCCTCCGTTTGGATGGAATCAATGTAATTACCAAGAATACTAACAGTATCTTCCAAATTAATTTCAGCGTCGATGGTGCCTTCATTGAACTCAGAAAGGTCTTCGATGATTTTGACTTCATATGGTTGTTGTTCGTATAGTGTGTTAACAAACCTATCAAACTTATAGAGATCGGTTTTATTTATAACCACTAACTTAATGTATTTGTCCTTTATATCTATGGTTGTAAGATCGATTGGCTCTACATCCTTATCATTATACTCGATCTTTTCATGTATAGTGAAAGGGTTTTGATGAAACTCTAACTGTCTTGTCTCTGTGTCGAATACTGAGAATCCTTTTGGATCACTAGCATCTTGCCATGTCATCTCGTATGGAGTGCCAACATACTCGATGTTTTCTTGCTTTGATCTTGTATGGTAGTGACCAGATAATACACGTTCATACTTTGCAAACATCTCATGAGATAGACCTTCTTCTGAGTGCATACCTCGGTACATCGGGAATCCTGCTATCTCAAAATGACCCAAGCAGAGATCAGATTTACTGCTATCAATAAACTCAAATACATCATTCTCATTCTCCTTACAAATCCATGGTATAAGATCGATAGAAGCATTATCTTCGTGCATACGTGTAGGTTTATCGATCACTGTAATATTATCATACTCACCAAGTATCAATGATTGTGCATTGACAGCTAGTGATTCTTTCCAAAATATATCGTGGTTACCTAATAGAGTTATTAGTTGGATGCCTCTTGTCTTTAGTTCATCAAAGAAGTATCGTTTACATTCAGCGAGTGTATTGAAGTTAACAAACTTACGACGGTCGAATAGATCACCTAATTGATAGATGACTTTGATTTGATTTTGCTCCATGTATGGGAATAGGAAGTCTCTATAGAACTTCTCCATGTATGTATGGAACTTTAATGAATCACCTCTAACACCGAAGTGTGTATCGCCTAATACAACAAATTTACTCACCAAATTCATCCTCAATAAAAGTGTCTAATGTAATAGTGTCGTCTTTTTTCTTTTTCTTCTTTTTCTTCATACGCTCTTCAAACCCTTCATCGAACGTACCATGTTGTTGCATAAACCCGATGTAGGAGTTTTGAAAATCTTCATCGTTATCTGAACCTTGTGTTTCAAAGGATTCTACTGTTACGTCTCTAATTAGTTTACCACGGATATATGATTGTTTCTTTTCTTTTTCTATACGTCTAAGGAATGCATAGTAGATTATCTGTGTAAAGTAACTGAAAGGATTAGATGATTTTTCAGGATCAAAGTTATCAAAGTACATGATACAGTTCTCGATGCCGTCTAGGATCATGTCATCTTTATAGGAATAGTTGATGAAGTTTGGTCTATTAGCAAGCTTGGTAGCTATCTTAAGTATACACTCACCAAGGTAGTTTGATATCTGGGGTTTTGGATCTCCACATGCCTCTGCTTCAGCAACCTGCTTCTTATACTTCTTAACTGCTTCAAGGAAGTCTGGATTGTTTACGTAGTGGACTGGTTTTTTCTCAGCCATGATGTGTTTCACCTTTATTAATAATTAAGACCATTGTACTACATAGTTAGTATAAAGTAAAATTATTTTATGCAGAGAATGATGAACCACACCCGCATTTAGATGTTGCGTTTGGATTTTTTATTGTGAATTGGGATGCGGCTAAAGTTGTTTCATATGCTATTTCAGATCCAGCTAAATACTGCATGCTCATAGCATCTACTAGTAACTTAACTTCATGCTGTTCTATGACAAAGTCGTCTTCATTTTGATTATCGTCAAATGTGAATCCATATTGAAATCCAGAACATCCTCCTCCTGATACGAATATACGTAGCATAAGGTTTGGAACATCCTCTTCTTTTAATAGGGCTTTGATCTTATCCGCTGCTGTTTGATCTATTGTTATTTGATCCATAAAAATAATTGTACATTAAATTGGCAAAGCTGTATTATAACTGTATGGGGTTTTTCAAGTGGTTAATGAATAGTTTTAGATGATTCTACTTGAATAGAGGGAAACTCTTCAAATTCTTCCATCCTATCTTTAAACATCGCCTGTAGTTTATCAGCTAGTTCTTGCATCTCGTTCGGGTTGTATGGTTCCGGAACTTGGGCGTTCATCGCGATGAAGTCATCGATCGCACGGTTATACTCGGCTTCATATTTTGGATCAAGGTTCTTAATGAATATTATCTGGTTCTTTTGAAATGTATACTCATCATCTCCGGCAAAGTAAGTATACGGAGACAATACAACGGATTCTGCAGGTCCATGGGACGTCATCCGTGGGACATGCTTTACTATCATAGGAAATAATACGCTTATCTCATAATCATCTTCTTTTATGAGATGAGTTACGAGTTCTTCGCCTGTAACCAACTTCATTACGATGTAACGATCGCCGATCATATGTTTACCTCGTGGACTTTGTATTCGAACCGTTCATCTGAATAGATCTTGATTCGCTCTTCAAAGTGGTTAAATGTATGGTTCTTTCTTGTCTTATATTGTAAATCATCAGCTACATCATATAGTTTAAGGTGTGTCTTACCGTCTTTAAGCCTTAACCCACGACCGATAGATTGGAGGTTTCGGATCTTAGACTTAGTAGGAGAAGCAAAGATAATGTTCTCTATACTAGGTATATTTATACCCGTGGAGAATGTGGCGTATGAGGCAACTATGATTGTATTATCATCAAGTTCGGTATTCTTACGGATGTCTTCACGATCTAATGTATCCACTCCGCCATGCACGAAGTATACCGTCTTGTCAGGGGCTTTAGTCTTTATCATATCATATAAGACAGCTCCATGTTTCTCTACGTATTGGAATAGGACAAGAGTGTTACCCTTACAGTTGATAGCAAGGTTCCTAATAAACTTATTGCGGGCCTCATTTGATATGAGGAAGTCCATCTCTTCTTGGTACATATGTTCTTTACATGCTTTCCTTACCTCTTCCTTATACTTAAGTAAGATGCAGTTGATGTCTATGTTTACTACCTTACCAGAATCCATCAGTTCTTTTGTTGTCGTTACTCTATGAACTGGTCCAAATAAACCTTCGAGCGTGAGTTGGTTTAACTTTTTATTATCAATCGTACCCGTGGTACCTATACGATACTTAACATGCTTCATCTTTTCCATTATGGATATCAAGGATGTGGCTTTGAATTGGTGCGCCTCGTCTCCAACTATGACGTCAAACTGCTCGAACCATTGTTTTGGTTGGGTGTAGATGGACTGCCAAGTGGTGATAAGGACGTTAGATGTTATGTCGCGCGTAAAACCTGAATATAGTTTTTGGCAGTTAGACTTAACTGACCATCCATTATGCGATGAGTAGTCTTCAAAATCCGAATACATCTGCTCGACTAATGATGTGGTAGGCACAACGATGATGATCTTACGATCCTCTTCAAGGTGCCATCTCATCAGACAATAGATCATGAATGATTTACCAGATGCAGTAGGTGATAGTAACACTGTACGGTTAAGGTTTAATGCTGTGCGTACTGCTTCTATTTGATAATCTCGTGGTGTTATTGGTTGACCACGACCGTACAAGTCAAGGTCATAGATGAACTTAGATATTTGGTCTAACGTGTAGTTATGTAGATCAAGTGGTTTTGGATAATCATCTGTTGGGTTGAACGTTAGCTCGTAGTTATTACGTTGTGCAAACTCTAAGACATATTGATATAGACCAGCGTATAATGTCTTCTTGATTAATGAGTACAGTCGAACCTTACCATCCCATAACCTAGCTTTAAACTTAGGTGTAAACCTTGCACCAGGAACTTCGTAAGTAAAGAACGCTTCGAGTTCTTGCTCACAACCTAGATCGCCGTAAACACGGATGTTTACTTCATTAATCTTTTCAATAGTTAATTTCATTACATTCCAGCTAGGAACTTCTTCCATTCGATACCGTTTTTAAGTTGCCAATCTCTTGCTTTGATTTGCCCTAAGATACCTTCGAGTAGGTAACCCATAGTCTCGAGGTATTCGATCTTTGTATTTAGTGTAATTAAATCTTGATCGCCTTGAAGGAACTCGTCCATCTCGTTCTTAAGTGGCTTGATTAGTTGATATGGTTGCCAACCTAAAGCTGCTAACTCTTCACGTGATAGTTCACCACGATAGTAGCGAAACTTATTCTTACGTAGCAGGTTGTATTCGGCTCTAGACTTAGTAAGGCGTAGCTTTACCTGAACCATTAGTTTGATGTACTTAGCATGGACCTTTGCTGTCTCAGTCGATGCTTCACCCAAATGGTTGTCATCGATAAGACTGTCCTGCTCCCACATCGTTTGAATCTCTTCAATATTCATAATTAAATCCGCTTATCAAAACTACATTATACCATAATAATTAATTAATGTACATAGTTAAATTATAGTAAAGAAAGTGTATCCAAAGGTTGCAGTCCCCGTCAGATATTGGATGTCGTCCACGTTTGATTGGAACTCAAGTGAGCCCAAGCTAATTGGGTGTAGATCTATAAAGTGAATAGATCTAACTGGAACATTATTACTGCCTAGGATCTGTAAGATACCATCAGAGTAGTTACCTACTTGGGTGCCAAAGTTTGGAGTAAGGCTGTTTGATTGTGCTACACCAGAAGTACTATTTTGTGAACCATTAATCAAAGCTTGGTATTGTGCCCAATCTTGTGGGAAACCTAAACCTATTAACCAATTCCATATAGCGGAGTAGTTAGTCATCTTCTCATCTACCACAAAGTTGATGGTTAAATCGCCAAACCTAAGTAGTTCACCAGGAACTTTATTGATAGACAACGGTGTTGCCATGGCAACGTTTTCTAGTGTAACTTCAGGTAGCGTAGCTATCTGACAGAAGTATGTCACTTCTGGGATCTTAGTGATTGATAGTTGAAACCCGGTAGGTGATAATGGATTAATGCTACCTGGTACTGGACATAATGCGTTTGCCATAATAATTTCCTTAACGTTATATACTATTTATATGCAATAAAAAGGGCTCTTTCGAGCCCTCTTTATCAATGTAGTGTCCTTGCGGATCTTATTACATGAGATTTGTGACGGCAACTTTCCTGTAGTAGTAGTTCTTGTTAGCAACGATAACGTTGTTATCAGAATTACCATCATCTAAGTTAACAAATGGGTTAGCTACGATACCGTAACGTGTCTTGAAACCAATTTTTGGTTGGAAGCTATTAGGATCAACAGCTCTAACTAATTGGAGAGGAACGTATGGGCAATAGAATAAACCAGCATCAAATGCTGATGTACCTTTGTAACCAACTACAAAGAATTGTGAACCATTTGCTGATGGGTTGTTACCGCCAGAATATGGATCAATGTATACTTTGTATTTGCCATTTAAAACACCAGCGAATGTTGTTGAAGCTTCATCAACGTTCAATGATGTTGAAAGAGCTGGAGCGTAATCTAATACACCTGCCATAGCTAGAGCTGAAGCTGTATCTGATGAGCAGATTAAGAAATTACCACGACCTCTACGAGTTTGTTGAGCAATCGCATTAGCTTCACGTTCGATTTGAAACAAGAGGCCTTTGAATTTTTCAACAGACCAACGACCGTTTGAGTCAACATCAAGGTCAAATGTACCAGCAGTAGCTGTACCGTATTGAGCACCAACTTTAGCACCGTAGTAAACTGTACGGATAACTTCACGGTTGATTTCAGCAAGGATTTCAGTTGAAAGGATGTTGCTTAATTCACCTTCAGCATCTAAACCATGAACTGATTTCAAGTCTTGTGCTAACTCGATTGAGTACTCAGCTTTAAGAGCACGAGTCTTAGCAGTTACGCTAGTTTTTTCAATTGAGAAAGCCATTTGAGCGAAGTCAGCAGCAGGTGAACCTGTACCTAATGCTTCAGCATCAGCTGTAGTAATACCACGGCCAGTGTTTGTGAAGTCATCAGTGAATGGGTTACCACCAGCATTTGGTGAAGTACCATCACCACCGAAACCTGTATCAGCTTCGTTGAATAATGCTTCAGTGCCGTTTTGTTGTGTGTAACGTGATTTCATCGCGAAGATGAGACCAGTAGGTTGTGTCATTGGTTGAACGCCTGCGATATCGTAAGCGATCATTTGTGGCATAGCACGACGTACTAAAGCGATAAGTACTGGGTCGAAACCAGATACTGTACCAGTAGAAGCACCAGCACCACCTAAACCAATACCAGAACCACCAGAGTTGCTAGGAGCAGCTTCGAAAAGAGCTTCAGCGCCTTTTTGCATTTCACGTTCTTGGTTTTCTAAAAGAATCGCAGTAACTTCCTTACGGTAGTTATCTTTGATTTCTGGGAGTGAGCTATGCTCTAAAATCGGCTCCCATTTTTTTACTAAGTCTTGACGAATTGTCATTTTGTTTTCCTTATTTAATGTTATTGAGTACGGACATATATCTCTTAATTGAAGGATTAACAGCTTTTTCTTCTGTTAATGGTTCAACTGGAGTATCTGTCACAACTGACTCAACTAATGTTGATGTTGCCTTGTTTGTGAAATAATTTTCACGAATTACCTGAACTTTCTTAGAGAATGATTCAGCATCTTCAAAAGCTAATTCTTCAGCTAAGCCAACGAATTTTTCTTTATCAGTTTCTGTTAAACCATCTAAAGCATCAGCAACGATTTCGTTTTTAGCGGATTCGTTAAGGGCTTTAGCCATCTCAACGTTAGCTGCAACTTGTTCGTCTAGCTTAGCTTGTAATTCAGCGATAGTTTCTTCTTGTGCACCTAACACATCGAATTTTTCCTCTGGAACATCGATATAGTGCTCTTCGAATAAACCTTTCATACCGCTTACAAAGCTTTCTAAGATTTCAGACTTCATACCACTTTCAAGGGCGATTTCATTTTGTTTAACCCACTGCTCAACTACGTAGTTGAGGTATCCATCAACTTTTTCAACAAGACCCTCTTGATTCTTTGCTGCTTCCTCTTGGAGGCGAGCTTCGAATTCTTCTTCAATAGTAGTCATGGCTTCGTTAATACGAGTCATAACTGCTGCTTCGAAGATAGTAGTTGCTTTGTCTTTAAACTCTTCAGTAAGTTCTTCACCGTTGAATAAAGCATCCATATCTTCTTTAAAATTAACTGCATGGCCAGGTGCGTGAGCTGGGATAGAATCCTTAGCTGTACGGATAACTGCTTGATCACCTGCTTCAGCCTTAGCTGTAACAACGTTAGGTTTCTTAGAAGTAGCTTCTGCAGCTGGATCTTCGTCTTCTACATTGTTTTTAGCGTTAGCTTCGTTAGGTGTTTCACCACCATTTGGCACTGAACCATGTGGACGAATAACTGCTTGGTCACCCGCTGCAGCATGTTTCGTCACAACATTGTCCTCATTTAACTCTTCTGCATTATCTGTAGCTCTTGATTCAGCTAAGATTTGTGCAATTTTTTGTTCGATTGACATCTTAATCTCCTAAATTTGTGTATCTTTTTAAGATATACTATTATTTATAGTTATTTAATTTTCGCAAGGAATGATTGGAATGCTCTAATCTTTGCCTCTTGTAAATTTTTGCTTGAAGCTTTTCTAATAAATGCTTGTGCTTCTCGCAAGTCTTTCTCCACAAATTTTCCATCGACCATAACCCATTCTTTAGACTCCATGACACCCTCTACGAAAGCATTAGGGGCGGACGGGTCAGCAACTATATCAGCTGCTGTCGCTAAAGTAAAATCTTTACCTACATAAGAAACATCACCTTTACGATCTAGTGATCCCATACCTCTGGAACTAACGCCAAGTCTAGCTCCTTCATCGATAAGTGACTTCACTATCTTACCATATGGTGTATCCATGATCTTAGCTTTACCAATGAAGTTATCACCTTCTCGATGAAGCTTTTTAATCATATGAGACACCCTGTCAAGGTTGATCGTAGGGGAATCAGGATGACCTAACTCACCAAAGGCACGATTCTTATTGACATACTCATCGTTATATCGTTTTACCTCACCATCAAGTATCTCTACTGGATAGATACGGCCGTTACGATTCTTTAAGTTCGATTGAAGGAATACACCTTCAATGAAGTATTCTTTACCTTTACCTAGTTTCTCTTCAACTAAGTACTTAACCTCTTCGGTATGTTCTTTAATTAGCTTAATTTTAATTCTCCTTTATGCTTGCAGTTATTAAAATGCCAACGATGCATAGCAACTATGTTGTTACCACTCTTAAGCTCCAGGACTTCCAGAAATGTTTTGAGCACCGACTTTAGTTTCATCATCGTACTCACCATATTTTTCGTACTCAACTTTAGAGTAGAAGCCTTCTTGTTTATGAAGCACTAAGTAACCAGTGACTGGAACACCAGATGCACCTTCTTTGATGATAACGATATCCTTGTTATTGTTTCGATTTTCAGTAATACCGTTGCCTGTTAAATCTAAAAATGGAGCATTTTCTGGAGCACATGCAAGGATGTTCTCGCCATTTCTAGTAATCCTAATAGCAGATCCAAGTTCTCCAGTAAAAATCATCTTAGCTATATTAACTACAGGACCAGTTGCACCAGTAGCACCAGTTGCACCTAATACTTGGTCTGCAGAAGCTAAGCTTGTAAGAGCAAGTACTCCAGTAGCACCATCGACAGTATCTACTTTAACAACTACTTCTTTGTTTGTGTTCTTGATTATGTAGGTATATACAGCCATTCTTATTCTCCGATTTGTTTAAGCACATCGATAAAGTTTTCTTTGCTTTCTCTCATGTGCTCAATGATTTCTTGTTCATCATGAAACAACTCAGCCAACTTATCTTGAGTAGTCTCATTGATAGCAATAATTGTGCCATCTTCCAATTTGTAGTCGATCTTACCTTCTACGATCTTATCAAACTTATTAAGATTCCTAATATCTCTTACGACAGGGTCTACAGTAAATTGTTTAGAGGAAGCAAAATCTACGTATGACTCTATTAAAGTATCTGTTACTTTTACATCGTAATATTCTTTAATAATGTTTGCTATCTTGTTATCTGATATGTCTTCGTATAGTTCTGTCTTAATTTGCTCTTCTATGTTTCTTGTCGTATGTTTTGTCTTAATGTATTGTCTTGCTTCCTCTAAATCTGTAAAAGAAGTCTTCTCACCATCGATAAGGATCTTACCGTTGGATGCCTGCTCAATAAGGTGTCCGTATGAGTGGACTCTAGCTGTAGTGCCAGTTAAGGCCTTAAGAAAGCTTCCGTATTGCATTATTTTGTTCTATCTGAACGTAAAAAGTTGCTGCACGTAACCATATAGTCTTCAGCTAACGTGATCTTTGTTTCTACCCATTCGGGCAATAGATCATCAGGCTTGATCATAGCAAGCAACTCAGTGGTGTTATGTAGTACACTCTTTAACTGGTTGATTGACATACGAGCATCCTTCTTAGCATCGAATGACTTTTCTGTCTCTTCTTTATGATACTGAGCTGGACCACCAGGATTAACTTCCTGATCTCCAAACACACCTTCCTTCTTCATCTTTTTCTTCTTGCTTTCATAGGCAATGTTTAAAGACGTAGATGGCATCGCATCTCCCTTAGAGCCGCTTGGTTCTGCTTGTAAGTCGTTCATAGAGCATGTAGGGTTATATGCTGACTCTTTACTGCAAGCACATTTCCTAGCAGCTTCTAGTAAGCTAGGATCGAACTGTGATGCGTCTAGTTTACTCATGACCCATCTTCTTGCCAGCCGCGGCAGCTTTTTGGAACTTTTCTTTACCGTATTTTTTACGGCCGATTGCTGCTGCTAAAGCACCAGGATTCTTAACACCAGCTTTATGAGCTAGTTCACCTTTAAGCTTTGCAAAGCCTTCGTATTTTTCTTCTAGTTCAAGAGTATTCTCTTCATCAAGACCTTCGAAGTCTTCGTCTGTTAAAGACTCGATGATAGATGCTAATTCATCTGTATCGATCTCTTCTGCAAAGAGTTCTACTTCCTCTTCAACAACTTCTGCTTCTTGTTCTGATTGTTCTGTTGCAAACATACCCTTAGCAACGTTAACTCTCATATCTTCTAGTCTTGTAGAGATACGTGTAGCCATTTCTGCTTGAAACGCTGCATCGATAGCTTGTGAATCACCAGAATCGATAGCTTGAATTAAGTCTTGTACGCCTTGTGACATTATACTTCTCCTTTAGTTTTATTTGGTGGTGGTAGTGATGGTGCGGTTGGACCTGCGCCCATTCCACTATCAACTGGAACACCGTTTTGCATAGCCATCATGGCCTGAATCTCTTCTTGTTCTGCGTTAATCTGTTTCTCTATCTCTTCAATCTCTTCTTCAGACTGCTTGAGTACATGACGTTTTACAAACTCCATGCTGTAGAACGTACCAATATATGGCTGTATCTGGCTTAACGTACTGATCCTATTAGACAACACCTCGGCTTCTTTTAACTCTGCAAAGTGGTTGTCTTCTTGGAAGTCAAACCGTATATCTTGTACGATCAATGGCCATTCATCTGGTCTAATGATCTGTTTTGCAATCAATTGTACCCTAAGAGCTTCAGCAAACAACACAGAGAACTTACGTCTAACGCGTTCAATGAACTTATTGAACTTGATCTCATCTCTTGTTACTTCTGTAGTTCTACCAAGACTAAAACCTTCTTGTGATTGTAACCTTCCAATAGGTACATTCAAGCATTGATATAGTTTATTTTGGAAATATTGTATGTCTTCGATCTGACCGAGGTTTTGACCGCCGGAAAGGGTAGTGATTTCAGTACCTTTTCCACCTTCTCTTCGAGGCATCCAAAAGTCTTCCATCATAGAGAGGTGTTTACGGTCGTCTCGTATCTCGCCAGTGGCTGCATCGTAGACAACTTTATTTCTATACTTGTTCATGATATCATTGACGTACTGCTCAGCTTTAAGCTTTGGCAAGTTACCTACGTCAATGTAAAATATACGTCTTTCAGGTGCTCGCGATACCCTGTAAATAACTAGAGCATCTTCGATCATCTTTAATTGGTTTACAGGTTTGATCGCTTTATGTAGGTAACCTAACATTGAGTTAGAGTTAGCATCGATCAGTCCTGAAGGACAGTAGATTACCGAATCAATCGATAACTTAACGCCTTGACTTGTATTCTCGTTGATACCCTTATCGTTATAGATATAGAACTCTTCTATGCCTACTACGACGTCGATACCCTTATCGTTCTTACCTTTCTTGATATTCTTGATACGTCTGATCTTGCGTGGATCAATGAAACGTAGTTCTTGAATACCGTTCTTAAGGTTCTCTTCATCTAATAGTATGTGATAGTAAAGTCTACCATCCACATACCAAGACCTAAATATATCGTGACCTTTTGTACCAAACTTATAAAGCTTAAGTATCTCATCAAACTCTGCCTGTATCATCTTCTTTACAGAACTAGATAAGTTTACATCATCTAGTACTACCTCTACAGGAGCTTCGTCTGAATTAGCTACGATAGCTTCATTAACAATGTCTTCCACGGCATTATCACAGTCGCCGTATTGGGAGATCTCCCTATAACGACGGATTAAGTCGTTCTCATTTTTGATAACACCTTCAAGGTCTACAGTCATGCCGTAGTAGGCAGCTGCAGCTCCTAGTGTAGATATTACCGTGGAACCATCATCAGGAGCCGGGGTAACAACCTCAGCTCCAGGTCTTATCTTTCTCTTGTCTTTCTCAGCACGATTTATTTCAAATCCAAATATTTGCATTATATAACCTTTATAATATTAATTTCCCGCCAATTAGATTGGTAATGGGAATGTACCTACTGGTGTAGTTACAGAAGCATTAACGCCGAAAGCGCTGGTACCGACTGTAGTATTAGAAGTCCAGTAGTTGTAGTTAAACTCAACGTCGAACATTTCAATTTGATTGTTGGCATCATAGTCAAGTGTAATTTGGCCCACTGATGTAGGATACGCATCATGGAACTTATATGACTTGATTGTTGCGCCGTTACGATCTAATTGATTAACTATTAAGTCAACTTGATAAGCTCGTGGGTTTGTAAGGCCGTTTGTTTGTGCGTTGTTCATGATACCATCTGACCATTTTTCCATAGCATCCCTGATCAAGAACGTTGTATCGTTATAGATCGTTACTGTCCATGGAGCAAATGCTCTTTCACCTGCAAAGTTAACTTGACGGCCTCTGTATAAGATCTGCATGTTCTCTACTGTAGAAGCTGGTAATGTAGTAGCTTTACATAAGAACTGTGAACTTAAACCTACAGCCGCACCAGTTTGTACGAATGCTGGGAATGTTAATTGAACATTAAACTGGTTGGGACGAGCTCCGCCACCAATCAGTTGTGCTTTAAAATCGCTAATGTTTGCCATATTTTATCCTTTATTTTTCCTATTATTATTTATATGTTATGCACCGATTTCAGAGAAACTTACTGAAGATCTTGCTGCAATAAAGTTCAATGTAATGAAGTTGATTGAACGGTTAGGTTTAATATAGATATCGGCAACAAATTGGTTAGCGTCGATAACTTGACCTGTATTATTTGTATCGTCACAAACAACTGCAAAGTCAGTAACACCACGTCTACCTTGAACGTCTCTTAAGTAAGGAGTGATCAAGTTAACGAACTGAGCTCTTGTAAAGCTGTCATTAAACTCAAATAATTGGTACTTAGCTGCAACTGCAATAGCTTTTTCAAGTACGATGAATAACCTACGTACGTTGATACGATCAAATGCGCTTGGTTTAGCAAGCAATGTCTTATCACCGTAGAGGATTGTACCTTGACCAGGGAATGTTACTACTGGGTTTACACCAGCTGCATATAACATGTCTCTGTCTGTTTGCATTGGGTTAACTGCAAGCTTAACAACGTTCTTAATTTGACCTCTGTTGAAGCCACCTGGTGACCACCATGGATCATTTGTATGATCTGTACGGGCGCATAGACCAGCAACGTCACCGTTTAATGGAACCCATCTGTATACGTCGTTGTATCTATCGTATTGGTATTTGTAACCAGAATCTAACACTGCATAAGAAGTGCTTGATAATGAGTTTCTAAACGTTACGATGTTATCGATAGCATTAGCAGCTCCTGGAGTAATGATGTCATTACTTGGATCTAATGGAGAGATGAACACAACGCAGTCAAGTCTTGTCTCTGCTACGTTACTGATAACGTATTGAGCGACAGTTGAAGAAACTTTACCTGTTGGGATCAACGCGATGTCGTATTGATCTGCATTAGCAAATATATCAAAGCCATCTTGTAATTCACCGTCTGTAGCAGCAAAGTCATCTACACCGCCTAAGAGCGTCTTAGTAACGACAGCTGAAAGGTCTTTAAAGCCATTGTTAAGAGCTACAGAGCCCCAAGCCACGCCGCTTGTACCAACTCCATTGACTGAAGTAGATACTGATGTTGTATGATCCATCCACCAGATGTATTGTGATTGGCTGTTGATTACGTTCTTATAGTAGTTGTTTGTACCATTTGTTTGTACTGCGTCTGATGCTTTAGATACGTATGAGTATTTTTCTAAGATAGCACCGATAGTACCAGTCCATAGACCATGTGCATCTACTACAACGATATGGAGTTCGTCATTTGAACCACCAACTGATGCTGCGTATGTAGATGTAGAAGGAGCCAATGGGAACTCTGACTCATATTCCCAACCTGAGAAGGTTGTTGCATCAGCCATTGAAACTGTGATTGAGTTACCTAATGCACCTGGGTACTTAGCAGCCCATTCACCTACAGAAGCTTCGCCAGCAGCAAAGTTTTCTAGGTAATGATCTTGGTTTTTAATCTTAATAGCTGTTCCAGAAGCTACTGCATTTTTAGCATTAGTAGTGTCTACTCGAACGGTTAATAGGTTATTTGTGTAAGCAAGGAAATTTGCTGCAGTGAAAAATGATTGCGCTGTCGCATCTGTTGGTCCACCAAAACGTTGGACTAAAATTGTTTCAGATGAGATTGTAACAGGATCTAATACGGGACCCCAAGCAAACACACCAGCGAAAGCACCTGTAGATGTTGAAACTGCAGGAACGATCTCTGAAAAATCTTTTTCTACTACCGCAACTCCTGGAGATAATTGGAACGGCATTTTTTTGTTTCTCCTTAAATTATGATTTTTATGATATAGTTAGAGTCACCTCTACACATATATTTATAAGTCTTAAAAATTCAATAGGACCTGTTCGTCCTGACCGCCCCTACCATCATCCATGAATCCGAATGGGGTCAGCTCATCCTCTATCTGTTTGATACGATTCTCATACATTATCTCTCTCAAGTTAACGTTGTTGAGCTCTTTAAAGTATGGGTTGGTGGTCAGCCAACTAAATAGTACTAAAGTCATGACCAAATCATCATGATACCCTTCATCCGCCTCGTAAGAGCCTTTGTTGTTCTCGATGAAGGTCGAGATCTCAGCTATGGTGTCCATGTCCTGTATAAGCAGCTTGTTCTCTTCCACCAAAGACTTGAAATTCATACAACCAATACGTTTTACTTTCTTATCAGTGTTGACACCTAGTTGAGTCTTACCTCCACCAAAGCCACCTGACACTACTTGACCGTCTACGCCTCTATTGACAAACAATAGGTTATCATACTCCATCTCACCGTATAGGATCTGCGCTACTTGTTCTGAGGAGTTAACCTCAAGCAATACGTATGCTTTATTATACTCTGTCGCTACTTTGTATATGACTGAAGGGAATAGCATAGGGCTAATCTGGTTGTCCCTATACTTTGCCACTTGCTTGTATGGTGCTGCTGTCACGTCTATGATTGAGAATGATGAGAAGTCACCTCCCACACCCTTTGCAGTATCAGCCACTAAGCAATAGCTATGATCCTTGATAGGCTTTTCATATACATCAAGGCCATCCTTACTATGTATAATGAAGCCAGCAGATAGCCTCCCGATCACATCGGCACGCACCAGAGTGAGTGCAGAACCAAGGAAGTTACACATAACCTCTTGGTTATATTTTAGTTCACCAAGCTGTCTCCTTTGCTCCTCTGCCCACTTCTCATCCCTACCTGGGATTCGTGTGTACGGGATATATAATGGAACAAAGTCATTGCGCTTATTTTCTGCATCGTTCCAAAACTTCCAGAAGTGGTTGTAACCTAATGGAGTAGAGCTTAGTAATATCTTTGTCGTTTCACCTGCAGATATCGTTGGGTAGACTGAAGTAAAGAAGTCATCAGCTACGTTGTTAGGTATGATCGCGGCTTCGTCCACATACAGCATGTTGACAGATTTACCTCGGATACCAGAAGATGTTGTAGCTGCAGTGAACACCTTTGAATTGTTCTCAAGTTCTATATCTCCCTTGTTCCATGTAGTAACACCCTGTTGTAACCACATAGGTAAGTTCTCATACATCAGCTGATACCTGTATAAGACCTCACGGGCGGCGGTGGCTTTGTTTGCCAAGATCGCGACTTGCTTCGATTCCTGAAATAGTGTATACCATAAAATATATGCTGCACTAGTTGTCGTCTTACCTTGTTGACGACCTTCCATAAGGATAACTTTTCTATTCTCATGTATAACCTTCACCTTTTCCTTTTGGCAATCATATAGTTTAAAATCAATAAGACCATGATCAAGTGATATGATCTTACAATAAGTTTCAATAAAGTAGATCGGGTCGGCAGCACACTTCATGTACTCCTTGACTTGATCCTCAGTAAAAGGGATGTTGACACCAGCAGCCTTTAACTGACTATTGGCGTTGTAGTTCTTTGACATTAGAATTGAGCTTCCCAGTTCTCAGTCACTGGAGCAGTTGGAGAGTCAGCTGTTGCAGTATACTTATTGATAGGATCTGCACCTTCTTGTTGTGATACGTTCGCCTTAACAGTGGTGATGAGGCTTTGATCTTGTACTGGGCCATACATGCTAGTCTTGATAGTAAACGATAGTGTATGGACTACGAAGCGTCTCTCAGTAAATTGACCATCATAGTTATCTTCGACAGTTACGCTGTTTAATATGATCGGTATACGTTGTGTGATCTCTACACTCGGTAAAGCATTGATTGCTAAAGAGTATTCTGGATTAAACGTAGGTAAGATTTGCTCGATGATCTGCATCGCGTCTTCCTGCGTCTTTGTCAACACATACAGGTTGATGTTTATATTGTATGGCGTTGGAGATAATACAGACTTACGGATAGGGTTTGATGCAGTACTCTCGTCTGTACAATTAATCATCTGCATCTTATTGGTCTTACGTGAAGAGTCGTATGTATAACCAGTTATCTCAAATGATAGTCTTGGTAAAGATATGTAGGTATTATTTGTTAAGTTTGGGTCTTGCTCGATACGAAGCAGCCACTTCTCCTTAGGAGCATAGGCAAGCGGGACGGCAAGGGTTTGTACCACGTTACCGTTGTTGTCTTCTCGAGCTATCTTGATATCAGAGAATAAACGACCAAACGCAACGATCGTCTTTCGTATGGTACCATGATAGTATGTTAACCCATTAAGCATTATAAGGCCGCGATCCTTGCTTGAAAATCTTCAAAGCTTGTTGAAGCTGCAGTGATTGCTTGTAGTTCTGATAGTTGGATAGTAGCATCATAGACTTCTGTAAAGTTTTGGTTGATTTTACTAAAAGCCGTCCTTAATGCATCTCCTGTACCATCATTAGGGCTTGTACCGATGTTGATTACTTGTTGTGTCATAGTGAGTCTGCCTTTGTAGTTGTTGAGTCTGCAGTCTTAAGTGTAGTGTCTGCTTGTATTAAAGGAGGAGTATAGTAAGTTGATAGCTCACCAAATGGGTTAGCTTCACTAAATATGACCCCCTCAGCTTCATATTTAAACTTGTTATTATCACCATATGAGTAGTCTTGATGATCAAGGTTAGCGATGATTGCGTTAGCCGCAGCTAATGAACCTGAATCGTTTGATATCAAGTATACTGGTGGTGCATAGGTATAACCAGAACCAGGTTGTACGACTAATATCTTGACCACTTCACCTGTAGATTTGGGTTCATCACCAAGGTATGCTTGACCGTATGCTCTGTAACCAAAGAACTGCCATGATACAGTACCATCTACACCAACGCTTTGTGTCCATGTAGGAGCATCAACTCCGGTAACACCCGCGATGGTACATACGTATCTCCTATCATCTACGCACACTTCATCGTTGACTTTAACTGAAGCGAGTGGCTTCCAGTTATCTCCAACTTGAACTGTAGGAGGCACCACATAGTTATGCCCTTTGTTTGTGATCTTGAATCCTGTCACTGTACCGTTAGGAACTTTCTCTGTATCAAATGACTTGAGTGATTCAAAGTTATCGATCTCCTTGATACCAGTCTGCATATGTTCTGATGCATACTGGAATAACTCGACTTGTAACTTATATACGTATAGCTTACCTGCTTGATAGAACGGGTCTTGATGCTTAACGAACTTGATCTCAAACAAACCACCAGTTAGTGGAAAGTAGAGTAGATCACCCTCAGCAGGTCTGTTAGGTAGTATTGAAAGTCCATGCTGCCCAACGAAACGTTCCCAGGTTCGACGAGCGACAGTTAATGTAGCAGACTGTTCCATCATCAAACCAAACTTCTGTATGAATGCACCTTGACCTTCAAAGCCATCATGTGATTCAAGGTACATCTCGATAGCATAAGCGTTCTTAAACTTACTTAGCCTGTCTTCTCCAAGTATATCATCTTTACCCACGAGTGTACGTGGGATATAGTAGAAGTCTTGTCCAAATATAGATATAGACTCAACTATGATGTCCTCATATGTGAGCTGTTCGGAACGTGTTCCGTTAGAGAAGTAGACTGAGCGAGCCATACTATCCTAAAAAGAATTCCAACGGAGCAGCCTTATTCAGCATCTCATCTTCGAGGTCTTTGATCTCCGCTATAGCTTCTGAATATAGAGAAGCCCCATCAAGGATCACACCGCCTGGTAGTTGGATATTACCAAACTTCTTGATGTTTGTAGCCCATTGGCGTTTGAATAGTGCTGTAACGTAGTGACGGAACCAAGGTTCATTCCATACTTTACTGAAAGTTGCTGGGTCAAGAGCTCTGTAGCACTCAACAACGATGAAGTCACCGATAGTCAACGCAGAGTCCCAGTTAACATCAAGGCTTAACCTACCCATCATACGGTTAAACCTATATAGTGGATAGCCGTTTAGTTCTAGGTTAAGTAGAGAGATGTGTGACATAACAGTCTTATAGTAGATCAATGACGTTGAAGTCAAGTCATATAAGTCGTTAAGTCTTAGTTGATATTGTAAGTCAAATAAGTTCTTTGAGCTGGATGCTGCATTAAACGGGATGACTCTTGTGATACCATAGATGTAGTCTGGTAGCGGGAAGTAATGTAGGTCATATGTACCTAATACTGCTCCGTCTGCAGATATAACCGCTGTCGCTCCATTAGATCCGGTGATGGTCTCACCTACTATGAATGCTGGTAGAAGCTCTGAAGTAAATTGATTTTGAGATGTAGTACCATCATTTTGGCCTGCTATCGTCATGTTTTGACATACGATCTGTGTATCTACAGGATTACGACCATACTGCATGCATACCTTAGCTGTTGCACCAGATGTGCTTCCAGTGATCTTTGTACCTATGGGGAAATCAGTTTGTGTAGGAGTAGTGATGTTGATGATTGAGCCAGTGATCTGTGCTTTAAGATACATACGTTCTGCACCATCAAAGTGGTATTGGTTCCAATAGTCAAGAGCTTCATCGATACGCTCATTTAGTTGGACATCGTCCACGTTGATTTCAACTACTGGTTCGCCTAGAGCTCTAAGGCAATATTGAGTTAATTCTTCTCTGCTAGTAACGGCCATTATACACTTCCTAGTTTATTGTATTATTTATAACTATAAGGTATTTATAATGGAGTGTATAGAGTAATCATGATCCTGGATACGAAGGTTATATTTAGTAGGTGGTTCAAATATCTTATCAGTGTCTTCATACTTTGATATGACTACTGTATCCATCCAGATAATAAAGTCAGCATCAAATATGTCTCTACTTTCTTGTAATGGAGCTATAAAATCTACGATAGTATAGTCATCATCAACATTAGCTAAGTCGGCTAGTCTTTTGGCTTGTCTAATTCGTCCTTCATATGAGAAGTCCCAGTCTTGATATAGAGACCTTATCTTATCAGCATTTAACCATGTGACAGACTTTCCTTCTTGTTTAAGACTAGCCTCAAGTCTACCTGCAAGAGTAGTCTTACCAGATCCAGGAAGACCCATGATTAATATTTTAAACATATTGTTTTTCTATCTCAACGAACCTATTGTATAGCTCTTCACCAAGAACTTCCTTTGCAGGCTTTGATATCTTTTCTAGTTTAGGTCTAATAGTATGTAAACCTTCAAATCCCCAAGCTAATAAGTCATCATCGTTGGTGTCATTCTGGATATTATTAAAGTCGTACTCATGTTTTGGTAACTCTAAGAATTGTTCTATACGAGCGATCTCATGTTTAGGATCGTTAACTATATCATCGTACTTAACAACTATGATCTGATCTGGAACATCTTTCTTGATCTGTTGAGCACCTTCCATACAATCTTTAACCATATTAAACCACATCTCTGCCATCCGATTATCATCAGTTGCTGGATAACCTTTTAATATAAGGTTCTTATCAAAGTCTGATTTAGTTTGGTTTTTAATGATAGTTAACCAGCTTGCCATGATACTAGGAAGATCACGTTCCACTACAATAACCTTGATCTTTTCCCCGAATAAAGCATTGACTGTAGGCATGTTTTTAGCCCATCCACGACCTTTATCTATGATGATTGGTTCTGACCTATGCTGCCAAAATGCCGGTAATATCGCCTTAGTTAAGTTTCTTGCTTGTTCTTCAAAGTAGTTAGCTTTAACTGTTGGATCCTCTCTCCACGCTTCTTGCATCTTTACTGCTACGTTAAGCATAGGAGAAGTAGGAGTTACGTATATCGCTGGGTTTTGGTTAAGTATTGAAGATAAGACTGTTGAGCCAGATCTTGGCAATCCCGATAGAAAGTGTAATTTTTGTTTCATAATATAGACTTGATAGATGAGTGGATTAACTCTCTTTGTTCTGTATTTATAGATGCATTCCTGTATATGTCTATGAGCTGCGTGCTTATCTTCTTATACCAATCATCATCACGTTTATGATGGTCGACAAATAAACATGCAGCTGGTATATATTTGTCGATCTGATTACTATTTTTATAATGATAGAGAAGATACCAAAGGTTCCATGTATTAGTCGGGTTATCTCGATACTCGTCTTCCATCATCTTAACGTATAGTTCAGGTCTTTCTTTCTTTTGAAAGTCTTGATCATGTACTAAGAATATCTCATCAGCATATAGTTCATTCTCATTACGATCTTTATGTATCCAACTTAGGTGTTCATAGATGGGTTGGTTCCATGTGTAATCAGCTCTAAGGTGGATCTTGTTAGTAGCTATAAAGTTTGGTGGTCCGACACGAACAGTCTTAGAGTAGATGTCTAGTCTATCACACGCTATGTTTGTTATAGTAGGTACAGCAGCTATGATGATATCCATCTGTTCACGTGTATTGATAGAGAAGTACTCATCAAGGTCTGGAGATAAACACCAAGTAACCTCTTCAGGCACCATAGCAAGGTTATGTCTACGAGCAACATCAAACCTCCATGGAGTAAACGTCTTTTGTTCGATGATTAAGTTTGGATCTTTCTTAGCATACTCTTGTAGTAGTTCCCATGAACCATCAGTAGAACCAGTATCTAACAGGACTCTATAATCATAAGGCTGAGTATAGTACATCCATTTTTCAATGAACTTCTTTTCGTTCTTAAGTATAGTATATGCGGCTGTCTTAAACTTTTTCATTACCAAATTTTTCTCTTGCATGATCAATTAATGAAGGATGATGACCCTTACGACAATCAAACTGTCGACATGATATTGGTCTATAACTATATATAGAACATTTCCCATCTATAAACATACCACAACCGCCCTCTTTCTTACGATACAGTGTGACTATAGGCCCGACTTGTGAGTTGTCAGCTCTATGCTGGTCAGTGGGGTTAATGAAGCTTAAAGGGTATAATCCAGAAGCTATCTCTTCAGGTGTTAAGTATGGTGTTAACTTCTCACAACACAGTGAGCATGTACCACATGGCACATCTTCTATAGGCTCATCAGAACCTACTGAAGTTAAGTTGATGTTTATGATCTTATAACTATGCATCTTGTTTTATAAAGAATACTTGTGTTAATCGGCCATCTTGTAAGGTGTCTCCAAAATAATCATTCGACTTATGATACGTATTACCTGGATAAAGTACTAACCTATTGAAAACGTTTCCTATAACATCTATAGGTTCAAATAGATCTTGATATAGCTGCGTATTTTCTACCCTATTAATGGTCTTAAGCGTGTTATAACCTTCACCAGTTGACATATATGACTGCCATCTTTGTTCGTCTTTACACCTATAAAGTGATGTTCCTGAAGATACAGGCGCATCTGGATTAAGATACAGTATAGCGGCAAGATCCGTATCGTTGTCTTGATGAACCCAACTATCACCATCATCTTTTGTAGTTAGTTGAAAATACGATCGAATCGATACGTTAGTTAAGCCAAAGTGTTTATTAGCAAGACTAGCTATGTTTGTTAATACAGTGTTAGCATATATCTGGTCCAGATCCATCACGTGTTTCGTTCTTTTTCCTGGCCAATCAGTGTGTTTACCATACATCTCTGTAAATTCTTTAGAATCATAAAATTGTTGGTTGATCGCCCATGTCCTAACTTGATTAGGAAACATTATGAAGTTATCAATGATCATCACACTCATCTTAGTTCCTTTATTAATAAGTCTGCTACTTTAATATGCTCTTCCTTTGTCCAATATTCTTTATCAGTATCTTTTCCAGCGATACCTCTAGAAGCGTTTAGTAAGTTTGTACCTCTTAGTATATAGTTTGGTACATCTGTAAAAACATCATCATCACACTGATCACACCATACATCAAATGCTAACCATCTACATTCAGATTTATCTAGTATATTTTGGCAAGAAGTAAACATGACCTTAAACATCTCTTTATACCATGCTTCTGAATTAAACGGTCCATATGCACCCCACATAAATTGTTTTGCATATGGACATGTGGTTGAGTCCATAAGATGGTATGACATGCGCTTAGTCTTTATACCATCATCTTCATTCATGTCAGTTATCCTATAATGGATATCAGGATGACTTGGTATACTATCATAATCATCAGCTAACCCAAATTCAAACCTTGTAGGAGCTGTCCATCCTATCAACACGATATCGTCTTTTGTTAGGTTTAAAGACTGTAGTTTTCTAGCTATACGCCAGTTACTAGATGCTGGCAAAGAGAAGTCTGTAAGCGGTTGACCTAACTTATCAGCAAGCACTGATGGCCATATCAATCGTTTTTGTTCCTCATCGTTTATACTTGCATCTATATAGAAGTTCCAGCCCCATGTATAGCTATCACCAAAAGTATATATCATAGCATGTCTTTTAATTCTTTTAGAGGAGCGTTCCAGTTATCATACTCACGCTGTCTAAGTACGGTTAAGTTATCACCATACCATTTTGTGTGGTAGCCTAATTTTGCCCACGTATAATAAGTTAGTATAGGTATGATGACTATAGATTCTTTACCTATAGCTCCAGCCGCATGGATCAAAGATGTGCAACTCGATACGATGATATCCATCTGATTGATATAATCTAATGTATCGTCCCATGTCTTGATCTTGTCTTTCAATGGTATGACTCGTGGATGAGTAAAGTCCTCGTCTATATGAAAGGAGTATATCTCATAGTCTTCAGGTATAGAGTCGATCAGCTGTTCGAATGGTATGGTTCTATGTAAGTCTTGATCATACTTAGGATTTCCCATACACTTGATACCAATTCGTTTCTTGCGGTTATTTGGAAGTAGAGGTGCTTTGTTTAATGGAGTTAAGTATGGACCATACCATAGATCGTCTTCTTCTAGGTCTAAGTATGTGGGCGATGGCATAGAGTATGTCCATAGCCAATCATGCGGTATAGCATTGATGTTAGAAACAGTCTTGAAACCGTTCCTCTCAAATATAGCAGCGATATCTTTTCTATCAGTATACCATATAGGATTCATACCAACATCTTTAAAGTGTTTCATGAACCGTACTGATATGATCTCGTCACCTATACCGCCTTCTGCACAGAGGATTATAGTCTTTCCTGGCTGTGGAGTACCTTCCCATAGTTGACTCTTAGGAAATTTAAACTCGTGCCAGATATTCAACTTACGACCATCGAGTAACACATGACGAAGGCCTTCTTTAAACTTACCGTTCCTTAAGTCGTATGTTCCTAGGTTAAAGTTGACTCTAAAGTTAATATCTTGTGTATGTGGTTCTGTAAGTATCTTGCGAAGGATCTTTTCTCCTTCATCCTTCTTATCAAGCAAAAAGAAACACATGGCTTTGTCCATCTGGTTTGGATGGTCGTTGGGTTGTTCTTTCTCGTTAATACCCACATACGTTAATGCTTCTATGGGTTTATTTAAGTTGAGGTATGCTCTGATGATGTTGACTCGTGCATCAAACTTAGCGTGTGGAGTTTGTACTAATGCATAGATCCTTTCAGCAAGCTCTAACGTATCATTGAACTCTCGAATATCTGCATAAAGCTTCCCGATCTGATCGATCTCTTCTATCCGTTGAGCATAAGGCTTTAGTAGATCGAGGACGATCTTAGCTTTGTCAAACTGTTTGAGATGTATAAAAAACTCAGCTGTTGCTAGGGGATTCATTAGGTATCACGAAGTAGTTCACGAATATGTCACGCTTAATCTCTTGATGCACACTATGTATCTTGTAGTTATTATCTATAAGCCATTGATCAAAGTCTTCATAGTTTTGTTTGGATACTTCTATGAACATCTTTGGTCTACACCTATCGATAGTTTCTTTTAGACCAGCAAGAGCTACCATCTCCATGCGCTCTACGTCCATCTTAATAAAATTAACATCGATGTCTTTAAACAATGAATCACCTGTTACTACACGGACAGGTTCAAGAGCTAAATCATTCTCGCTGTCATATAGAGTAGGACTGATGGTCGCTGCACCTAAGTTGTCTTTACCATATATTAAATGTGGGTAACCAACGCACTCTCTATCTCCCAGTGCTAGTCCAATAAAATCTAAGTTGACGTTATGACAATAGTTCAGAGCTACGTTAGCAAGCAACAACCTATAGGAGCGTGGGACTGGTTCAACGACATAAATGGTCTTAGCGTCTGTGAACTTACTGAAGTAAACAGTATGATTACCGATGTTAGCACCAATGTCTATCAATACTGTATCAGCATCGATGTGCTGCTTCATGAACTCTAGTTCCTGTATCTCAAAGAACCTATTATTGACTAGATGAGATTGTATGATATCTTTTGGATTATCTAGTATCCATCTCATGTCTTTTTTGATTTCATAACTCATCGTGTACTCACCTTTTCTTTATTAACGTACCACTTGATATGGTACTCAACGACTACATTATTAAACGTCCTTGCTGTATAGTCACACTGTTCTTCAGTCATCTCTTTAAATCTTGGTAACCAATACTCGTCTAACACTGGTTGATAATCTAATACATACATGTCTACATTATATATGAACCCTATTGGTGTCTCAGTTCCACCCGCATCCATGTCTTTTTGGTTTCGTGTCTTAGAGAACATATCAAGGGTATGTGGATAGATAGGACGCCTGTGTGTGGGGTCTATGAGGAAAGTATCATGGTTGGGGTGTGGGACATGGACATCGATGATCGTGCCGTGCTTACATACTCGGTATAGCTCTTGTACGCAGTTGAAGAACCCTTGACCAAGGTGTTCTAGGATATGATGTGCTATGACTCCATCAATAGAGTCATCATCAAATGGGAGTCTTTCATTCTCGATATCGACAACAAAGTCTGGATTAGATCCAGCATCGATGTCTATATTCAAGTAACCAGGATATCGTTTAGTACCAGAACCAAGATTTATCTTCATCATTCACCTTTTATTTCATATTATATACCATATTATATATAATGTAAAATTATTTATGTGATGCTTGTTAACGCGGCCATATGACTATAAAATTTTCCAGATCCCACCGACTTCCAGTTAGTACCACCCGCGACAGTCTGGACTGGGCTGGATCTATGAGTTGTAGTATTATCACCTAGTGTACCATTACTGTTGTTACCCCAGGTCCATAATGTGCCATCTGTCTTGATGGCTGCTGAGTAATAAGCACCACATGCTACTAGTTTCCAGTTAGTACCACCAGCAACAGTCTGGATTGGACTGGATCTATGGACTAAAGTATTGTCACCTAGTGTACCATAGCCATAATAATTACCTCCCCAGAGCCATAATGTGCCATCTGTCTTGATGGCTGCTGTATGATAGGATCCACATGCTACTAGGTTCCAGTTAGTGCCACCTGCGACGGTCTGGATAGGACTAGATCTATGGACTTTAGTATTGTCACCTAGTTGACCAGCGTTATTATCACCCCAAAGCCATAAAGTACCATCAGTCTTAACAGCCGCTGTATAAGTTGATCCACACGCAACCTGTTTCCAATTAGTGCCACCAGCTACGGTTTGGATAGGACTAGATACAAGGGTTGTAGTATTGTTACCTAGTTGACCATAGCTACCAAGCCCCCATGTCCATAGCGTACCGTCTGTCTTAATGGCTGTTGTAAAATTGCTTCCAGCTGCGACTTGTTTCCAGATAGCTCCACCGGCTACTGTTTGAACCGGACTAGATTTACGAACACTCGTATTGTCACCCAGTTGACCAAAGGGGTTCTGTCCCCAAGTCCATAGTGTGCCATCAGTCTTGATGGCTGCTGTATATAAAGATCCACAAGCCACTTGTTTCCAGTTAGTGCCACCAGAAACAGTCTGGACAGGACTGGATCTATGGGTTATGGTATTGTCACCTAGTCCACCATAGCTGTTTTGTCCCCAAAGCCATAGTGTACCGTCTGTCTTGATGGATGATGTATGATATTGTCCACCTGCTACTAGTTTCCAAATAGTACTACCAGCAATAGTTTGGACTGGACTAGATCTAGGAGTTGTAGTATTGTCACCTAAAGTTCCAATGTTGAAGTTATATCCCCAAAGCCATAAACCCGCATCAGAGAACAAGTTGATGTTGACAAAGGCATCAGCGAAGTCTGCTGGATATCCGCCGTTATTAAACTTAAAGTTAGTTGGGTTCTTTGCCATCTTTTTCTCTTAACCTAAATGTTTGTATTAGTCCTGAGTCAAACGAATGAAACAGCCATGGTCTAAACATCACGCCTTGTCCTGGTTTTAATAAGTAGTTTATCGTTAAGTCCCATGCAAATAAATCTCTGTAAGGTAACTCATGCCCTTCTAATGCGTTCTTTGGACCTTTCAAGCTCTCGTATACGTTGAAGGTACTGTTATCAAGAGCTACAGCAAACACCCATTCATTTAGTGTATCAAAGCCCTCAAAGTGTATGAATAAGCTAGGATACCTAAACCTACCCGAGTATTCCTCTAACACTTCTACCTCTGCACCTAGTATAGCACTAAACTGTTCGTTGGCATCAGGCGCTATCAGGTAAAATTCTGGTATCTCCTTACCAAACTCTGACTCTTTGTACTGGAGATCTCGCACACAGTTATGCATCTGTGTCGCTTGGTCCTGATTAAAGAACCCGTCTATAGTAACGATCTTGACCAGAGGATGCATTACATGTCGTCCATCGAGTCATCACGGATGCATGCTGTATGATAGACTCCAGCTGTCACTAGTATCCAGTTAGTGCCACCTGAAACAGTCTGGATAGGACTGGATCTATGGACTATACTAGAACCATCACCTAGTTGACCTTGGCTGTTATGTCCCCAGGTCCATAGTGTACCATCTGTCTTGATGGCTGCTGTATGATAGAATCCACTCGCTACTTGTTTCCAGTTAGTACCACTAGCAATAGTCTGGACAGGACTGGATTTAGCGGCTGCAGTATTATCACCTAGTTGACCATAGGTGTTATATCCCCAGAGCCATAGTGTACCGTCAGTCTTGATGGATATTGTATAATACCGTCCACATGCCACCTGTTTCCAATTAGTACCACCGGCAACAGTCTGGATAGGACTGGATTTAGCGGCTGCAGTATTATCACCTAGTGCTCCATAGAAGTTATTTCCCCAGGTCCATAGTGTACCATCGGTCTTGATGCATGCTGTATGATAGGTTCCACCTGCCACCTGTTTCCAGTTAGTACCACCAGCAACAGTCTGGACAGGACTGGATTTAGGAACTGTAGTATTATCACCTAGTTGACCATAGGTGTTATATCCCCAGAGCCATAAGGTACCGTCTGTCTTGATGCATGCTGTATGATATTGTCCACCCGCCACTTGTTTCCAGTTAGTACCACCAGCAACAGTCTGGACAGGACTGGATTTAGCGGCTGCAGTATTATCACCTAGTGCACCAACGCCGTTATGTCCCCAGGTCCATAGGGTACCGTCTGTCTTGATGCATGCTGTATGATAGTAACCGCCCGCCACTTGTTTCCAGTTAGTACCACCAGCAATAGTCTGGATAGGACTGGATCTATGGACTATACTAGAACCATCACCTAGTTGACCATAGGCGTTCTGTCCCCAGGTCCATAGTGTACCATCGGTCTTGATGCATGCTGTATGACCGTAGCCACCCGCCACCTGTTTCCAGTTAGTACCACCAGCAACAGTCTGGACAGGACTGGATTTAGCGGCCGCAGTATTATCACCTAGTGCACCAAGGGAGTTAAATCCCCAGAGCCACAACCCAGCAAACCTGAAAGTATCGACTAGTTCAGGATACCTGTCTATGAGGTATGACTTCTCGACCAATGTTGACCCGATGTCAATACCGGCACTATTCTTATAGTTGGTGGTTAATCCCATGGTTTACTCGGTTATGTTGATACCAGCTAAGTCTTCTGAACTAGCACAAGCATCGATAGCTTGTAGCTTGGTGTATTCCCAGTCAAAAGATGATTGTACGTGTACTAACACTGTAGACAACACTGTCTGAACATCAGAAGGAGCCAATGTTACCCATGTCTCTCTGTCTTGTTTCCAGTTGATGTTATCGGTACTAGCTTGTGCGTTCATTAAGACAAGACGTGTAGCTCTGTCAGTACCGAAACTATAGTCAGTCCCGTTTAAGTTTACTGTAACACCGCTGTTTTCTTTGGTCCATCGTTCTGCTGCGACTCGGTCTTTTAGCATAGCCTTGGCTGCGTCTAATGGTAGAGGTTGTACAATGTAACTCATGATAGCTACGGTGTCTGTGAATTCCCAGAATGGACCATGTAACATCTCTATCGTGGGGTTGAACTCGGGATTCTCTGTACCTTGGACTGGTAGGATCTTGATGTTATCTGATACTGTGATAGGGTCTAAGTTATCATTAGTAGCAGGCAAAGTAGTATCTACCTCACACTCCTCTAAGATAGTGTTCTCAAACTTAAATCGGCTCCAACGCATCGGGCCTAAGATTACTGTGTTATCGTGAACTATTACAAACATTTTTATTTTCCTTTTTAACTTGATGGGTATAGTTTTCCTGCTTCGTAGAAGAATACGGCTGCTGTATACACTCCACCCGCCACCTGTTTCCAGTTAGTACCGCCAGCAATAGTCTGGATAGGACTGGATTTACTGACTAGAGTGTTGTCGCCTAGGTAACCTTGGGCGTTATTTCCCCAGATCCATAGTGTACCATCGGTCTTGATAGCTGCTGTAGCACCAAGATTAGCCACCTGTTTCCAGTTAGTACCACCAGCAACAGTTTGCACAGGACTGGATTTATCGACTACAGTATTGTCACCTAGTTGACCAACGATGTTATATCCCCAGATCCATAGTGTACCGTCCGTCTTGATAGCTGCTATATTATAGCCTCCACCTGCCAACTGTTTCCAGTTAGTACCACTAGCAACAGTCTGGACAGGACTGGATTTATTGACTATAGTGTTGTCACCTAATTGGCCATTGGAGTTCTGTCCCCAGGTCCATAGTGTACCATCTGTCTTGATAGCTGCTATATAAGAGATTCCACTTACCACCTGTTTCCAGTTAGTACCGCCAGCAATAGTCTGGATAGGACTAGATCTATGGGTTATACTAGTACCATCACCTAGTTGACCTTGTTGGTTCCATCCCCAGGTCCATAGTGTACCATCTGTCTTGATAGCTGCTGTATTAGTATATCCACAACCCACCTGTTTCCAGTTAGTACCACCAGCAACAGTCTGGACAGGGCTGGATTTTAGGCTTGCAGTATTGTCACCTAGTTGACCATATAAGTTATGTCCCCAGGTCCATAGTGTACCATCTGTCTTGATAGCTGCTGTATGATATTGTCCACCTGCCACCTGTTTCCAGTTAGTACCACCAGAAACAGTTTGGATAGGACTAGATCTATGGGTTATACTAGAACCATCACCTAGTGCACCATAGGTGTTACGTCCCCAGGTCCATAGCGTACCATCTGTCTTGATACATGCTATATGATAGTTTCCACCCGCCACTAGTTTCCAGTTAGTACCACCAGCAACAGTTTGCACAGGACTGGATTTATCGGCTGCATTAGTAAGTGCTGCAGTATTGTCACCTAGTTGACCATAGGTGTTACGTCCCCAGGTCCACAGTGTTCCAGTCGCAGCGTACTGGTCGATCATAGCATAGTCGGTGACGAATAGCTGTTCTAGGTCGCCTTGACGGCTTTGGAATTGTCCGGCCATCCTATGCTCCTACAACTTTAATGCTTATATTAAACTGCATGTATTATATCATCCTGTTGTTAACCAGAATATCAATAATAAAGGTACACCGCCACTTATATTAGGTTATATTTGTTATCCTATTATTTATAAGAAAAACTACCTAGTACTTGCGACCAGGATACTTCTTAAGTGCATAGTCCATGTCTGTACGACCAGGATTCTCTTCGTACCAGCCTTTACCAGTATGGATATTAAGCACGGCTTGGAAGTATTCCTCATACATCTTAGCCACATGATCTAATGAGAAGTTATTGATAGCCCAATCTCTACAGTCTTGAGGTTTGATACGATCGATGTTCTTGAGAGCCCATACGAACTCTTCAAACGTACGGCATCTGTAACCTGTAACACCATGGATATTGTTTTCTGTGAATGAACCCCAGTCAGTGGTGATGGTTGGTGTACCAGAGAATAAGTTCTCGATCTGTACTCCACCAAATGGCTCAACGTACATAGAAGCGACCATAGAGACTTTAGCTTTTGACATAAGCTCTCTGCGTTTCTCTACGTCTGCATAACCGATGAACTCTACATGAGATGGGATCTCTTTATAACCACATGCTTGTAGGTTATTCTGACCTGCAACCTTAAGTTTCATGCCAGCTTTCTCTGTAGCCTGGATAGCTATATGGATACCTTTACCTTCATACACTCGACCTAAGAATAAGCAGTAGTCTTCCTTAGTTTCAGGTGCAAAAGTAAAGTCATCTGGGTTGAAATAATTTGGTATTACTGTGTCATAGAAGTTGTTTTTACATGTACCGACAGCCTCAAGACCATAGTATGCATGCATGATAGCATATGATTCAAAGATCTTAAACCTTGCCCAGTGTCCACCAGCGTATCCGATACCGGGTTCTACGCAAATTAAGTCTGGATGTGCATCACACACTGGACGAGTACCTGATCCCCAGAATGGTAAAATAAAATCGTGTTTTTGTTTTCTAAGTCCTACTTCTCGAATCGCGTTTTTGTAAAATGTCTGATAAGCATGGTCGTTTGTGGCAAACTTGAAGAAGTTCTTACGCCAATCATAAGAACCATATGCTATCTCTAGATCTTTATTAGTAGTAACTGTAACGTGTTCAGTGGCTTCAACAATTGAATCTTCATGACCATAATGAATCACTTCATGACCGCGTTCGGTCATCATCTTACAGAACTTTAGAACTTTCATTGTATATGCACAGGCCACATATTCTGGAGAAGTTACTGTATGAGGGAGGCCTAGTGCATGGAATCTAAATTTATTACTCATTGTTATCACCTTTTAATTTACAATTATTGAAATGCCATCTATACATGTTATTTGAACCGCCTAACATGTTACAGTGGGGACATACTATTTTTGTTTTAGGTTTTCTCATGGCAATTTTTGCTTCTTCTGTCACTATCTTGCCTTTATGAGAATCACTAATCTTTTTCTTGGTTTCTTCTGAATGCATTATTACTTGTTTACTTCGTGCTGATTTTATTTTTGATTTAGTTTCTTCTGTTCTTTTTCTATCTTTTAATTTTGATTTAGTTTCTTCTTTACATGGTACACCTTTATTCCATGCAGCAAATCCTTTTCTTGCTTGACTCATTCTTTGTTTTTCTTCATCTGTTCTTGGAATACCTTTATTCCATGGTGTAATACCAGGTATAGCACCATCTAATCCATTCTCTATCTTAAGATTAGCCCATTTGTCAGAGTTAACTATGTCCATCTCTTCAGATATTAGTGTTGCAAACTCAACCAATTTACTTTTATCTGTAAATGGTTCAGAAACCCAAATCGTCTTAACATGATATAAACCATGTTTATTGATATGTCTAACCCAGTGTTTACCAGATCCTTGATACTTATATGGATCAGATTTAGTAGTCTTACCAAGATATCTCATCCCAGTAATACTATGTTCTTTTATATAAAGGTAAGTTGGTTTCATCTATTCCTTATAGTGTTCAAATAATTTTGTTATCAACGCTTTATGTGATAAAGCACCATTTAAACCTTTTAACTCTACAACTTTTTCTGGCTTGTCTGCAAAGAACTCGTCTACTGCTTTCTTTACACCAGGCCAATATTCATCACCATAATCATCTACTAATATGACACCACCAGGAACCACACGATCGTATATCAACTTAAGTGGATCCATTATACTTATATATAAATCCCCGTCAAGGTGTGCAAAGGAAATCTTTTCTGGTACTTGTTCTGGCTTGATATCACTGAACCAACCCTTACGTATATATGGTATTCTTATACCATCATAGGTAAAGTTCTCACATAGTAGATCGAGCGATGTCTTCATCTCACCCGGTAAGTTCTCTTCCGATTCTGGTAATCCTTCAAAGCTATCATATACATATAGCCATTTATCTGAGATGTATGATATCAACTTTGAGGTGTGACCGCAGTAGCAGCCAAACTCAACTATATCACCTTCAAGGTGTTGCGTCTCAAGCACATAATGACATATATGAACTATCCTTGAGAAGTCTTGCATCTCAAGTGTGTTCCTTAGTAAGACATCAGCCTTACGTGAAACGTTTATATCATGCGCCATTATCTATTCCTGATAGTATTCAAGTAGTTTTTGATATCACCATTAGGCATAGCAAACCTACTTACTAATTCTGGCTTCATCATCTCTACCATCGTATATACGGCTTCTTCTGTTCCGATAGTACCTTGATCTAGTAGCTGTCTTATTGTGTCATAGTAGTACTTATTAAACTCTGTAACCTGATCCTTTGACCCACCAAATAATGTTGCACGACATACATAACTTGGTTTAGTTCCTACTATATTTGTCATGACATTGATATTACAACCATGGATCTCAGAGTTTGTTTGGTACGGGTATGATGTTAAGAAGAACTTATCTTTAGGTAGGAACAAGAAGTTATATGTACCGATAGGTTCTGTAATACCAAAGCTGTTTGACATACCTGAATCTATCCAATAGAATCGTTTAGATCCTAGCGGGTTTTGTTCTGCCACGTCTTGTAGTAACTTGTTCTTAATGAGTGTTAGTGGTATGTAGTATGGGTTTCTTAGTGCAGAGTCTTTGATCCAATCAGATTGATTAATGAACGCATCGCTGTTGATGATGGTTTGTATCTCTTGGAACGGCGTGTTGTTCTGGATATCTTGTAGTGTTAATACTCTACACTCAATACGATTGTTTGATGTAGCAATGCTTAGTTGTTTGCGTCTTAAACGTATATAGTCATGATACTTAGGATCTGCATAGACTACTAATGGGTTACGTACAGATAATAGATGATCTAGACCTTTGATATAGTGTTCTTCGAATGATCGATCTCCACGTGATATATCAACTGCCATGGTAACTAGTGTTACATCACCAGGATACTCATACGTATAGTCCATGGCTCTGAAATCAATATAAGGAGCAGTGCGATTCTTTAGTAGTTCCTTAGGATAGAAGTCATATGGAACTTTAGAATCGTCTGGTCTTTGTCCAGCCATCTTAGAGCAATGGTCACCAAGGTGTCGAGCATACTCGCCATTAAGATAAACACCTTTGAATCCTAATGCAGTAAACTTACGATCGATGTTCCATTCATTATGCCACTTCTCTACTCGACCTAACATGATAAGGTCATCTCTGCGTCTTAAGTTAGGAGAGCCGCACCATGCATGCCATGCTAAGTGATGGTCAGTTATCTTCCATGGTTTCTTCCAAAAGAACTCACCGTCTACAAGACCTTTTTGATAGGAGTCTATACCTTGGAACTCGAATGTTCTCCATGAGATGTCAACAACACCGACTTCTCGATACTTTTGTAGGATTGCTTTAGATTTATTCAGGTAACCTGGTTGTGTAAGTTCCCAGTCGTCTTCAAGGTAAAAGATGTAATCTGAATCACAATATGAGCACATAAAATCCATCGCCCACCATTGTGATCTGTTTCTTGGGAAGCATATGACGTCACATATATCTCCATACTCTTCAACTAACTTCTCAAATACACCTTCCTCAGCGGAGTCATCTACGATCACCATCTTGGTGACATAGTCTTGGGTATCAAAGAATGATTGAAGTGTCTTGGCTAAGACATCTAGTCTGTTACAGGATAGTACAAAGGTAGTTGTATCTGAATCTGGTTGGTCAACGGTGTGGAACTTCACTTGTGACATAGTTACTCCTCAGGGTATTATATGATTATAATATAGATTGTGTTTAATGTAAAATTATTTATCTATCTTTTTAGATAGCTCATCTATTTGTTTTTGTTGTTCTTTGATAGCGTTGATTAGGAAACCAAACAAGCCGTTGTAGTTAACTGACTTATTACCAGCATCGTCTGTCGTTACGAGGTCTGGTATCACTTCTTCAAGCTCTTGAGCAATAACACCGTAAGACTTCATGCCGTTGTTTTTCCATTGGAACTCAACACCGTTTAACTGTGTTATAGTATCAGCAGCGTTCTTGATCTTCTTGATGTTCTTTTTCTTACGCTTATCTGATAGAGAGTTGAATATCGTAGCGTTGATAGTACCAGTAGATGGGTTAAAGTATAATCCAGCGCTTGCAGTGTATGCAGTAGAGAAAGTACCAGATGTCGCAGATGACATAACTGGATAGTATGGACCAGCTGACGCATTATCATTAGTGATCGTAGCACCACCACCTGATGCAGATAATGCAACACCGTTAAGATATATGCTACTGAAGTAACCAGCTTGTGAAGACATAGAACCGGTAGCACCAACAAAGCCTGTGGCACCTGTTGCACCAGTAACTAAAGCAGGACCAGTAATATTACCAGTTGCAGTGATAGATCCTGTAGCTCCTACTGTCGCAGTTCCAACTCCTAATGAACCTAGTATGTATACAGCACCAGTCGCGCCTGTAGCACCAGTAAGTGTACCAAATTGTGCAGTAAATGCTGAGTTATATGCTGTAGATTGTGTTCCTGCAGGACCAGTAGCACCGTTAGTTCCTGCAGGACCAGTGGCACCGTTAGTTCCTGCTGTACCTGTAGCTCCGTTAGTTCCGTTAGTTCCTGCAGGACCAGTGGCACCGTTAGTTCCTGCTGTACCTGTAGCTCCGTTAGTTCCGTTAGTTCCTGCAGGACCAGTGGCACCGTTAGTTCCTGCAGGACCAGTAGCACCTGCAGCGCCAGATGCGCCAGTAACTGATACACCACCAACAGTTAGTGTATTAAAGTATCCTGATAAACCTGATATAGAGCCAGTAGCTCCAATAAATCCTGTAGCACCTGTTGCACCAGCAACTATGTTTGATGATGTTAATATATTAGTAGTAACGCCTGTTGCACCAATCGTACCAACACTTAATGTATTAGTGGTAACACCTGTCGCACCAATAGTTCCAGCAGATAGTGTTGCGATAGTACCAAGTGATGTTAAGCTTGACGCTGTGATACCAGAACCCAATGTATTTGCACTAAGCACTGACACACCATTGATATAGTATGCTTTGTTTGTACCAGATAAGTTCCAGTTTTCTGAAGCATTCCAGTAACCAGTGTTTGTTCCACCAGTAGTAGCTGATGATTGCCAGATTAATGTCTTATCTGCTGTACCATGTAATGTTATACCACCGCCTGCTGCTGTAGTATCTGTAGGTGTTGTTACTTTACCAAGCTCAACGTTTATATCATTAACGGTTAGAGTAGTTGTATTGATTGTAGTAGTTGTACCATTAACTGTAAGGTTACCAGTAACCACTGCATTACCACCAACGTTAAGATCACCTGAGGCATTAATAGAACCTGTTGCACCAGTAGCTCCTGTGCCAATTTCAAGAGTTTGCAGTGCTGCGTTAGTGGATACTAATGTATTTGTTGTAACACCTGTTGCACCGACTGTGAATGCTGTCAATGCACCAGTAGCACCAAGTGTTGTAGATCCAACTGCAAGACCACCACCATGTGCAGCTCCACCGCTTGATACGATAGAACCTGTAGCACCAAGTGTTGTAGATCCAACTGCAAGACCACCACCATGTGCAGCTCCACCGCTTGATACGATAGAACCTGTAGCGCCAACAGTTCCTCCACCAACGTTTAGTGGAGCGTTCATGTTGATGGCACCAGATGCACCGATAACCATCGCCGCTGTAGATAAGCTATTAATTACAAAGTAGATAGCATTAGATCCGTATGTACCGATAGCTAGGTCTTGTGACTGTGAACCTAAGTATGCTATACCAGGATTACTGAATATACCTGTACCAGAGAACGTTGGTGAGTTGATACCAAGCTCTGCATAGTTAGTTGAGTTTGTAGCAAGTGCATTTGATACAACGAAGTTCGTTGATGCATTAGCTGTGTTGCTTGTATTTTGTAAAAGTAGTTGGTTATAGTTATCGACTGATGATGACCATGAACCCATGATGTTACCATCTGCATAGTTTAGTGTACCGTATGCAAACGCACCTTGTGTGCCTGATGCACCTATAGATGCTGTCGCTACATGTGTAGGTGCAGAGAATATACCTGTGCTTGGAGTAAATGAGTATGTAGTTGCAAGATAGCCGTTAGGCATCGGGCCAGTAGCACCTGTCATGACTGGATAGTATGTTACACCAGTCGCACCTAATCCAATACTACCGATGATACCTGTTGCGCCAGTGGCACCATTTATTCCTGCTGTACCGGTCGCACCAGTTGCACCATTTATCCCTGCTGTACCTGTAGCACCATTAGTTCCGTTGGTTCCTGCTGGACCAGTGGCACCTGTTGCACCATTGATACCTGTCGAACCTGACGCACCTTGTGAACCATTAGTTCCTGCTGGACCGGTTGCACCAGTCGCTCCACTAATACCTGTCGAACCTGATGCACCTTGCACACCTTGAATACCTTGGATACCTTGAGGACCTGTAGCTCCTGTATTACCGGTAACACCAGTCGCACCATTAGTTCCTGCAGAACCAGTCGCACCGTTTGTTCCTGCAGAACCAGTCGCACCGTTTGTACCTGCACTTCCAGTTGCACCTGCAGTCCCTGTTGCACCGTTTGTACCGTTAATTCCTGCAGAACCAGTCGCACCGTTTGTTCCTGCTGTACCTGTGGCGCCTGTTAAACCCGTTAATCCTGTAGCACCTTGTACACCTTGAACTCCAGTAGCTCCGGTTAATCCAGTAGAACCTGATGCACCTTGTACACCTTGAGAACCTGTAGCACCGCTTGCACCTTGTACACCTTGAGAACCTGTAGCACCGCTTGCACCTTGGATACCTTGAGAACCTGTTGCACCACTAATACCGGTGGCACCTGTTAAACCAGTAGAACCTGAAGCACCTTGCGTTCCTGATACTATACCAAGGAATAACTGGTGATCATTTGCAAAGTTGCTTGTTCCTGTACCTCCGCTAGATACTAAGGTTACAGGTATATCGTACCAGCTATTAGTACCGCTTGTTTGGTTTGTTACTGTCCCTGATATTGTCCATATCTGGTAGTTATTAGACAAATTTGCATCTTGAATGATGAACTCTTGACCTTGTTGAAGCAAAGCAAGATAGATGTCGATGTCAATAGCATTAGTAGAACCACCACTTATAGTGTCTTCTGTTAGGTGACTGACCCAGATGTTTGTTGAACTTATCTGTGTAGAGTTATTCCATACGATGTATCCATCACCAACGTATGTAGAACCGCTTTGAGTCGTTGTCTTTGCTTGATAGTTGAATATACTGTTTGATTGGCCTGCTGCACCTTGAGAACCTGTGGCTCCAGTATAACCAGTAGCACCAGTTAATCCTGTACCAGTGGCACCGGTTAAACCTGTAGAACCTGAAGCACCTTGAATACCTTGAGCACCTGTTGCACCGGTTAAACCTGTAGAACCTGAAGCACCTTGAATACCTTGAGCACCTGTTGCACCGGTTAAACCTGTAGAACCTGAAGCACCTTGAATACCTTGAGTGCCTGTTGCACCAGTATAACCAGTCGCACCAGTTAAACCAGTACTTCCACTTGCTCCTTGAATACCTTGAGAACCTGTAGCTCCTGTTAAACCTGTGGAACCACTAGCACCTTGAACACCGCTTGCACCTTGAACACCTGTAGCACCAGTATTACCTGTGACTCCAGTTGCTCCTGTTAAACCTGTTGAGCCTGATGCACCTTGAAGAGTTCCGGTCGCGCCGATCCAATTACCGTATTGGTCGATGACGTCGACGATGCCTGAGGCACCACCAACGGATAGTCCGTTCTTGATGACGAACGATTTATTGCTTGTAGACACGGTTCATTTTCCCCAGTGTTTATGTGTATATGTTATTTATTAGTACCCGTATGTGATCTTATCTAAATCTGTCCTTGATTGGAAGTTACCAGATACGATGTTCACTATCAATGTACTGCCATCCCATGATACTATTGTACCAGCTGCAGGGTTTTGTGGACCTATGCCAGCAGAATCAACTGTGATCTCTGTGCCGACCAATGAAGCGAAGTCGATTAAGTTAGACCAGTATGTATCTGGGTATAAGTATGCTTTACCTAATGGTATCGCGCCGTTATCAGAGTTATTTAATGAGTAGAATAAGTTTAATCCGCTTGGGTCATCAACAGTTGTTCCACCGATACGACCTTGTACAGACTCTCTTACCCAACTAATCGCTGTGCCAGAAGATGTTGGAGTTACCTTCAATGATATCACTGAACCGTTTGTTACTGCTGTTACATCCATGACTTTCGTAGCTTTATCTGATCTTAATGTCGCATACTCAGTCATGTAAACTGCAGACGCATTTTGTGTTAAGATAACTTCTGTAGCTTGTACTTTGTTTGTTGTGCTAACACCTTGTACGATATACTTAGCTGTACCAACTTCGTTAGCAGCAAACATATCTACTGTTGTTTGTGATGTGCCAGATAATCCTGTTGAACCGTTTGCTAGGCTGTAACCTTGTAGACCTGTGTAACCTTGATCACCGTCAGGACCAGTAGCACCTGAAGCACCAGTAATACCAGTAGCACCATCTAAACCGGTTTCACCTTGTATACCTTGGTCTCCGTCTAAACCTGTTTGACCTTGTTCACCAGTTACACCTGAAGCACCTTGTACACCAGTAGCACCAGTTGAACCTGTATAACCTTGTTCACCGAAAGCACCAGTTGCACCTTTATATCCATTAATACCTGTGGCACCATCTTGACCTGTTACACCTGATGCACCTTCCATACCGACTGCACCGTCAAGGTTAACATAAAGTGTATCAACTCCTGGAGTACTGTTACCTACTTCTGTTACGATAGTAATATTAATAGTACCAGTAATATTATCATAACTGTTTACTAAAGCTGTAGCAAAGTTCTCTGAATCTTTAGAGATGATGATAGTTTGACCAGCAGCATATGAATATGAGTAGTCAAGTGTTTGTGAATCTATTTGTATATTGATATCACCACTTACATTGATATTTACACCGTTATCAATGTAGTAGTCAGTGTTAAGTAATATTGCTTTGAATCTATGACCATATGAACCAGTTGCACCATCAGTACCAGTCTCACCTGTTGGACCTGATGCACCATCGATACCTTGTACACCAGTAGCACCTGTTGCACCGTCTTGACCTGTAGGACCAGTCGCTGCGTCATAACCTAAGATACCTTGTTGACCGTCTGGACCTGTTGGACCTTGTACACCTGTAGCACCTGTCTCACCAGTTTGACCTTGATCACCAGTTATACCGATTCCGCCATCGATACCAGTTGCACCGTCTTGACCTGTTGGACCTGATGCACCATCAATGCCTTGGTTACCGTCTGGACCAGTAGCACCTGTTGCACCAGTTGAACCTGTGTAACCTATGTTAGTTGCAGCTGTATTACCTAAATATGTGTATCCACTTGGAACATCATGTTGTGGAGTAGTTATTAATTCAAACACAGCACCATCGAGTGTGCTTACTGCTGGATAACTATGCGATTGAGCTAATAAGAATGGTGAACCGTTAGTATTAGTTGCTGGATCACCGCCTTTTGACCATGCTCCACCGTTAACTCTTGCCCAAAATACTCCTGTATTATAATTATAATTAACTGCAACTTCTACTAAATCTCCAACGCCCCAATTAATACCTAATGAATCAGTTTGGATACCATTTATCCAAACAGTACCATCTTGTTGGAATCCTTGCGATTGGTCATCATATCTTCCTAATGCATTATTAACATCAATGCCAGATGTTCCTAAGCCAATGCGATTAGTAGTAGCAGGTATATCAGCATCTAACCTTACACCAAACATACTTAAACCAGAGTTAGCGTATGTTGCCATTTCAGCAGTAGTTATTGCTGATTCAACATAACCAACTGTACCACTTAATATTGTATTTGCGCCGTTACTGCCGCTTGAAATTGTTTGATTAGGCCCATAATGACCATAACCAGTATCAAATTGAATTGCAGCTGATGAACCATCACCACCTTGAGCACCAGTAGCACCAGTATAACCTGTTGCACCATCTACACCTGTGTAACCTTGTTCGCCATCAGGACCTGTTGCACCATCTAAACCTGTTGAACCTTGGATACCATCAGCACCAGAAGCTCCGTCTATACCAGCTTCACCAGTTGCACCTTGAAATCCTCGTTCACCTGTAGCACCAGCAACACCAGTTGCACCAGTTAAACCTACTGTACCTGTAGCACCATCAGCACCAGTTGCACCTCTGGCATTATATGTACGACCTTGCAATCCTCGTTCGCCATCGATACCTTGTGCGCCGTCTTGACCGGTAACACCAGTAGCACCAATTTGACCTACTGCTCCGTCAAGGTTGATTACCCATGCGTTATGTGAACCAGTACCTACGTGATCTGTTTGTGTAAATGCAAGGATGTTTGTTACTGGATCGTAACTTGTAACTGTACCATGTTGATGTATACCACCACCATCGGTAAGAATAATTGTTTCACCACCACCATAACTTAATCTTTCATCTACGACTACAACTCCTGTAGCACCTGTAGATGCAAGTGTAAATGCAGTGGTTGAAGAAGTTTTGTATCTGTGACCATATGAACCAGTTGCACCAACTTCACCTGTTTGACCTGTTGCACCTATGTAACCAGCATTTCCTGTTACACCACGACGTAAGAATGTGAATCCGCTTGGAACACCGTATTCAGCAACATCATTGATAGTAAATTGTGCAGGACCATTAGAACCATAGATACCTACTGCTGGATAAACACCAGCACTAAATACAGAATTATCAACTGATAAACCGCCAACACCAGTAGCTGGATCATTAGAGATATTACCATTCCAGTAACCATTGTTTACTCTGAACCATATTAAATGGTTATCAGTGTCTACAGCTATATCAATCTTGTCTCCACTAGTATAGCTATCATAATGAGTTACATATGAACCAGCATAATAGATATCACCGTTTTGCGTATAAGCTATGGAGTTTTCATCAGGACCACCAAGCATAGCATTAAGATCAACATTACTGTTTGCGATACCAACTGAATTAGCGTTGTCACTAAAGTAATCGAAGGTAAAGCTGAACATGTAAGCATTGCCGCCGGCAATGTTTTGAGTACCTAGCGCATTATAGTAACCTTCGTTATCATCTGAAATTGTGAAGTAGTCGTCATTTGGGTAATATAACTGACTACCGATATAAGCTGGATCGAATACGTATGTGTTTGCAATGTAACCACCGAATCCACCTGTAGCACCATCAAGACCTGTTGGACCTTGATCACCTGTTACACCTTGAACACCAGTAGCACCGTCATAACCTTGTGCACCATCTTGACCAGTTACACCTTGAGAACCTGTAGCACCTTGGGCGCCTGTTGCTCCTGTAGCACCTGTCTCACCAGTTGGGCCAGTTGCACCTGCATAACCTGTATTTGTAGCAGCGCTATATCCTGTAATTGTGATTGTTGCATTTACTGGAATATCACCTAAAGTTATAGGTGTGTTTGTTAAACCTAAGAAAGATATATCACCTTGATCTACATAATTATAAACTGTGTATGTAACTGAGTTATATACAAACGTCATTCCTGGTGCAGGAGTAGCTGATAGCGCTCTACCATCAATACGAATGTAGCTACCGTAGAGCGTTGGATATACTAACCAAGCGTTATCTAATGCAGCTGTTACAGTTGCATCGATTGATACATATGTACCACCATTACCGCCTGTAGCACCTGTTTGACCAGTTACACCAGAAGCACCATCAATACCGGTAGCACCAGTAGATCCTGTCTCTCCTCTAACACCTGTTGCACCGTATGGTGATTCACCTGGACCAGAAGCTCCGACCCATTCACCAGCTGTGTTGATGACCTCAAATCCAGAGGCACCGACCGCTAGTCCGTTCTTGACGTTAAACTTTATATCATTGGTTGGTAGTGACACGTGCCTATCTCCTGAATTTTATTTGTTATTAAGCTAGTACTGCTTCTCTTAAGAAGTCGATTGTTGTGTTTGTATTTACTGGTGATACTTTAACGTATACTGTACCAGAGTCATAGTTTGCACTTACAGTCATTAGAGACGCTGTTGAGTACATCGTTGCATACTCTGTAACTGAAGCATCTGAACCATCATGCGTTACCAATACTTCTGTTGAGTGTACATCGCTACCATGTGTAGCTTGGATGATATACTTAGCTGTCCTGTAAACTGTAGCATCATATGAATCGATAGTTTGGTTAGCAACTGTAGTTGTTAATGGATCGTTTCCTGCAGTTAAACCTGTACCTGTAGCACCAGTTAAACCTGTTGAACCACTTGCACCTTGGTAACCAGTAGCTCCATCTAATCCTTGAGGACCTGTTGCTCCTGTGAAACCTGAAGCACCTTGGATACCAGTTGCACCAGTATAACCTGTTGCACCAGTATAACCAGTCGCACCATCTACACCTTGAGGACCTGTTGCACCAGTGAAACCTGTAGCACCTGATGCACCTTGGAAACCAGTGGCACCTGAAGCACCATCGATACCTGTTGCACCTGTGTAACCAGTTGCACCTTGAACACCTTGTGCACCATCAAGGTTAACTGTCCATGCTGTATGTTCACCTGAACCAACTGCTGTTGTCTTGTCGAATACTAATTGGTCACCGCTGTAACTTACAACTGTACCTAATTGATAATTTGTATCATCGTAAGCAACTACGATTGATTGAGCTGGAGTATAAGCTAAACCAGAATCAACTGTTAATGTGATTTGACCAGTTCCGCCGATAGTGAATCTTGAAGTTGATGATGTTGCATAGAGGTCACCGTTAGCACCGCTAGCACCAGCAATACCTGTTGCACCTGTGTAACCAGTTGCACCATCGATACCTGTAGCACCTGAAGCGCCGTCAATACCAGTTGCACCAGTATAACCGGTTGCACCATCGATACCTGAAGCACCGTCAATACCTGTCGCACCTGTGTAACCTGTAGCACCATCGATACCAGTTGCACCTGTATAACCTGTAGCACCAGTATAACCTGTCGCGCCACTTGCACCGTCGATACCTGTAGCACCTGTATAACCTGTTGCACCATCGATACCAGTTGCGCCTGAAGCACCTTGATATCCTTGTACACCATCGTTACCTTGAGCACCTGTTGCACCACTTGCACCTACTGGACCAGTAGCACCTGTATCACCAGTATAACCTGTAGCGCCGTCAGCACCAGTTGCACCTGAAGCTCCTTGAATACCTGTCGCACCGCTTGCACCATCAGCACCGGTTGCACCAGAAGCACCATCAATGCCTGTTGCACCGCTAGCACCTTGAAAACCAGTAGCACCTGATGCACCTTGATCTCCTTGAGAACCGGTTGCACCTGTGTAACCAGTGGCGCCTGAAGCACCTTGGAAACCTGTAGCACCTGATGCACCATCGGCACCTGTAGCACCGCTTGCACCTTGAATACCTGTTGCACCTGTATAACCTGTAGCACCTTGAACACCGACAGCACCATCAAGGTTTACTGTCCATGCTGTATATTGTGTGCCTGTTGCATGATCTGCGGTTGTGATGATTAAATCTAATTGACCAGTACCTGAATTGTAGTTATCTACATAACCGATTACATAATCGGTAGGATTAGTTTGAGAAGCAACTAATACTGATTGTTGTGGAGTATATGAAAGACCAGTTTCTACATTAATTGTTAATGTAACACCAAGAGCGTAGTCTGTAAGTGTTAATGGATCAGTTGAGGTTGTTGCGTATTTGTCACCGTTAAGACCGGCAGAACCTGTTGCACCTGTTTGACCAGTTGCACCTGTATAACCTGTAGCACCTGATGCACCATCGATACCAGTTGCACCAGTATAACCTGTAGCACCTGTGTAACCTGTTGCGCCGTCAATACCTGTTGCACCTGTAACACCAGTAGCACCTGTATAACCTGTAGCACCATCTATACCAGTTGCACCACTTGCACCATCAATACCAGTAGCACCTGTATAACCTGTGGCACCATCAGCACCCGTGGCACCTGATGCACCATCGATACCGGTTGCACCGGTATAACCGGTTGCACCGTCAATACCTTGGACACCTGTTGCACCTGTGTAACCTGTGGCACCTGTAGCTCCAGCAGGAAGTTCGGCTCCTATCCAATTACCGTTTTCGTCAATGACGTCAATTATGCCTGACGCACCCCCTACGGATAGCCCGTTTCTTACTACAAAAGTTGAATTATTCGTTGCCACAGTTTGATCTCCTTGATGATGGTGTTAGTGCTTTATACTATTATTTATAATAAATTTATTTAGAGTCCTATCGTAGTTCTTATGTATTTTATATCAGTATAAGGACTTTGGGGCGTAAATCTTAACTCAATATAGCCTGTCCCAGACCATTGAATACGTGATACTATTAATAAAGGTGATCTACTTTCAACAGTAGATGCTACGTATACACCTGGGCTAGTCATGATAAACTTACTACTAAGAGTCGCTGATATAGCTCCTCCATTTAATGATATTACTGTTGTAGGTATTGCTGATAGTAATGCTTGTACTGCTGAATTTGATGTAGAGTATATAGTTAATGTTGTTCCAGTCCAGAACGACAGAGCCGAAATGTTGATATCTGGTGATGAATAGTCATTATCTACAGGTGAGTAATACGTAGCGAATGATCCTAATGATTCACCCATACCTGCATACTCTGTAAAGAATACGTTTGCTTTATCCCATAAGAGTAATAACTCTTCAGCATAGTAGTTTGTACCTTTTGTCAGCTGTACCTGATACTTTGCACTCCTATATATTGAGGTATCTAAGATGTCTATTAGCTGTTCATCTGTTGTGTTATTGGTGGTAAAGTCAATTACGTTGTCTACACCAATACCAGATGCACCTACAGGACCTTCGATACCTGTTGCACCTGTAATACCTATAGGTCCAGTAGCACCAGTCGCTCCAGCACCCTGTGCACCTGTGGCACCGTATGGACCAGTAGCACCTGGTAAACCTACTCCAGTTGCTCCTGCAATACCGCTTGCTCCTTGTGTACCAGAAGCACCTTGAATTCCAGTAGCACCTGTTTGACCTGTGGCACCTTGTGTACCTGTCGCTCCAGTTAAACCTGTTGAACCACTTGCACCTTGAATTCCAGTAGCACCTGTTTGACCTGTGGCACCTTGTGTACCTGTCGCTCCATCCAAACCAATAGTACCAGAAGCACCATCGATACCACTAGCTCCTTGTGGACCAGTAGCACCTGTTGCACCAGAACCTGATGCTGTTGCAGATATAGTTAATGATTGTGGGTTTGCTGAATGATCTGTTGTGATGGTGATACCAGTACCACCAATGATATGTAGTGTATCTTCTGCTACAGCTACGAGGTCTGTCTGACCGTCTACTTTGATAGTCTTGAACGCAGAACCAAGACTTACTTTAACTTCACCGCCACCAAGATCTGATACGTTGAATCCTGTATCCCTATCGAACCTTAGAGCGTTTACACCTGTTACTTCGTTAGTGATTGATCCTGTAGCACCACCAGTTGCACCACTGATGTTACTTACCGTGATGTTTGCAACACCAACACCGCTCGCACCAGTTACACCGCTTGCACCTTGTGCACCGCTGGCTCCGATACCAGATGCACCTTGTGTACCTATTGCACCGCTTGCACCTTGAATGCCTTGTTGACCTTGTGCACCTGATGCACCAATACCTGAAGCGCCTTGTTCTCCTTTAGGACCTGTAGCACCGCTTGCACCCTGTGGGCCTGATGCACCACCTGTATCTCCCTGTGGGCCTGTTGCACCAGTAGGACCGGTAGCACCAAAGCCAGCACCGTTACCTGATAGCCCTTGTATACCAACGGCCGCGACTTCTACGTATACGTCTCCTAATGCCATTCTTATTCCTTATATGATCTCTGGAGGATCAGATTGCGTTATTTGTGGTGTGAATATAATAACACCTTCTGAGACTCTTAATGATTCTCCAAAAGGTGATGTCACGTATACATCATACATGTATCTTCCAGGTTTAATCGATGCAGTATCAGCTGCAGACAATGATAGTCTTACTTGTCCACCTGTAGTAGAGTATACTTCAGCATGAAAGTCAATATGATTATGAGCTATATAAGACTTACGTATGTAAGCCCGAGTAGTAAAACCCGATAAGTTTAGTGGCAGTCCGTCTGAACCCACCACAGTGATTACTGCACCAAAGTTTGATCCAGTGTCAATATAAAAATTTGTTATAGCTGCCATAGTTATTATTTATACGACACTGGTTCCTTTAAATTGGTTGTATGCTTATAATCTTCTTACCAGTCTTAGGTTCTGGTATCCCTTTTACAGCTCCGATGATGTCTTTTCTAGACTCATCAAGGTCTCCGTCAATATAGTATGGGAGACATCCTGTTAACATCTCAAACGCAGCCATGAAGAACGGTATGTTATCAGAGTAAGCGTTATCACATGCTAGGCTCCACATATCTCCATGTAAAAACATGCATGAACCTTGACATATCTGTAATACTGGACATGTAGGACACTCTTCTCTATGACTCCAGTGTGTACTAGTCTTTAACTTGATGTTGTCAAAGTCATTAACGTTACCGATAAGGTGACTCTCACCATTAAATCCTATAGCTACAGAGCTAACGTTTTGACATGTTAGCACGTTACCTTTTAAATCTACTGCAATATTGTGTTCATCATCCATCGTACACTTCTGACCTACAGCAACAGCTGGTCTTTTGGTTTGTATAGATGTTATGAACTCGTTGATCTTCTTCTTAGTGGCACCAACATTAGTTCCAAGTCCACTTCTTACTTCTTTAAACGTATTAGCTCGATAGTTAAGGTGATCGTGTTCATCAGTAAAACAAACGCTAGCACCACCTTCATCATATGGATCAATGAACCCACCTTCTCCGATAGGTACATCAAACCCAAGTTTATCTTTAAACCATTGACTTATGGCTGCACGGCTTTGGTTATCTTTATTCACCATAGCGTTAAAGCTCATACGATTCTTTGGTCCTAACCTATTCCATAGATCCATGATCATCGCGAATTGTTCTGGATCATCGAATGGGTCTAACCCTCTAACATGATAACCTGGTCCATCATGTGATATACCAACACTAAACCCTAAGTTATCAAGCCATTCATTCTTTTCTAAGTCTAATATAGTACCATTAGTCACTATACCAAATGCTATGTTTGGATACATCTTCCTCATGCCTTCAGCAAGAGGCTTTAGACTCTTCCAATATACAAAGGGCTCACCACCCCAAAATTCTACTTTAACTCCAGTACCGTCTTTATTATCACCACCATCAAACCATGTTGGTAGTTGATCTAAGAACGGACCTACATCATCCTTTGTCATCTCATCAGCTTTAGGTACAAACCTTTGACTGCAGTAGACACATTCATAATTACAAGATAAGCCTAGCTGTATCTTGAGGATCTTAATATCTTTACTCTTTTTTGCTGGAGTGTCTTTACTTGTAGTAAACACTTCTTTATAGGAACGAGTATTACCGTTACTAAAATCTATCACGTTTCCATTTGCATCTGATATCTCAGAAGTCATGTTATCATACCAAAACTCTACATCTTCATTTGTTACAGGTCTCACACATTTTATATTAAACTTCGCCATTTCATGTCCTTAATTATAAATTATAATGTAACGTAATTCCTTACAGATTCAACAACCTTTATGTTAGTAACTAATGCAATAGTATCAACGCTTCCTAAGTTAACTTCAGTAGTATGGAATATTGAAGAAGGATGTATAGTAAATGTTCCTAGTACAGGACTTATTGGGAATAACATCTCATGATTCAATAATCTACTTCTTGAAGAAATAGGATCGATTATGTGTAACCTATTTCCTGCAGGTTTTTGATGAGTATTATTATTTGGAAAGTCTGTGACTTCCATAGATACCCATAAAACTGCCACGTAGTCAACGCTTCTATGATTGTGAGGCTTTGCATACTCACCAGGAGCAAACTTACGTAAGCTAGTGATAGCTTCAAACTCTACTTCTTCTGGATTAATAAAACCTTCAGCTGCAGCTAACTGAGCCATCCTAGATTTTAACATACTTTTAAATAGCTGGCATTCTGGACGAGGATCAGCTAGTAAGTTATAAGCTGCCTCTTTTGACTTACGCATATAATAAGGGACATGAGCCTCAGGATGCTGAGCTTCATATTCTTCACCAATACTAATAATATTCTTTAAAAAATCATCAGTAGCTTCAACCGCTCTTTGTTCAATAAGAATATTGGTTGGCCATAGTTGTGCAATATTAGTCAAGTGTTACTACCTTAGTAGATACGCCAGTCCAGTATTTGTATCCAGTTTTAATTGTTACTACTTCACCAGCATTTAATCCAGTAGTGTCTAAGTTAAATGTACCACCATTCGTTACACGTGATCTATTAATTACACCAATATCAGATGAAAGATAAACCGTAGTGTTTGCTGGAGCCGTCACTGTATATGCATGTGTATCACCAGCTTTAATAGTACTTGGTCCATTAACTATGATAGGTAACCATGATTCTAAGAATGCATGCATCGATACTATAGATGTAGATGAAGGAGCTGATCCGTTAACTGTGATGTTTGCACCATCTCTAAATATGATAGTTAGTTCGCTGGTAGGACAATCCTTATATGGTGTTAAGATATACAAGTAACCATATGAAGAGTATCTACTGTTGATAACTGACCATGGTGAACCTGGATATGTTTTACCTTCTGCCGCTGGTGTCACATCAGTTTTTTGATAGATCATACCTGGATCACCTCCGCCCTTTTCACTTAATGAAAGTTGTGTAGTCTCCATAGCCATGAATTCTTGAGTATCTGGGATATGCATTGCTTTTGGAAACAACGCGATACATCCATGATCCTGAGAATATTTTTGTACTAGTTCTGCTAGATTGAATGTACCAACAGCATTGGTTGTTCCAATTGCAGTAACAGTAGTATCAGAAATCTCCAATGTCAAGATATCATTTTTGATAGTGACATCGTTTTTTGATAACGTTCTTGTTGTACTTAGTGAGTAAAAATTCATTGTTTTTTCCTTTTTATCTATTTATTAGCAATTACATGCACAGTTACAGTTATAGTTTTGTAAAGTTAAAGCTCCGGAAGCACCAGTAGCACCGTTCCAATATAATCCCCAAACTCCACTTGTAAGGTGACCTACTCCTCCTCTTCCGCTACCGCATGCGCTAATAACACCACTGTTAAGGTTATCACCGCTTATGAGGTTTCCAGCTGATAAGAATGGTCCATAGTTACCAAGATCATTAGTAAACTGACTTAGTGCTGTTGGTCTTCCAACTATACCTGTGGCTCCTGTAGCGCCTGATGCACCTACAGTGCCCCATACAAATGATGCTGTACTTAAAGTAGTACCATCACCAAATTTTATATCACCATTTTCTAATATCGTTGCCATTTATTATCCTTAGCAGTTACAGTTGCAATTACAATTATTAGCATTGATTGACAAAGTTGTACCATTCCAGTTTAAGTGTCTTGGACCATATTCATTATATGCATAGTAACCTGATAATGTCATCTGATAAAGTTTTGTACTAGCTAAATTTTGTGAAACGCTGACCACATATACTCCAGTACCTCCTGTAGCGCCTGAAGTCTGTGATACAAAATATGTACCGTTTGCAACACCAACACCGTTTAATGCATTAGGACCAAGATTATTGCCGATAGCTATGCTACCAGATATGATACTTGTTACAGTTAGATTGGTTCCTGATATACTTCCAATAAAAACTGCAGCATGACTTAAATTATCAATTGTAATAAATGGATAGTAGTTGCCAAGATTATTAGTAAACTGACTAAGATTAGTAGGAGCACTAGTTAATTGTGATTGTGTAACATTTGCAGAAGATAGTGTGGTGTTATCTCCAAAAACTAATGATCCATTTGTTATTTTTGTTGACATCTATTATCCTAACAATTACAGTTACAGTTACAGTTGCAATTACCATCAGTTATCAATGTTAAATTGCCCGCACTGTTTACTCCAACACCTATATTAGCAAAAGCACCAGTACTGTACGCGGTAGTATCTACACCTGTGACAGGGAAAAAACCACCATAGTTACCCAAGTCATTAGTAAATTGACTAAGGTTTGTTTTTTTGTTTGTTATATTTGCATATGGTAAATTAGCGCTACTTAGTGATGTGTTATCACCAAATGTTATATTACCATTACCTATCTTAGTTGTTGCCATCTTTTATCCTAGTTACCTTTTAAAGAGTTAACTTCTGCTCTTAATTCTTTGATAGCTTCGATCAACAGTGGTACTAATCTTTCATATCGTACGGTTAAGTACTGTGTATCTACTGGAGCGTCTGTAACGATCTCTGGTAGTACTGCTTGAACTTCTTGTGCAGATACGCCAACTTCCCTCTTAACAGCAAAACCTAAAGCTTGAGCTGATTCATTAGCTTCATAGTAGAAGCCAGATAAAGCATCAACCTTATCAAGTGCATTTTCTATACCACCTAACTTTGTCTTTAATCTTTCGTCTGAGTAGTATGATGTGATTTGGTTTGTAGCACGGATCTCACCGACAGTACCAGATGCAGTTGTACCAACACCAAGGCTGCTATATTGTATATTTGATGAACTACCAGGAATATCAAACCCTGTAGCTCCAGTAACTCTACCTGCGGTATCAACTGTAATTCCTGGGATAACTGTAGCAGAACCGTATGTTGCAGCAGAAATACCAGTCGTAGTAAGCTTAGAACTTGGGATACTTCCAGCTAACATGGTAGCTGTCACTGTACCAGTATCTGTAGTATACACACCGTTTGTAACTGTACCAGCATTACCTGATACACTACCTGTGACGTTACCTGTTAAGTTTGCTGTGATGACGTTTGCAGCAAAGTTACCAGATCCATCCCTCTGTACGATCGTGTTTACTGTACTAGTAGTGGCGGGTAAGTAACCATGAAGCTTATCAGCGTCAAGCCCTGAACCAGAACCATCTACTGTTTCTAATTTAGTTAATATATCAGATGCTGTATAAGCTGATGCGAGCAACCTTGTACCAATATCTGTACTCAGATTGGTAAAGTTAGTATCCATCTCAGTGTTTGTTAAAGGTGCACCTTTTACTGATCTAAGCGTTAGTGTTGTCATTTGTCATCCGTTCTATGATTGTTTCTAGTTTATTTATTCTTTCTGCAAGATCGTCTATCTTGTTTTCTCTCTCAGCTATAGCGTTTTGTATAGCTCTATGCCTATTTAACTTTACAACATCAGTCTCTAGGATAGCTCCTGTATTAAGGTCCCTTACTAAAGTCTGGTTTTGTATCTTTGCTCTCATTATGTATCCAATGCAATGATTCTAAGGTTTTGTAGCAATGGTGTCACTGCTGTATTGCTTGATAATAATACTATCTTGATTTGGAAAGCATTAAACCTTGTTGCAATAGGTGAGTTTTGTGGCACACCATACTGATCAAAAGCACCAGTTGGGAAGAAACTATACTCTGAGAACTTATAGTTAGATGTTGATGGAGCTGCTGTGCTCTCAAGGTTCATTAGTACCCAATATTCATCAGTGATAGGTGTCGTAGCAGAAGTTGGTAGTGTTCTATAGTAACACTTGATACTTGTACCAGCTGGAGCGTTGACATCAACCCTAACGTTTAAGTTTGTTGATTCAAACCCAGATGCAAGGTTGATAGGTTTACTTACGTATCTTGCAAAGGCTGTACCACCTGCAGATACTCCAGCTTCACCTGATGCATCATTGTTGATCTTATTAAGAGCTGTCACTACAGCAACGCTTGATGTATCAATGAATGGAGATACTTGGTCGTTTGTAGTTGTTAGTGTAGCTTGTAACCTTAAGCTTGGAGTGCCACCGATACCAGCTGCAGCAGCTATCTGTTTCAATGATGGGTAGTCAATGTTTTGACTTAAGTTGATAGATGCCCATGCAGAGTCAAAGGCCGAACCGTTATATGCTTTTGCAGCCCATGTTAGTGTTGTACCTGTTGGGGTAACAGCCGCGATGTTAGTATATAATGTTTGATAGCTGAGTGCAGATGCAGGGTCTTCTATATCAAACTCAATGGTACCTGTAGAAGTAAAGCTTGCTCTGTTGATATTAAACATGAGGTCTGAGTTTTGATCAGCAGTCCATGTAGAAGCATTTTGTGATCTAAATAGAGAACCAATGTATGGTTGTTTATCTATCAACCTTGTACCATTTAATAGTGTTGAACCTACAGTTGCAGTAAACACTTCGTATTGGTTAGAGTTAGATGATACAACGATAGCATATTCACCAGGAACTAAATGGATAGGGCTTGGGAACATAAAGTTAGTAGCTACTGTTGCAGTATCAGAAACGTTTACATCTTCAGCGTTTAACGTTACAGAAGCAAATGGTATAGTACCAACTGAACTTGGATAACCATTAGCTGTAGTCCTGATCTCTACTGTTACAGGAACTGAAGTATCTGCAGACTTAAAGTATAAGTCGATAGATGTAACATGCATGCCTTGTGGGTATAATCCAGCATCTACAAGGAATGACTCTGCTGTAGGGTCATAATAGTAACCAGTTGTAGTTGTTACTTGTTGGTTTTGTACAGCACGTGTAGTTAACAACGTTGTTTGTTCTTTTTGTAGTAGACCTACAGCTGTATACGTTGCTTGACCAACAGACTCTTCAAGAGCCATATCGTTTGTATTGTTATCAATTAGTCTGATGACTCTTTGACCTGTTGCAAAAGTATTAGCTGGAACATCAAACTCAAATGCAACATTGCCATGTTCATCAGGGACTAATGCATCACCAAGAGCTGGTACAGCACTAACCGCTGTTATTTGTCCATATACACCACTAGATGAACCTACAACGTATTGACCATTACTTGGAGTTACAGATGCACCAAATATGTATAGTAGTCTCTTTGTAGGATCAGATGCTAAAGGAGCAGAGAACAACGCTGCGCTAGCAGTACCTGTCTGTGTACCAGTATAACTTGTATTATGGAAAGTTAATGTCTCATAGTTAGCTGCATCAAACATACCTGTAGCACCATTTACTGTAAGCACTAGTAATGGTTTAACATACGATGAGATGCTTGTATTATCAAAGAATGGGTATAGACGAGCATTAGGTTTAAACTTGGTACCGACACCGATGATAGTACTTGGTCTGATATAAGGCACAGATTGAACTGATACAACGCTTGTTCCTAGTGTTGTAGTGCTTGTACTTACTAAGTTTGTATTTACTGTGCTTGATGTAGAAGTTGTAGCCCAACGCATACCAGGATGAACACCATAGTAACCAGTAACGACTGTATCACTAAGTGATGATGCATCAGGTAATTGGATAGTCACCACGTCATTTACTGATGGTAACACTGAGGTATCTACCCATTGATCAAATGGAGGGTCTAACTGGATATCACCTACATATCTGATAACATTGAATGGGTTGATGTTAGTGTATTCACTAGCAAGAGGTTGATTGATAGCTGATGTCTCAGTATATGATAGCGTTGCTATGTCACCTGTAACTTGTGTAGATACAGGATTAGCTGGAGTAAATTGATGATAGTTAACATCAAATGTTGCTCGTGCGTTTTGGTTATATGGATCAATAGCTACCTTAAAGTCAAGGTCTGCTGCGTTAGCGATTGAGTTGTTATTATAGTTTGTGGATGCAGAGTTCCATGTATTTGATCCATTGAACCATGCTGCCCACCAACCCCATGACTTCTTATCCCAATCTACTTGTGATGAAGCATATATGTCTGAGCTTGTAAAAGCATCTACTGCAAAGCCGTTCTTAAACTTCTCAAGGTTTGATGCATCAGTGATTGATGTACCTTGCGCTTGAGATTCTAGTAATGATAGTTGTGTGTAGTATTCTAGATTTGCGATACGTTTTTCAAGACCGCCGATGTCATGCATGGTGTATCGTTCGTTGTTGATGTACTCAACTTGAATGTCTGATACCTTTGCTGTATATGGAGGTATGACAAGGTTATAGATCGCCATGCTATTACCAATATTTGTGGGCACCGTGGGGTAGACTGCAGGAATGCCTGATAATACGGTAAGGTTTTTATCTGCCGTAGCAAGGATAGTGTCGATACGTGCAAGGTAATACTGGTATGCTGTAGTTAAACCAGTAGAGCTAGTTGGGTCTGGTACTTGACCGTTAGTTAATGATGTATCACCATCAGCCCTTCTAGGTCTGAAGTCAATACAATCTCTAAGGTTATACGTTACACCTGATGAAGGGTCTATAAATGTTGGGATGTCTTCGTATGCTACAGGATATGAGTTTACTGCTAAGTATCCATTGCCACTATGACTAAAGTTTTTATATATCACTAATAGGTAATTAGTATCTGTAGGTGCCGTACCTGTCAATACTAAGTTACCATGATCATAGATCTCTGAACGCTGACCGTTATCAACTATGTAGTTTGATGTAACTTCTGTATATGCTACTCCGTTCCAGTCAATAACCATTGTATTACTATCTACGTTAACAGCGGTAGGATTTGTTGAACCAGTGTTATATACAGCATATACTTGATATATGTCTGACACGCTTAGTGTATCTTTACCACCATAAGTTGTATTTAATCCAGATGCAGAACCAGTACCTAAGATAGCTGTAGAGTATCCGCTTAACCCTTTGGTCTTATATGATTGTGTAGTTAATGTAACTTCTGCGATGATTGTAGCAGTACATGAGAAGCCTGTATCATTAACATTAAATTGTGCCTGTGAAGCACTACCTGTAGATGATACTACGATCGATCTTGAGTTTGCATCTTCAAATGAGATGATAGACCCTACACTTAAACCTGTGGAACTCGCAGTTAAGTTTCCTGTGATGACAACATGGTAAGATTTATTCTTTATAGAATCTGTTAGTCCACCACCAAAACCTGTCGTTACGCCATCACCCTCAAAGTTTTCTGTACTGTCTTCTGTGTCTATATGTGCAACTCCACCTGAGAAACTTACACCAGTAAATGTTCTTTGGATAGAATAACTGCCGTTTTGTATAGTCTTAACATATTGGTTAGGTATTGGGAATACTAAACCTGGACTGTCAGAGCCGTATAGGATAGTATTACCAGAACCACCTACTTTACTTGATGCATCGATGTCAGCTGATGATGTAGATGTGATGATAGACTTAACGCTCTCAAACTTTTGACCACTATTCATCGTGATGTTGAATAGGTACATCGCATAGACCGCTGAAGTTCCTGGGATACCTGAAACTTGCTGTAAGAACCTTACTTGTGCAGTACCGATCTTATATGTTGATCCAGACACTGAAGCAGTCACTACGCTATGTAGTTCTACAGACGTGTATGGTACAGTTGAAAGTTCAGTTATCTTTTTATTTGTGACGAATGGACCAACTAAGTTTGTAACGTTTACATAGTTACCGTAGTTTGTATTAACATCTTTACTGATTAAACTTGAAGGAGTCCTTGCTCTAGGTACAGACAAAGGCGTTGTACTGATAGTTTCAAATTCATATCCTTGAACATAACCTTTACCAGGACCTAATGCGGCAGTGAAGAACCCTGTGGCTCCATCAACTGCATCTGTGATATGAAGAGGCCATACATTAACTGTATAGTTACCTGCTTCATCGAATGTCCTTTGTGCCATCTCATTGCCGATAGCAGAGTATACAGTGTTAGTTTTATTAACTACTAATGCTCCATCAACTATACGAGCGATCTCCGTGAAACCATCAACAGAGTCTGTTAAACCTTTTGCTGTTAAAGTTAAGCTTGCATGGTAGCGATCTGCACCAGGAGCTGCATAGTTTGGTGTACCAGTAGCATTATCAAGTAATGATGTATCTGTGTTTGATGATGCAAAGCTTTCATTGAGTACAAGACCTACTGATGCTGAAGATGTATTGGAGTACGCATCTACTGCAATGGTTTGTGGTTCAACATATACGAACATACCGTTAACAAAGAATACACCTGAATCAATAGAGAATGCCATTGACTTATTGAGTGATGAACCAGTTTGGATAGTTGCTACAGCTGTACCTGAGATAGTTAAGTTCTCACCAACAGAAAATGCAGAACCAGAAGTGATTGATACTAATAAGGTTTTAGGTTGTGTAGAAGTAGCGTCTAAGCTTAGCTTGACTAAAGCTTTAGTACCAGAAGAAGCACCAACGATGGTAGCTCCATTAAATATAGCCATGTTGACAGCATTACCGCCAAATGATGGGTCAATCTTGATTGACTGTAGAGTATTTTCAAATAAACGGCTGCAACCAGTAACCACTGTACCGTTAACAAATATATTCTTACCAAACTTGGCTATTTGGTCTTGGATCTGTGTCTGGAGTTGTGTTAACTCACGGGCTTGGACAGCATATCCAGGTTTAAATAGTATACGATGATAGTTCTTGGTATCATCAAAGTCATCAAAGTATGGATTTGTGGTAAAATTAAGTGACATATCTACTCTTTCAATTGATTATATCTATTTATACGGTTAAAAGGGTTCTTACTGTAACAATTTGCTGTGCAGAAGGAGCAAACGGCTCCATGACTTCAACAAAGAGGAAGTCCCCAGAGAATGGGTTTATAGTCCTATTTGTAACAGCTGTAACATCTATTGTAGTAATCGGCACTGTAGGGTTTGGTATCAATGCAATACCAGTAACTGGATTAATATCAAAAGGATCTGAGATCAGTGTATCACCCACTTCTATAGAGAAGTCATTGAATACTGATAACAAGATCTGGGTTGAATTAAAGTCAACCACCCTATACTTCTTATAGTTTGCTGAGCCGTTACTTTCTACTTTATACAACAGCATGTCATGCAATATCTTTGAGACATCAAAACTACCAGTGATTAGTACACAACCAGAACCTACAGATCCTGTGAACTTAGGTCCACTGTTTCCTGTATACCCTTGAACATTAGACTGCTGTGATTGTAAGTTTCTAATCAGACCACACTTACGGTAGTCATTATTGATGATGAATCCTTGGTTAACTTCTGAAGCAAATGAACTATAGAAAGCTAATGTATTTGCATATAGCTCTTCAACAGCGTTTGAACCGTGACCACCTAATGGTGACATGATTGCTCTTGCTACAGCTCCTGTACCGTTACCTTCAATGATCACGTCTGTCCAAGTATATCCAGAACCTACATTTGTCATCTCGATAGCTACTACTTTACCTCCAGAACATACAGCACGTGCTGTAGCACCTGTACCATCACCTTTGATAGTTATTGTGGCAGAACCATAACCTGTGCCTTGATCTACTACTTTGATGACTTCAATCGTTCCAGGTACAGCGAGTAACTCAACGTTTGCTTGAAGCGTGTTGATATTACCAATATTTAGATTAGGCGTTAATACTGCACCAGAACCGGATCCAGATGTGTCTATCACCGTGATGTTAGCTGATGTATACCCTATACCACCATCTAAGATAGCATAACCAACGATATTTCCACCAGTACCTAAACTAGCAAAAGCGGTTGCCCTAGAAGCAGATGTTTGTATTACTAACTTATGATCTGCACCAGTACCAGCTGTTATTGATATGTATGTACCGTTAGTTGCATCAAGAGCTGAAGTTGCTAGTTGGATTGTATTTGTATCAACGACTATGACATAGTAGTTAAATGTAGAAGTTAAACCTCCAACACCAGTACCACCATTATCGATATACTCTACTTCATCACCAGTATTAAACAGATGACCATCATAAGTTATGGTGTGATTAGTATTATTAACTGCAGTCGCTGCATTAAACGTATAAGTTGGGCGATCTATAGTAACGCTAGGAGCAGTGAGGTATCCATTACCAGCTAGAGTTACTCCCACATATGTCACTACACCGTTTGATACGTTAGCTATAGCATTAGCTGTAGTACCACTTGGTGGGTCTGAAATAGTTACGTTAGGAGTCTCAACGTATTGTGCACCTTCATTAGTTAAAGATACAGTGTATAAGCTATCAACCCCTGCACTAATGATTAAGGATATCTCTGCTTCTGTCTTTGTGATATGAGGTGTTATGACTGCATCAGCACCTATATACTGTATGCTTGCAGTACCATCTGTAATGATGTTACCAGTAGTATCAATAGGAGCTACAGTGCCTGTTGTGCCAGCAGTAGTAACTTCATAATAGATACCATTTGAATTTAATATCTCGCCCAGAGTCACTGTAGTTAGTCGACTCCAGTTTGTACTTCCTGATATGGCTTGTGATACAGTGATGGTAGGAGCAGAGCTATATCCATATCCAGAATCTATTAAGTTAACTTGGCTAACAGATTCAGAAGTGATGACAGCATTGGCCACAGCTGTAGTACCAACATATTGAAGTTGTGCTGTACCATTATTGACTGTGCCACTTGTATGGATTGGTCCAGCATTACCTAACTGGGTACCAGAAATTACAAGGTAAAAGTTTGTACGGTTAGTAGCTGGGTTTGTGTATGCTACGTAGCTTCCAGTATTAAGGTTAAAGTATGCAGACCATTCAATATAGTTTGTGATAGGAGGAGATACCGTAAGCGTGATAGTAGAATAACCATAACCAGGGTTTTGTATGATTAACGAGTCGATAGTATATGGGTTTGCTTCTAAGTAACCATCACCGCTGATGACAGCAGAAGTAGTGCCTTGATTATATCCATAACCACCATTGACGATGTTGATGTTATTGATAGTACCATTAGAATAGAACTGGTTAGTTAAAGCTGTAGATACTGGCATCCAAGTAGAGGATAAGAACCTATTCCTTAATGACACAGGGATGGTATACATGAACTTCCACTTATAACCATCAGCTGTAGTAAATATGTTTTGCGTTGTACCTATAGGCATATAGGTTGATTTTGCATTGTAGTTGTTATCAATACACTTGTATACGTTATAGTCAGTTGTTAATACATAGAAGTTAGCTGTATCTAAACCACCTGCACCAGAGTATGCTGGACCGTATCCATAACCTTCTGTTGGGTTGATAGCATCATCATACATATCATATACTGTATCACTAACCCAATCAATACGACGGATAACTAATGATACATCACCAGATGTGATCTTCTTAGCAGTTAGTATATCTCGACGTACGTGTAGTTCATACCTAAAGTTGTCTTGTGGTGCACCTGGATAATCACCATCAGATGAAGGGATGAAAGGGCTTAAGAAGTCCTGCCATGTATTCTCTTTACCAATCCAATGATAATAACTTGATGTGTTAGATACCACCTCATTATAGACAGCTTGTGCTATAGTGGTCTTAAAGATTGGCTTGAATATTGAGTATGAGATCATTTATTATCCTACAGAAACTACCCATTGAATCGCGATGGTTTCAGATGATGATTTAGAGATTACTGGGAATGTTGTCCTTGCAAGCATATAACCATGCCTAATAGTGTGGTTGATTCCAGAACCAGGAGTTATAGTTAATGCTGTGTTTGATCCAGCATGGGCATAAGTGTCAGCTAACTTGATATTATCACCATCTACTTTGATTACATAGTAGATGCCGCCTTCTGATAGTCCACCTATAGCGGTACCACCGCCTGCAGAGTATGCGATCTGATCACCAGTATTTAAACCATGGCTCGATATGGTGATCTCATTGTTTGAACCACCCACTGCTGTAGCAGCATTGAATGTTAATAACGTTGAAGAAGATTCATTGAATATACCAGCTTCTGTGATTGAACCTATACCTACACCATTACCAAAAGTAGCAGTAAACACTGCGCTTGTACCTGAAACTGTAGCAGTAGATAAGCTAACTCGTGCTAGCTCATTGAATAGTTGGATCTGTGTAGAGTCAGCTGTAGTGGAGCTTGAACCGATAGCCATATAGTTCATCACGTCAAGCGTGTTACTGGCTAACCTTGATGCTATGAAGTTTTTACCCAACGTCACTATAAGGTTATTAAACTCTTCTGAATAGATTAGTTCTTTATTTTCATTGTATTTTTGTATCAACAACTTACCAGTTAATACAACGCTGTCTTTTAACATTTAGTGCTCCTTTATTCTATCCAGTAAACGTATGTGTCTCTGGAGGATTATAGTGTTCTGATGGGTCCATGTATACTTGTGAATCGTATGGATCAATACCGATTAGACCACTACCAGTACCAGGTGTTAGATAGTCTGTTATCGTAGGTATATTTATAGTGGTAAATGTAGCTTGTGATATCCATTGACCTACTTCATTTGTAGCCCCAACTATTGGTCCATAAGTATTTTGTATCTGGAACTCTCCAAACAAGGCAGTACCTGCTGGATGTAGGTAAGACTTAAGTATGTTTATGTAGTCACTTAGTCTTTCGTTTACTGTTACTATGTATGAGTACTTTTGATACTTATAGCTGTCTTGGATGACTATATCATCATCAAGGAACCCGTTATTGGAACTGTAGTAGCCTTGGTATTTTGCTACAGCTCCTATAGTAAAACCAATCAATAAGTAGTTAGGAGCTACTGTCTTACTAGTGTTAGCTTCTTGATAGAACTGCTGTAGTATTTCGCCCACATATGTAGGGTCTTGATAATCAGTCTCATCATAGTTAGGGTTAATGATATAACCATAGTCAGCAAATTGGTTTATGATACTATCATTGTTCAAGCTGTATTGGGTAGTTCCATCTTTGTCTATCTGTAACGTGGATGGTGTAGATATGGCTTGGTTTGACTGTAATAAGTAAAAGTCAGTGGTATACCCGCAACCAAACTCAATGTTTGTTACAGCAGTTACCCCTCCCACATTATTGACGGCTGTCACCTTAAGCTTTTGTGTTATGATAGAACCATTTGATATCGTATTACCAACTATCAAGTCACCTACCCTGAACCCGTTACCAGGATTTGCTATGTAGTATGATACGGTAGTTGGGATTATCTTACCGGTTACACCTGTGAAGGTAACAGTATAGCCAGTCTTTATATCACCATAGTAGTTTCTATCAATAAAGATCTCATAGATGTTATCTCTCACATAGTTTACACGTACTACTATGACCTTTATGATTTGGTTTGGGCCGTTGATATCGATCCTATTTCCAGGAAGTGTATTGATATCAGCAGTAGATCCTGTAGTATCAACGAAGATTGATATGTCTTGTTGCCATTGACCGCTTGATGGGATCAATACTGATTTCCATGGGTATGATACATCAGCTGTCTTATTATATAAGATCTTAAATAAGAACTTGTATGCTTCTTCAACACCCTTCTTAGTGAATAACTCTTTAGCTTTCCTTAAGAATAGCCTTTGATCGATGTATGGGTATGTTGTGCCATAGATATCAAGTTCGTTCTTAAAGTACTGTATGAAAGAATCTAACGTCTCGTCGATGTCTCTTAAGCTTTGGATATCTTTATACTCATACTCATCTTGATAAGCATAGTAAGCTTCTATAAACTCTACGAATAAAGGGTACTGAGACCTGATAAATTCAGGTATCTGTTTAGTGACCGCAGTATGTAGAGGTATGTTTGACATTAGTTATAGCTTGATGTGAATACGAAGTTAGAACCACCTGATGAGTTACCAACTGATGGCTTATCAATCACCACGTTAACGTTGATGTTAGCCGTTGGTATAGTAACTAGTTGGTTACGGACAGACACCACGTCATTTGATTGAGGTTTGATGTTTAATAAGAATAACCCACCAGCTTGACTTAGATCGATGCCTGTGATCTCAAGGTCCGACATGATGATGTCACCATTACTATAGTTGACTGAACCAAAAGTACGTACGTACGTCTTCACGTCTCCATTATAGTAGAACATCCTTAGCTGCCCAGTCGTACCACTTCCTGGCAAGTCTTCTATGTACATCTTGTTAGTGTTATTAGGGATATAGAAAGCTGTTGATAGGATAGATTGTTCTGCAACACCTGCATTATAGATCGGGTTACCAAGGTTGATGGTATAAGTTGCAGTAGTGTTATACTGTACAGCAACTTCCCTTTGTAGCTTAATAGTAGTGATGTTAGATACGATCGATGGCTCTGTCGCGTCTATCTGTGATGATAAGTTTGAGAACCTAAAGATACCAGTAAATGATTCAAGGTTCTTAGTATTATAAGCTTGGATAGTTTGAGATACCAATGTCTTGATATCACTGCTTTGTAGAGATGTTAAGTTAGGGTTATAGTATACTGTAGTGTTTACCTCAAGGTTGATGTACTCCGGATCAACGATGACCGGTGTTATGGATACTACGTTTAATGGCGCTAGCAATTCATTGATGATGTATGTCTTATCAGTCTCAGTTAAGTATTGTGATGACTTTGGTTGGATAGATAAGAATACTTGACCATACACTGGAGGGACATTACTCTCTCCTCCCCATACGTTGACTGACTGGGCGTTTGAGTAGTTATTGAGGATGATGGTTTGATAATCGTTTGCAGTTACAGCTCTATTCTGTGTATTGAATGCTCTTGGTGCATTGAACCTAATTGATTCGATCGGCTCAACGTCTGAACCACCTTCTGCAGGTGTGAGTGTAGTTACAGCTACTGATCCACCCAATAGTGTTGGACCAGTGTATAAGAATATGTTTGCACCGTTTGGAGCATCAAGGTGTGTTATCATGTAGTTGATGTTAACTACGTTGCCGTTTGATAGTGCTTTACCTATGACTCCGTTACCAAACTCTATCTCATACTGTTGTCCTTGTATCTCTTTTACAAAGTATACTGCTGATTCACCGTTTAAGTTTGTTATGTTCTCTTCGTTTATGAAGGAAGTAAACACTGATGAAGTAGAGTTATCTTGTACACGCACGTTTAATGTAGATAAGTCAACTGGATTATTAGGTATGATGTATTGTACACCATCCGCTACAGTATAGCTATAGTTTAAATTTACACCTTCTGTTAACTTAACATTTGTAAAAGTATATGTAGACCCACTCAATGATGCTTGGATAGCTTCCATGTTATAGAAAGTATAAGTAGTGCCGTTTACGTTTGATGTAAATGAGCTCATCGCTGGGATGATAAGGGTTGCTGGTGTAGTAGTAGTTGCAGACACAGTGATGTTGACTGTTGCTGTCGCGCATCTTGCAGAGTAAGGTACGTAACCGATCTCCTTAGCTCGTGATACAACAGATGCCCTCTTACTTGCAGAGTCAAGGAACGATTCGTTTACAGCAAGATTAGTGTATAAGCCGTTGTAGTGTGTATTGTAGGCAAGGATGTCTAGTAGTACTGATAAGCCAGAACCATTGAAGTTATAGTCAGAAAACGTGCTTTGACCTTGTAAGTATGTTTGGATGTTAGCCTTGATCTTGTCAAAGTCTAATTCAGATACTGATATGTTGTTATTTGCTGGCATTATCGGCTTCTCGTTAAAATGATATCTACAGCTATCGGTGTAGATGTGTTTACAATAGTAAATGTTACTGACACATAGACTTCATTATTATCTGGTGAGAGTGTGACTAGTACATCTATCAAGTTAACTCTTGGTTCAAAGTTGATGATGACGTCTTGTATAGCTCTCTTAAGTAATACGTTGAGCATCGGTGTTGCTGGCTCAAATAATAAACCTCTTACCTGTGATCCAATCTCTGAATGGAATGGCCTCTCATAGTTTTGTGTAAGCACTAGGTTCTTTACAGAAGCCTTGATGTCTTCTGCATCATACTTGATATTAACATCATGCGTGACAGGGTGCATCGCGAACGATAAGTCTATATCAGAGAATGTCCTTGTATTACGTGCCATTTATTATTTATGCCTATCCAAAGAATACGTTTTGTGAGCCTTGTGCTACTACAGACCCACAATCTATCGGGTCACCTATACGCATAGCAGCTCTTCCATTAATGAATACTTTACTTGATCCTTCTTGTCCTCTCCCATCATGACATATGATGGTACAACAATGTGTTTCCCATAGATCACCTACACGTGCAATACCTACACCGTTTGCAAACACGTTGCTAGATCCTTCCATCACAGTACGTGGTGGGAAACAACCATGTCCTGAACAAACATCACCAATCCTAGTTCCAGCTGCCATTATGCAATAGTACCATAAGAAGTAACACTTTGTACAGTAGTGAGGTTACCGTTTGAATCAAGCATAGCTACATGTACACCAGTAGTTCCAGTTAAGTACATGAATATTAGTTGTCCACTTGCACCTTGTAATACAGTCCAATTTGTTGTTCCGAATCCTGGTCCTGTTGGTCCTGATGCACCACCCGTTGGACCTTGAATACCTGTAGCTCCTGTTAAACCCGATGCACCTTGAGTTCCTGTAGCACCTGTAGCACCTGTTTTACCTGTGGATCCGCTTGCACCTGATGCACCACCAGTTGGACCTTGAATACCTGTTGCACCAGGCAAACCTGTAGATCCACTCGAACCTTGAGTTCCTGTAGCACCGCTTGCACCTATTGGTCCTGTTGAACCAGTAGCTCCTCTACCAGTCGCACCTATTGGTCCTGTTGCACCTGGAATGTTTGATACACCCGCTGGACCTGTAGATCCTGTCGGACCAGTAGCACCTGATGCACCGCTTGCACCCTGTGGACCTGATGCACCACCTGTATCTCCTTGCGGGCCTGTTGCTCCTGTATAACCTGTCGCTCCTGTCGCACCAGTATAACCTGTTGCACCTGTCGAACCAACAGGTCCTGATGCACCACCAGTTGGACCTTGAATACCTGTTGCGCCAGGCAAACCTGTCGCTCCACTTGCACCAGTAACACCTGTTGCACCTGTATATCCTGTAGCACCGCTTGCACCTTGATAACCTGTAGCACCTGTAGCACCAACACCGCTTGCACCTTGTGGACCTGTAGATCCTGTTGAACCTGGTAACCCTGCACCTGTAGCGCCAACACCGCTTGCACCTTGTGGACCCGTAGATCCTGTAGCGCCCGTTAATCCTGCACCTGTCGCACCTGTCGAACCTGTTAAGCCCGTCGATCCGCTCGAACCTTGGATACCTGTGGCACCTGTCGAACCTGTTAAACCTGTTGAACCACTCGCACCTTGATAACCCGTCGCTCCTGTAGTTCCAGTATAACCTGTGGCACCTTGTGGACCAGTTGCACCTTGTGGACCTGTAACGTTACCTACGTCAACCCATGATGCACCTTGCCAAACCCATAAGTGACCAGTATTAGTCGTGATGTATCCATCACCTATTGTATTTCCAGTGAGTGGTAGTAATGATGAGTTAGCAACAGAACCTTTAATCGTTACTGATTGACCGATAGGACCTTGTGCACCTGTTGCACCTGGAGTTCCTGTAGCTCCTGTGTATCCTGTGGCTCCAGTAGAACCTGTAGAACCTATCGGTCCTTGTATCGTTCCTGAAGCTAGTTGTTGTAGAGTTATCGTCATTTATTTTCCCTATACATACTCATAGATGATTACTATACCTGAACCACCTTGTCCGCCCGTTTGATATCCTGGAGTTCCAGCTCCACCACCTCCACCACCGCCTGCAGAACCAGGCCCAGCGTTTCCACCACCGTGTCCACCACCAAACCCGCTTCCAGATCCGAGGTAACCAGCACCGCCTTCACCACCACCTGTAGTAGAGTATATACCACCGCCACCTGCAGAGCCACCTGATCCAATCAAGTTAACGTCACCGCCTGTCGCAGTACCACCAGCACCACCCGCGTTTGTTCCTGCACCGCTGTTACCGTTTGATCCACCTGTACATGTTAGGAAACTACCAAACGTTGTCGTACCAGCTGGTCCACCCACAGTTATAGCAGTGATAGTAGATAGCACGTTTGACATGATCTTCTTG